CCGAGCAACAGCCTTCTAAGCTGTGGGTCTTGGGTTCGAACCCCAACGGAATCACAATAACAAAGCATAAAGCGTAGGTGATATAATCGAAAGGTTATGTCACCTATTTTGCTTTAAAACGCTAAAATTCATCTAGTTATAAGCGTGAAGTAAGTCTATTAGTGTCGTATGCGATAGAGTATATGGCGATGATGTGAATTTCACAAGTAAGCTGTACAATCCACAAGTAAAGTGTAGAAATGCCGCAAAATTGCCGCAAATGCACAAAAATGTCCGCAATACATTGTAAATTTAAAGAGAATCATTATGGCAACAATAACATATGAACTTGGAAAACCAAAGCTAGATAAGTCTAGAAAGGTATCTATCGTAGTCTCACACAAGGGGCAGAGAAGAAGAATTCCTACCAATATCGTTCTGACTGATAGTGACGTCTCACGAAGCGGGAAGATTTCATCCCGAAAGATACAGAAGGCGATTGATGACAAGATAAATCTCCTTAAGGATAAATTATATGACCTAGAGATTGACTTGTTAGGCAAGGATGTAGATATTGATTGGATTTTCTCGCATATAACAAAAGAAAGCGAAACTCTTGATTTCTTCGAGTATGCAGAGAAATGGATAGAACGTTCCACCAATAAAGGAAAGAAGAATTATTCTATAATGCTGAACTCCTTGGAACGTTTTAATCAATGCAGAAAACTGCCATTCTCGCTTATAGACTATAGTTTCCTTAATAGATATAAAGATTATCTCGATGGGCATCCTAGAGCACAGTCTTTATACCTTGGCAATATCCGTCACTTGTTCAATGAGGCTATTAAGGAATACAACACGGACGATAAGAAAGTGATTACCAATAATCCTTTCGAGAAATTCTCTATTCCCAAGGATATGCCTAACACAAAGAACAGGGTAATCAGTGAAGAGAACCTTGTTAAAGTGTTTAACTTCAAAGGTACAAGGCGTATCGGTATGGCTAGGGATTGTTACATTATGTCGTTCTGTCTGATGGGAATGAATTCTGTTGATATGTATGAATGTACGCAATACAAGAATGGTGTGCTTGCATACGACAGAGCCAAGACTAGGGACAAGCGAGCAGACAACGCCCACATAGAAATAGAAGTACCTGATGTTATAAAACCTTTATTTAAAAAGTACAAAGGAACATCTAGGGTTTTTGATTTCTATATAAAGTATTCCAATTCGGGTAGCTTCAACAAGCATATCAACAAAGGTCTGCATTATATAGCGGACGAGTTGGGAATACCTCGTTTTGACTTCTATTCAGCCCGTCATACTTGGGCATCAATTGCTAGAAACAAACTGGGAATAGATAAATATACGATTCATGAAGCTCTTAACCATGTTTCGGACTTGGACATAACCGATATTTATATCCAGAAGGATTATACCAATATCAACAAGGCAAATGCAAAGGTCGTTGATTATCTTATCAACCTTGCAGGAAACAATATATAATATAATAAGGAGATAGGGGAAGTTTAGTCTTCCCCCTCTTTGTTTTTGTTCTCCTCTTCCTTTTTATTCATTTTTGCACCAGTAGCTTTCATGATAGCCTTCAGAGCTTCTTCAAAGTTCAAGGAATCCTTTCCGCCATTAGGATGTTTCTCCCACCAGTCAGGGTCAACCCAACGCATTGCCTTGTCATACCAAGATTGGTCGATGGAGGTTTTCTTGCCATCTTGACTTATCAACAAATATCCACCTTGTCCATCGCTAGCTATTCGCTGAACTTGTTCAAGGTTGACCCATGTCTTTTGTTTTTCGCTATATACCCACATAGTTATTGATTTAAATTATTTTTGTTCCTATTGTGCAAAGATACCGCAAAGTATTAAAAATACCAAATAAAACCTATTTCTATATTTCAAGTTTGACCAAATGTGAGTTATTTTGTGTACCTTTGCAGAAAATTCTTAAAATATGATACAAAGATTTACGGAAATGTACTACGATGATGCTGTGCGCTTCGCTCAGTATATACAGGCTACGGAAGGTGGCGAGATTGAACTAGTTAAAGAGGATGCAGATGGTTTTCCTCTTCCGCCTAAGCACAAGGTGTTTGACAACATGGTGAATTGTCTGAAGATAAGAAACTTTGAGATTGCTTATCTTCAGCAAAGACGTAATCCCGATGATGATAAGAAACATCGCAATCGAAATCTCTATCGCTACATCATGGGTCAGAAGATTAAAGAGGTTCGTGAACTTAGCGGTATGACCTTAGAGGAGTTGGCAGAAAAGTCAGGTTATAAGCCTAACAACATTCGTAACATTGAAATCGGGCGTTTTAACGCAGATATTGATACGTTATGCAATATTGTTGAGGCTATGGATGCTCATTTTGAGGTGATGAAGGATTAAAATGTGTTTCTGAATATAAATTATATTTAATATTTAAAAGAAATGTATTAAATAATTTGCAAGATTTAGGTGTTTTTCTTATCTTTGCAACGTAATATAAAAGGTGAGACACACCGAAACAACTGTATTGAATATATGAATAAAGCATATTTGATTTTCAGCAAGAACACAAGCATTCAAGAATGTTGTACTTGGTTTCGTTATCGTGACGAAGCTTTAAAATACAATAAAGAACATTTTGAAAACGTGTTTAAGGTACTGCCACATGAGTTTGATTCTTTGAAAGATGTTGACCCTTGCGAGCCGACAGAGTTCACGAAGTCTTCAAGATGCGAGCATTGCTGGAGAAAGATCAAGAATGATTATCTAAAACATATAGGAGATATGAATATGAAGAAAGAAGAAAATTTTGACCCAAATGTCATTGATGACAGCGAGTTTGAAGAAGTAAATAAGTCGTTTGAAGAGAAGTTTGGCGAAAAGAAATAGTATTTCACAATTAGCCAAAAGTGAGTTTAATAACCCGAACGCATTTGTTAGGATGGAAGAATTATGCTATCTTTGCATTGCGTTCCTTGAAATAATTAATTATGAGTAATAACAAAGAAGATTTTGATGCGCAGGTAAGTGCATTTAAAGAGAAGTATCCCGATTTCAAGCCAGCCAAACCTATTGAGGTTCTTAACTTGATTATGACAAGAAAGAATGCTAAGGAGATTCTTGAAGGCAAGAAGAAGGTTGAGTACAGAGCCTATACAGACCATTATATTGGTCGTTTGTTTGACAAGGATGTTTTGGAGTTCCTTAAAAAGCATGGTGAAGAAGAGGATGTAATTAAAGCGCAAGAGGAGGGTATTGTTGACCCATTGCGAGTAGTGAAGACAATCCACTTCCATGATTATAACAACTCGTGGTATCTCGATTGCGATGTTTTGGTGAATGATACCTGCATCGTAATGAAAGAAGATATGGATTTCCTTCATGAAGAGTATGATAGTCATGACCTGGATGAAATGTATGAGGCATTGGAGCTTAAAAAAGAGAAAGAGCGTCCTTTGTTTTTCTTCTTTGTTGTTGACAAGGTAACTAAAACGACTCTAAAGTAGGTGGGCGTAAGTCCACTGACCCTAGATAATTCCTCAAGGGGAGTAGTTTATGATTCGTGGACTTAAAACGTTACAACTATGTCAGAGGCATCAAGAGGTTATCGTTACACCCAATGGAGAGCGGTAACAAATCGTACAACAGGTCTTCGTGCAGGTGAGAGACGACAGCGTGGTAGAAATATCGAATATCGTAACACTGGCGCACAAGGAACTACTTACGGTGGCGCAATGCGTACATTGGCAGCTCGTACAGCAGCTAATAACGTCACAGAGCGTGTAAACCGCAGACTTAGAAGAGGTTAAAAGTCTTAGAGGGGTTGAATGAATTAAGTTTCATTCACCCCTTGTTTTTAAGGAGAATAATGTATGCAAGAACTAAAAAGAGCAAGAGAAATCATTGACGATGTTTCCAAGGAGACAGACAGTATATTGCTTTTCCATTCTTTGAGTGGAAAGGATTCTATCGTCTTGCTTGACTTATGTTACAAGAAGTTCAAGCGAGTTATTGTTGTATTCATGTATCTTGTGAAAGACTTGGAACATATCATGCGTTACTACAATTACGCTAAAGCCAAATACCCGAACATAGAATTTGTTCAAGTTCCCCATTATGCTTTGTTCAATTATATTAAGACAGGGTATATGGGAATAAAGCAGAATACAAAACAAAGGCAATGGACTCTAGCTGACATTACCGAGAAACTTAGGGAGAAGCTAGGAGTTGAGTGGGCTTGTTATGGATTCAAACAATCGGATTCTTTGAACAGACGCCTTATGCTAAGAAGTTATACGGATGGGAAGGAAGCTATTAATTGGAAGACGAAGAAGTTTTATCCATTATCTACATATAAGAATAAGGAGATTTTGGATTTTATTCTTGACCATCGCTTGAAGAACCCAGAGGTGTGTGGAACGAATAAGCAAAGTTCGGGAGTTGATATTGAAGATATAGAATACCAAAAGTATCTCAAAGAGTTATATCCGGCAGATTTGGAGAAGATATACGAGGTATTCCCTATGGCAAGGATAGTCATGTTAAAAGCTAATAATAAGGAGGAACTGAAATGAAAAAAGGAAGTGAAACAAAGATAATAAAGAGGTCTCAGATAAATCTGAACCCTTGTAATCCGAAGGTACATACCGATGCAGACATCAAGCAGCAGAAAGCTAACATAAAGAAAGTTGGTCTCATTGGTGGTATTCAATGGAATGAGACAACAGGCAATCTTATAGATGGACATAAACGAGTGATGAGTGTTGACCTTATCCAAGGTTATGATGGAACTCCCGAAACGGATTATGACATCAAGGTAGAAGCCGTTGATTTTGATGAGAAGACCGAAAAGGAGCAGTTGTTGTTTATGGCGAAGTCGCAAGACCCGATAGATTACAATTTGGTTGCTAAGAATTTCAGTATAGACGAAATAGATTTCAAGGCTGCTGGCTTCACGGAACAGGACACTGAACAAATAAAAATGTTGCAAGATGATTTGGAAGCATCTTTAAAAGAGTCTGGTATGAATGACTTCAGTGAGGATTTTCTGAATGAACCGATGGCTTCTGTAGCTGAGCCAGTACCAATGACGGAATTGCCAAACATAGAAAAAACATCTGAAGAGATTGTAGCCGAGCATGCTGCCAAGCCTAAGATGACAAAGGAAGAGGTTAAAGAGCAGAAGCAACATTGTACTGATGTCGGCATGAAAAGGCAGGAAGATATTGATAACTTCATATTTATCGACTTTGAAAGCTTGGAACAGAAGCAGCTGTTTTGTGATATGCTGCACATGGTAGCCACTAGCTCTATGCGTGTTTCCGGAAGTCAGGTCTTAGGTTTATTGTAATATGGGACGTAAGCGAGTAAAGCCTCTTGTAGTGAGGAAAAATCCCATAGAAGTTGCCAATATGGTAATTGATATGGTTAGGGAACAGAGTCCAGATTGCATTGTTATGATGTCTCTTGTCAAGGATTCCATTGTTACATTGGACTTATTGTATGATAAGTTTGAACGGATAGTGTGTGTATTTATGTATCTCGTAAAAGACTTGGAACATATACAGCGATGGATAAACTGGTTGAGGGCAAGATACCCGAAGATAGAGTTCGAGCAAATTCCGCATTGGAATACTACATACAATCTTCATTATGGGGTGTATTGTGTACCGAACCCAAAGGTAAAGGTACTTAATCTTTCTATGGTCGTAAAAGCCTTAAAGATACGTTTCGGAATAGAATACGTGTTCTTTGGTATGAAGAAAGCAGACTCGATGAACCGTAGCCTTATGTTGAAGTCTTATGAGGATGAAAATTACATTCATGGTGGGAATTGTTATCCTCTTGCTGATTTTACTCAAAAACAAATCCTTCAATATATGAAGCATCGGCATCTACCTAAGCCGATAATGTACTCCAGAGCATTGCGATCAGAGAATGCTGAGGTGGGGAATGCATCAGGAGGTTTGTCTTTGGACTTGGATTGTTTTGCATGGCTAAGGGATAATGCACCTGAAGACTTAGAGCGTATATATAAGGTGTTTCCGCAAAGTAGGGTGATTCTTTATAGGTATGACAACAAGTAATACTCTTTTTAATTTATATATATAATAATGTATTATTTTCTTTTTGGTATAGGCGGGCTTGCGAAAGTCTGCCTATATTGTTAAAATCATAAAATTAGCAGCACTTAAAGCAAACAAAAGTTAAATGCGTAAAGAAAAACCATAATATATTTGCAAGTTAAAAAATAAAATCGTATCTTTGCAATGTCTTTAAGAGATACTTGAAGATTTGCCGCAAGACAAGTTTCTTGCAAGATAGTGCAGGGCGAGCACGTTAAAAACTAGCACAATTGTTATGAAGATGATTACCGACAAGCAGAAGAAGTTCATCAATGATATTAAAGGTGTTATCACAGAAAATGGCATAAATGCTATTGATGCATTGGACTTGAATAAGTTTACTTGCTATGATGCATCTAAGCTTATTAGTGGCTTGCTTGGTCTTAGAGATTGCTACAAGGCGATTTCAAGAGGCGCATGTGTAACTAGTACAGCGTATTGCGATGAGGCTTTAGATAATGTCTTTAATACAATTGAAAAGTACAAATAATAAAAAAGGTGAGACACACCATAAAAACTGTCTAAGAGAAAGAATAGCAAAGAATAAGTAAGAAATATGATAGCTTTCTTAAACGAACGTCACGATATGGATTGCGCAACGTTACGTCAGCGTTTTGCAGTATGCTATGGTATGAGTGAGAACGAGGCGAAGAAAGTTATTTTGGAGTTGACTATGCTTCAGATTTTTGCAGAAAATTTTGGTGTTGAAATTTAAAACTTAGAATTATGGATAAGAATACAGCATATCAAGTAATAAGCCAATTTAAGGAAAATAATTGTAATAGCGAAGCTTTGGCTAACGCTTTGGATGAAGCATTGAAAGCTTTGAAGCCAGTGGCTACAAATAACGTTTACGTTATCAAGTTGGCTATATTGGGGACTACGTTATCTACGTTATGGATAGAAACATCTAACGATAAGAAAAAGATGCAGGCACATATTGCAGAATGGAGAAGTAAGATAGTAGAGCGATGCAAAGATGATAATAGCTCTTTCGAGTTTGATTTTCAACATGGGAGTCCTTATAATTTCACGGCAAACAAAAAGAATTGCAATGAGTTGCCTTTTTACTTTGATGGCAAACATTATTGCTTTTCGATATTAGAGGGGTATAAAAGTCTTAAAAGCAAATATGAGCAGAGTATCGAGCACGATATGGATGCCGTTCAAGATATGATGTCTTATTTAAATTTATAGAGTATGAAGTTATATGAGGTAGGAGGTATTATCAAAGAGGTGCAGCCAAAGAATGGAGAAAAGATTTCACTAGAGGAAGCTCAGGCTTTGGTTGATGGATATGTTGAATTGATACATCTTGATGGCGATAATATTTTGTTATGTGATGGTGATGGAGTACTAAGGTTCAAGCGAATAAATACATTAGCAACAAGTCACGCAAAACAATTAGGTTGGAAAGGTAGTTATTTAGTTGGGAGTGTTTTATTTTTAAAGGATAAGGAGTTTTAAACATGAGTAAGGCTAGAAAAAATGATAAGAATAAGGATATACCTGAAGAGCGAATAACTCTTAGGGTATTGGAGAATTATTCCAAAATGCAAGAAGAATTGTGTCGTCTCCGCAAGAAAACACGTGAACAAGGCTATAAACTTAACGAACTCAACAATCGACTACAGAGGCTTAACTCGAAAGAAGTTAGATGTGAGTTAGAGAAGTACAGAAAATTACTCTTAGAGCGTGATGAGTTACGTGAAAAGAATAAAGCTTTAGAGCAGGTGGTAAAGCAGTATGATGGGCTAAAAAGGTTTTTCACTAATGAATTAAACGAGAAAGAGGAGGGAAAAGAATGATTATAGGTTCAATGACAGGGCGTGAACTCTTTGAGATATTCAAGAAGGATAAGCCTATGCTAGAAAAATTTGCTATCGAAAAAGCAAAGAAGCTCATCCGTGAACTTCGAAAGGGAATGGGGCAATGTACTACTCAATGTTATGATTTCAAGACGAAAGACTCTACCGAGTACAAAGTATGCGTGTATGTAAATAGAGGAAACATCAGACAATTCTATTTCGATATGTTTATCTATTGCAAGGAGACGAATGATTATGTATGTGCTACTTCCTTGTTGGACGAAGAGAATAGCGCAGAGCAGTTCAGTTATACGCCCCATTTCTTACGAAGATATGCCGAGCGAGCATTGGGAATAGAGAATATGCCAATTAATAGGGTTTTAGCCCATATTGAAAGAAAAGTGGCTTATACGGTGCTTATTTATAAGAATGATACAAGCAAGGTTGTCGCTACGAGTATGGGGCTTTATCTGCAAAAGATTGACTATAAGCGAGGTATTAATATTTGCAAGACTTTTGTTAGCGTAGATATGCTTAGATCTTCCCAAATTAAAGCATATATGGTAGTTGCCGACTTAATTAAAGAATATTCTGAACGATACACTAAAGTTCAAAGGAATGATAATGTACAGGTAGATTTCGCTAAAGATTGTTTGGCAAGAGGTATAACAGAAAAGGATTTGATTGAAGCTTATGGCGAATATTTCAAGAACAAAAAAATAAAAGAAAGGGGTTCGTATGGAGAGAATGACAAGAAATGATGCTGCTGCTTATTTAGGTGTTGACCCTCAAACGGTAACGAATTGGGTTAACAAGGGTTTGCTTGGAGGCTACAATGATAAGAGCAGTAAACGCTTTTGGGTGAATGCAGATGATGTTAAGAAGTATTCCGAGAAGTACAAGATGTTGTCAGTTACAGAAGACTTGCTTGATAGAGAACAGAAAGAGTTGCTGGCAAGTGAGCGCAAGGTAAATGCGAAGATACAAATGTTAATGCATGATGCCTTGAACGTTTCTTCTTTCAGCTATGACAAGATAGGCGGTTCACTTTGTACGTTATTGGAGTTAACGTCACAAGGTGGAATGCGAGAGAAGAAGATTATGCAAGCATTTTTTAATGGCGACAGAATTAGTAATATAGCCTACGAGTTTGGACTTTCAAGGGAGAGGGTGCGCCAGATTGTCATTAAGGCTATCCGGAAGTTCAATTATGCGGTTGAAGAACTTGCTGATTTGAAGCAGGAGAACAATTCCTTGAAAGAAGAAATTAAGAATGTAAAAATGCAGTTGATAATGCAAGAGGGTGAAAAAGAAGAAGAACTTTCAGAAGATGTTCCTCCTTCAGTGTTCTCTATCCGCTTGGTAAATTGTAATTTACCAGTACGTGTTCTTAATGTGACAAAGGCAGCCGACATAGATACTATTGGAGATTTGGTACAATATTCCAAGTTCGAAATGGTAAAATTCAGAAACTTCGGAAAGAAAAGCCTTATGCAATTGGATGAATTCATACACGAAATGGGCTTGGAATGGGGAATGGATAAGGCAAAGATATACGCAAGAGGTGTTCAGCGAATGAAGGATGACACTTACATTGAAGAGCTGTTTAGGATACATCTTGCGGACATAACAAGCGATATTGAGAAAAAGTATAATCTTTCTCCGGCTGAGGCTATGAAGAGAGCTTATAGTGAAATGAAGAGATATGTAGGATTTAAAGAGAAGAGCAATGAATGAAGTATATAACGATGTTTTAGGTAAGGTATTAAACATTAAATCAAACAATAATATTGCCGTTAAAGTTGAACAAGGAGCATTTGAAGTTAATCTGAAACAATGCAGTGTAAAGCGCATTATGTGGTTCTCTGTCTTCTTGGTTGATGGGTTTACTATGCGACCATGTAGCTATACTTTCTATTCCTCTATGAGTGATGACGAGTTGGATGATACATTTACACAAGTAGAAGACAGATTGGAATTTCTGAAAAACTTAAATTCAAAATGATATGACTGAACAGGAAAGAAGGGTTGTGAACCATGCAATGAAGATTTTGGAACAAAGCCAAGATGAAGAGGCTAGAGTACTGGCGGTCAGATTATTGGAGCGAGGAACAAAAGTTCCTCTTCTGAAAGTGCAGCATTATGCAGCATATTGCAATGGCTTGCGTGATGGGTATTCAAGAATATTCGACCTAATACAAGGTGGTGGGTGGCTTGCGAAAGTGAGCAAGAAGGAAATGCCATATTTCGAAGCAGAGAAGAAGCTTGTAGAGAGCTGTATTGATGCTTGCTACGATTATCATATGGGCAAGTATGATATTAGGTACAAGGATAAAGAATTATCCAAAAGTGGTAAGCTATTGGCTTGCAAGGCTGTTTTTGTGAAACAAACGATGATTGGTGTTGAGGTTAAATACAACAAAGATAAAGAATGATTGCACAATATAGATAAGTGAAGTTGTAAACCATTGATATTTAGGTACTCCCTTGCAAATTTTGTATCTTTGCAAATAAAAAAGGAGATTTATATATGGCAGATAGAGGATATAGAGGCAGACCTCAACGAGGCGAAAGAGCGGATAGGCAAATTAATGCCGGACATAGCCGTGGATTGGATATGGCTTTGTCCGACACAGAAGCTAAGATTAGAAAGTTAAAGACAGAACGTATTTATGCTTTCGACCAAAATGGAAAAGAGATAAGCCATTCCACAAGAGGTACTTCTACAAGTACGAAATTGCCAAGTGGTTACAATTACAAAGATGCGATATTGACGCATAACCACCCAGGAGAAGGGTTGGATAGCAATATTGCAGGTAGGATAGGAAGAAGCTTTAGTAGTGCAGATATTGCTACTACGGTCATAAATAACGCATCAGAGATAAGAGCTATCACAGGCTCTTATACATACTCTATGAAAAGACCGAAGAATGGTTGGGGAATAAGTACGCAACGTCAAGCCGTGAATGTTGCAAGAAAGATAAAGGATAGGCGTATGAAATATTTTAATTCATATGTCGCTAAACCAAGTTCCGATTACACTCACGGAAGAATAAGTAGAGAGCAGTTGTCAATTGCTTGGGACAGAGCTGATGTAGTTAGTACTAATAAAGCTCTTCGTGAAGTCGCAAAGGAATTAGGTTGGAATTATACTCGCAAGCGTACTAGTTAAGGCATATATTCAAAGGATGGGTAGTATTGCCCCCCCTCATGTGGAAAGAACTTTCCCATCATCGCAAGCGCAGTAGTACATTTTTCAAATTGTTTTTGGAATCCGTACTTCTTGGCTCTCGATTGGTTGTGATGCAGGTCATTGATTTTGACTTGGATTGCAACCATATCTTTTGAGTCGATGACAGATTGTACGTAGTCGAAATACGGAACACCTTCCTTGTGGGTTAGAATGCATACACTATCGGCAATGTCTTTTCTTACTCCTAGTGATAACAGCTTGTCGTAGGTCATATCCGTATCTTCTATCGTATCATGGAGAAATCCGACACAAATCTCTTCGGTGCTATTACCCATTTCTCCTACATGGATGGGATGCAATATCACCGGAAGTCCAACCTTATCAATCTGCCCTTTGTGCGCCTTACAAGCGATACCGAGGCACAATTCAATCATTTCAGAATCTTTCATATTCTTCTTTCGTTATTAACTCACCTAACTCAAGAGCATCTTGTGCATAGGTGTTCTCATTAAACTTAAACTCCTTTGGCTTACGTCCTTTACCTTTAGGGTAACACATGAGTTCTTTATTTACATATTGATAACGGACAACGATGTCATCCTCCCAATAGTAAACATAAACCGACTCTCCGTTTTTAAGGAGGTGGCTGATTTTGTTCTTATCTTTATTGTTCATAGTCTTTATCTCCTTATTACAATGCAAAGATATAAAAAATATATTGAACTCGCAAATAAATTAATGTTTATTACTTGAAATTTAAATATATTAATTATTGAAATGTTGCATAGTAAGCTTGTTGCATAGATACCGACCTTTGTTTCTTGCCTCCGTTACTCTTGGCGGTTCTACTCTGCTCGTATAACGCATGTCCCCAACCGGATGGTTTCTTGGTCTCTTTATAGATTTCCCGCATGGTCTTCCCACCCAACAGCTTGTAGGCTATCGAGTAATTCTCCTTGGCGTAAATCATCTTGGCGGTGTTAACCTGTATCTCACCAATAAGTCCGGTCTTCTTGTTCCGAATATTGATGATGTTTCCAGAATAGCCAGTATCCAGTTTCTGTTCCTTGAGTCTAACGAACTCAAAGCCCTTGTATTTGCCTTTAAGGTCTTTTATTATTTTCGGTATTGACCCTTTATCTGCGATGATGGTTGTTCTGTACGAGTCCTTAATGTCTTTAATACCATTAGCCTCGCCCTTAGCCTTGCGTACAATGGAGTCAACACTCTTGTAATTGATAGGAGTGACCCTTGCTCCATACTTCTTAGCTATACCTTCAGCTATAGCTTGTAGCTTATTACCTACCGACTCGGCTTTTCTCCGCATTGAGGTTGCTTGTGCTCTCAGCCTAGCATGTACCCCATTATTACCTACGTCTCCCATATCTTTTTTGTGCAAAAGTAACCAAAATAAAAGCCAATTAACATGTTGCTGCGATATGTTATTTCACTAAAAAGACAAAGTGAAAAGACACGAAGACAAACATTTCTCTTAAACAATTATTATTCATACCTTTGCAAGAAACAATGAGTTGATAAGATGACGAAACCAAGAGATTATTTCACAGGTAAGCAGGAAGAGTTCAAACGCTCCGAAGTGCAGATAGCACCATATAATCCAAGGAAGATTTCACCGCAGCAGAAAGCTACATTGAAACGTTCCATAAGGAAATATGGTGTTGTTGGTGGTATAACCGTCAATAAGCAGACAATGACCATCGTAGGCGGCAACCAAAAAGTAACCATCATGGATGAGATTATGGGCTATCCCGAAAAGGATTATGCTCTTTTGGCTGAGGCTATAGATGTAGATTACAAGACCGAAGTTGAACTGAACCTCATGCTTAATTCCGAGAATGCTCATGGAGAATGGGATGACATGAAAGTCCGTGAATTACTGCCGGACATAAACTATATGGATGCCGGATTAACGGAAGAAGACCTGTCCCTGTTCGGCTATGATGCAATGGTAAAGACTGAAGGCGAAGATGAGTTAGGTAAAGAACTCAATTCCTTACTAGATCCATTTGCCCAAGAAAGCGAAAACAGAAAAGTGCCAGCACCAAAGGAAGTGCAAGAAGAGCAGAGACGACAGATAGAACAAAATCAAATTATAGCCAATCAGCAGCAAGATGCTCAATATCAAGCGAATAAAGAGCGTATGCAACAGGTAAAGAAAGAGGTAAATACCAAGGCAGCGGAAAAAGCTTTAGAAGCCGAGTCTTACGTCATGCTATCCTTTGATAACATCGAGAACAAGGAACGCTTTATGAGCACCTTTGGCTTTATCGAAACCGATAAGGTAATAAAGGGAGAAATGCTTATGAAGGTTGCTAAACGCATATAAACAAAAACAATATGAAAGCAATGAAAAAGATTATAAGATTCACGTTAGGGTTTATAATGGCGGCAATAACAATAGGTATGCTCATTCCCTTTATGATTGTTTCTATGTTTCTCAAAAAAAGGAGAAAGAAAACGTTCAATATATGGGTGTCGTGTCTTTTTACCCCTTTGATAAACAAGATAGGACAATTGGTCAACTCATAAATATCGAAAGATTATGAAGGCAAACGGAAAAAGATTAATGAAGATTGCGAACTTGGCTATAGCTATGGTATTGGCAATACCGATGTTCATACTAGCCGTTCCTTTCTATATGTATAACAAAATTAGAGGCAAGGTATAAATCCCATCTGCCCAATATATAGCGAAACAATAATAAATACAAGAAAATGGCAAAACCGAAATTTGATTACAATGGCGATGCTTTCTACGATGAGATAGAACAGCTTGCAAAGCAAGGTCAGAAGGATTCTGAAATTGCTTACGCCCTTGGTTTGAAGTTTGGGGTTGACCTAAATCCACAGGTCTTCAACCGAATGAAAAACGGAAAATACGAGAATTGGAATGAAGACGAAAATGCGGAAAGAGGCGAAAGGATAACTCAATCCCTCGTGCGTGGCAGAGAATTTATTAATGCAATCGTGCGTGGCAGATTCCTTAAATGCGCCCTTGGAGGTGTCAAGGTAAAAGGCAAGACAACCACCAAAAGACACATGGTTGTAGATGGAGTTATGACAGATGATATAGTAGTGGAAACTAGAGAAACTGAGCAGGAGACTCCTCCTAACGTGCAAGCTCTTTCTACTTGGCTATTCCATTATGATATGACTTGGAGAGAGATACAGAGAGGCAAGAAGGATGAAGAGGAAAAGGGCATTCCTTTTGACCCTAAGAAAGGTATATCCGTCAACAAGTGGATAGAAAGAGAGATAGAGCAGGAAGCTGAAGAGCAAAAGGAGGGTGAATAATGACAAAAACACATTCCGTTTATTATCCGTTGTATAATGATAAAACGCATTTCATTTACCTTATTACAGGAAGTCGTGCGTCAGGAAAAAGTTTCTCTGCCTCTCAATTTATCGAAAGACTAACCTTCGAATACAATGCGGAAAGAAAGATAGCGCATAAGATTCTTTATACACGTTATACGATGGTGAGTGCAGCTATTTCCGTAATTCCAGAGGTTAAAGAGAAGATAGAGATTGATGGCACACAGGATTACTTCAAGAACACGAAGACCGATATAGTCAACAAAATGACAGGAGCCGAAATCATGTTCCGTGGTATCAATACTTCTAGTGGTAATCAGACAGCTAAGTTAAAGTCTATTCATGGTGTGACTACGTTTGTTGTTGATGAGGCTGAGGAATGGACGAGTGAGGAGGATTTTGAGCGTATCATGCTTTCAATCCGTCAGAAAGGCTTGCACAACCGAGTAATAATCATTATGAACCCTTGTGATTCAAATCATTGGGTATATAAGCGTTTTATAGAAAAGACACATAAAGAGGTGTATTTTGATGGCGTTCCCGTCCAGATCAGCACAGACCCAAGAGTGTTGCACATTCATACTACATATCTTGATAACATAAAGCATTTGTCACCGGAGTTCCTTAATGAGGTGTTGGAAATGAAGGAGAATGAACCGGAGAAATATGCTCATATAATGATAGGTAGATGGTCTGACGTATCAGAGGGTGCAATATTCAAGCATGTTGGCATTGTGGATAAGTTCCCTAGCAACGCAAGGAAAGTAGCCATCGGAGTAGACTGGGGATATTCGAAAGACTATACTGCCATTGTGAAGTGTGGTATCGTAGATAATCGCCTGTATATAGAGGAACTTTGCTATAGAACGGAAATGTTGTCCAGTGATATTATAAAATTCTTGCGCCCTTATGCGGAAGAAGGTTTGTTTGTGTATGCGGATAGTGCTGACCCTAGACTTATAGATGAGGTAGCTCTTGGTGGAATAGTCATATATGGAGCACAAAAGGGTGCTGGTTCGATATTGGCTGGTATTGACAAGATGCAGACATTCGAAATCTTCACTACTAGGCAATCAGTCCATTTACAGAGCGAGTTCCGTAAATATGTGTGGTCAAAAGATAAGGATGGTAATTACATCAATGTTCCGGAAGACCATGACAATCATTTAATAGATGCTGCTAGGTATTATATTCTAGCTGTATTGCTCGGTAAGGTAATGAAGCCAAGGAAAGCATCAAAATCAGACTTAGGAGTGTACTAAATGACAAATATAATTACTTTTGTAATAAAAATACAAATATTTAACTATTAGATAGTTAGTGTAAGTACTCTATGATGGTGAATAAAAATCTAGTGTAAATAAAAAAGATTGTTTACTAAATAAAGATAGATTCTTTAGTAAATAGTCTTTTTTATTCACTTAAAAACTAAGTGAAAGGCATACGTAAATTAAAGTGTGTAGAAACCATGTTTATTATTACCTTTGCTTCAAAAAGTTATAAGGATGTTTGTAGATTCAATTATTCAGATAAAGACATATTTTCGAAACCTCACGCTCAATGCGTTGGGTGTGGAGAGAAATATCTTCGAACGTTTGGAAGATAATGATGTTGATTCTGTCGTAAACATGATGGAACAACATGATTTCGATGTGGATAATGCCATTTCGGAATATAATCCGCAAACTCACAAGGTGATGAGCCGTGAGGATAAATGGGTAAAGGGAGAAAAACCATATAGGACGGAGAAGTTGGCAAGGACAAGGCAGAGATACATCAATGAGGTAGAGTTGTTCTTCTTGTTAGGTAATCCGATAATGTGGAAGAAAGTAGAAGGTGACGATGAAGCCTTTGAGCTATACAAAAAATACTTGAAGAATATATACTTCAATACCAAGCTTCGCCAATGCAAGCGACTTGCCGGAGCGGAAACCGAAAGCGGACTTGTCTTTAATTTCTCGCAAAAAAACGGAGAAATGCATGTTGATGTATACGTAGCAGCACGTTCCAAAGGACATAAGATGAGAGAATTGTTTGACCAATATGGAAATATGCTTGCTTTTGCGATAGGTTATTCCTTAAAGCGAGAGACAAGAACTGTTGAATGTTGGGATATATTGACATCGGTCTTCAACTATCATTGTGAGCGTGGTGGCTTTGGATGGAAGGTGTATAAGTATCCTAATCCGACCGGAAAGATTAACGGCATCTACTTTCGCCAACCTAAATCATGGGATGGTGCAGAGCCAAGAATGGAACGTGAAGAGATGTTAGACTCCAAGATAGGAGATACGAACAACTATTTTGCCGACCCTATAGCTGCGGCAACCGCTGACGTGATACAATCAATCCCTAAGCGGAACAAGCCAGGTAAGCTGATACAATTGACAGGAAAGGATTCTAGGTTTGAATATATCAATCCACCTCAGAACTCAGAAATTCGCAAGGCAGAGAAAGAGGACTTGGCTCAATCTATATTGTTTGATACATTTACACCGGATATGTCACCGGAACTGATGAAAGCCATGAGTACGCTTACCAGTGTAGGTATAAAGCGAGCGTTGGTATTGGGCTACATCAAGAGGGCGAACCGAATGGAAATCTATGAAGAGCTTGTCGGTAGATTGTCGCATGTTATTATTGCCGTTATGAAGGAACTATATCCTGAAAAGAGAAGCAAGTTGGATAAGCTGGAAGTAGAGTTCGATTTCGCAGAGCCTTTTGAGGATGATAAAAAAGATAAGTGGAAAGTTATTGCGGAACTATACAATCAAGGTGTCCTGTCTCTAGAGACCGCTGTCCAAATGTTGGCTCTTACGGATGCTCCAGCAGAAGAAATAGAAAAGATACGGAAGGATGCAGAAGATAAAGTAGCGTTAGCCGCAAAAGTAAGGGGAAACGAAAATACAACTTCATAATATCAAAAGCTTATTGTTTTTGGGCGCATTTCCTATTTGGACTTGCGCCCTTTTTGCACTTAAATTTTAAGTGAAAGCATTGTGGTAAAAATATAATATTATTCCTCATTTTGTTTTTAATTTTGCAGACATGAATTCGAATGAACTTATCATAAACGGAAAGGATGCTTGGACTAACTATCGTGTAAAGATGGGTAGTGGATTCTTAGATGCATTAGAGGCTGATGCAGACAATAAGAGTTATATTGCCAACGAGGTAAGAACTGAGCATGGAACTAGGGTTGTTCCTATTCGTCCAAAAAAGGCAGAAAGAAGCATTACATTAGAGTTTGTCATTATTGGCAGAGACCATACTGACTACAATAAAAGGGTAAAAGCCTTTGATGCGCTTATGGATAATGGCTTTGTTACTATACAGGTTCCGAAATCAAAAGATGATGTTTATCGTTTGTATTGTGCAAGAAAATCATCTAGCTATTCTAGGGGAAAAGGAGGTTCTATAGGCAAGAAGAGTTTGAAGTTAGTGGAGTACAATCCTACAAATAGAGGAGAACTGACGGATTCGGATAGAGAAAAATTCACTTTAAAAGAATTTGAAGATATAGAATAATTATGAAAACTTTCAAGGAAATCGACATAAAGTACTACGATAATAGCGGAAACGTACAAGTAAGATGTACTGTTCCTGTTACACAAGAAGCATCAGTTCATTATGAATTGATGCAGTCTCACTATTGTAAGCTTTCGTTTAACCTTTCTAGACCGACATATTTCTTGCGTGGTGATTTTATCGAAACACCATATGGGCGATTTGAGCTTATAGATTTAACTAAGGCCAAAGATAATGATACTATTGGGTATTCCTACGAAATCCAATTCGATGCCTATTATCGTAAGTTAAAGAATAAGATCCTGAAGTATCGCCCGAATACAGGTTCACAAGAATCGACATTCTCTCTTACTTCAAAAATTAGTACTCATATAGAAGTGATAATGAAAAATCTAGCTTATTATGCGAAGTTAGATAAGTCTTACCTTTATGACCCTAATTTTGAAGGAGAAGGAACGGATTATACTTATGTTATAGATGCGAGTGTAGATGCGAATGCTGCAAAGCTTATAACTTACTCTAATACAAGTATATTGGATGCTATTGCGAATATAGCTCAGACGTTTGGTTGTGAATGGTGGTTTGAGGGAAATATACTGCATTTTGGAACTTGCGAGAATACGAATGCTATTACTGATTTAAGACTTAACGATAATATCGTTTCTATGTCAAGCTCACAAAGCCAATCCACTTATGCAAACAGGGTATATGCTTTTGGAGCTGCAAGGAACTTGCCTAGCGGATATAAGAATGATGCTGATGCGGATATAACAAAGGATGGTGTTGTTGAAAAACGTCTCATGCTACCAAATTCAGCAGAATGCTCTGACAAGAACAAGCAATTGCTGGCAGAGAATGGCTTTGAACTGAAAAATGGATATATACAAGTTAGTGGACTCCGTGAAGACCAGTATGTTGAGGGAGTAACTACAAATGATGATATTTATCCAAGAAATCTTATCAAGACTTCTAAGGTAACATCATATGAAAAAGATGTAGAAGATGAAAGTACACCCGAAGAAGGAGATTACATCAAACGGACTTTTTATCGTGTTAATTCGCTTGCTATTGTCAATGAAGATGGCGAAAAAACAGGTGATATGGCTTTCCGAAAGGCGTATATTCTTAGTGGCAAGAACTTACATATAGTATTTCAAAGCGGTTCTCTTAATGGTATGGACTTCGAATGTGAGTTTAATCCAGATGGAGTTTCTGAAATACTTAAGGACGATGATGGTAATCCGATATTGAAAGATGGAAAAGAACAGATAAATCCTAAGTCGCAGGTATTTGAGATTGTTGCTAATGAGGATTATGGTCGTTTCTTGCCGGATATAACTTTGCACCCGAAGGATGGAGATACTTTTGTTCTCTATAATTGGGATTCTACCAAATTGGGTGATACTTTAGTTTCTTCCGCTTCCAATGAGTTGCTGACGGATGCCATAAAGGATTTGAAGAAGTCCATGATAGACCCTACGACATATACATGTACCGCTGAGGCTAACTATTCCTATAATCAGGGTAGGGGTAACTTGCATGGAGTAGGAGACAGAGTAAATCTTTATAATAAAGGTTATGGTGACAGTTATAGGGCTTCAAGAATTATCGGTTATGAGTTTTGTCTAGATATTCCTTATGATGGAGCAAAATATTATGTTGGAGAAAAACCGTCATATTCACGACTCAATGCAATGGAGTCTAAAATTGAGGAACTTGTCTATAATGGACAGAGTTATCTTAATGGTAATGGCGGAAGCGGAAGGTCGATTTACATCATTAAGAGTTATGATAGCATAACTCCTACGGATTATAATGTATTTTCAGCAAAAGCTGTTGATGAACAAAGATTAAACAAGACAAAGGACGACACCGCCAAGGGCACAATCACTTGGGAGAAGGTGCAGAAGTTCGTGCAAGGATTGTTCCTCGGCAATGGGAAGAATTATAGCATCGATGGCAACGGAAACGCAATCCTCTCTAGTGTCTTGGTGAATCTCTTGAAGTCACTCGATTTCAACGAATCTGAGCAGACGGGATTTGCTATCAAGCAGAGAAGCGATGGTAAGTATCAGATGTTGCTTACGGACTTGATTGTATGGGGTAAGGCGATATTTAATACCCTCGCCATTCGTGAACTCAGCTACGTTGGTGGAAATATCGTTCTCTCCCCTGCTGCTGGCAAGATAAGCTATATCAAGGAAGTATATAGTGAGACAACAAATGAGCTGATTGGCTGGAAATGCTATCTCCTCGCTGATGATGGAACGACCGCAACTATCAACTCCTTCAAGGTGGACGACCAAGTTAGATGCAAGACGTTCAATATCAAAGCTGGTGTCTATGAGAACGTTTCCAATAAAGACTATTGGAGACTTGTCACTAAGGTTTCAACCGAGAACGAGGTAATCACCGATTCAGAAGGTCACGAACTCTATGACGGCAAGAAGTTCGCTTGGATTCAGATAGCAAAAGATAACTGCATGGAAGGTTCGGATAACCCTGTCGCAGGTGATACCATCGTGCTCATGGGTAACAGAAAAGATACAAGCCGACAGCACCTTCTTATGATGGAGACCGAAGGAGATTCCGCACCGAAGTTCACTATGTACAGAGGTATAAACTCCTACACTCTCAAAGGAAAATCTATCTTCGATGTAGGAATCAACGGCATCAACATCGTGTCTAAGTACTATCACATGACCACCGTTGACGGAGAGAAGATTTGGACACCTATCTATCTGGGTGATTGGAAGGAAGGTACGGAATACAGCTATTACGATGAGGTCACTTGGATGGGCACAAGGTGGCTTTGCATTGTTTCGGAAGGACAGACTACAACGGATGAACCTAGCGAGGATTCGCCTTATTGGAAGGCAACGACCGCAATACTCAAAATCAAGTTACAGCTTTACCATGACCTTTCGGCAGGTATATGTAGAGGTGAAACTCATAGCGTAGTGTGTAGGCTGATGCTAGGCGATAAGGACGTAACTACGGCGGTTAAGTCATGGGCTGTCTCCCGAAAGACCGATGATGCCGCAGATGATATTGCTTGGGCACTCAAAGATAAGGTAAAGAACTTCAAAGGCTCGCTAGATATTACATGGGCTAATGATAATTCGGAAGACGATTTGGGGCGTGGGGACGTGGCTTCGTTCACTTTTGTCGCAACAACGAATACTGGTGATGTGCATAAAGCTACACTGGAACTATAGAAAATGTCAAACTTTTAAATTTAAATTAATTATGATGTATGCTATTATCAGCAAGGAGGCATGCCAGAAGATTGGCATTGACCCTACTACAAGAATGACACACGGAGACAGTGTGGTCGTTACTGACAAGGAACTTATGTTCTCTACTGCAATAGGCAAGACTCTCGAGGAGAAGGCGAAAAGCGTTGATGCCATCATGGCTACGACAGAGAAGGTTTTTGCATGGGATACCGCCTACAAACTGGGTAATAACGGAAAGGAGGTACTGAATGGATAATAATATTTCTCTATCGGCTTCCATTGCGGTAAGACGTATCATCGATGGAGATACTCTCTCTATCTGGTTAACCACGACGGGTGGTCCTCTGCATCAGGGTTTGAATCCCAACGATTATTCCGTCATTCCGTCTTGGACGGAAAACGGCACTCATCCAGTGATTACACCTAACGTTGCTTCGGCTAGAAAACAATCCGTAAAGTTGATTTCTCATAGCTGGAGCTACAATGGTGTGAAGATACAGTTTAATGGCGGTTCAGGAAAGGTAAAGTCTTCCAATCTTGACGGAAAATTCATGTTGGATAATTCTACAGGGGCACTTGAAATTATCGGCAACCTGGCTTCAAAGGATAATCAGGATTCGGACGTTCTTGAATACACCGGTATGGCTAGTGTGGGTAGTGCATCCTATGAAATGTCGAACAACATTGATGTTCTCGTTACCATGCTCGGCTCCAGTGCTTACTTTGGCGGCATTGAAGCAACTTCTACCATGCTCGGTGTTACCGACGGACAAGGTAATGAAATCACTACATCTATCCTTAAATTCTGGCTCAAAAACGCAGGAGGTAATGTATCGAAATATGCGGTCAAGCTTTATCGTGGAACTGAGACAACCCCAATCACTACAATCGATAATGCGGCTAGCGGAAGCGTGACTGTACATCGTGACAAGACTGGAGATAGTGATAAGCTTTATGTTGACGGTCAGCAGTTGTTTATCGCTGAGTTCATCGTTGATGACACGGTAGTCTATCGTGCAGGTGTGAGCATTAGTGATAATGCCGATGTGTATAAGATTGTCCTTTCGGAGAGTGGCGGTGTGAACGCATCAACTGATGCTATCGTCAAGGCAAGGTTACTGAAAACTTCTACAGGTACTGCTGCTACACTTGGTAATGGAACTATCAATTACCAAATCCTCAAAAGTACTGACTTGACCGTTGTTAGGAGTACAACTGTTAATTTCGCCAATAATACGGAGTTCCTTGCTGCTACGCTCACCATTACCGATGCCGATACTAAAGACGGAAAAGGTAACGAATGGGATTTGACGGTGAAATGCGATTTGGACGCTCATGTTTTATCTTAATTTTTTTGTAAGATGGTTGAAATTAAACAGAAATTCAGAAGAAAATATGCTCCGCTCAATCTGAGCTATTCGCTGGTCTGTCTCAGTACAGGTGCTCCCCTCATGCAGACAACGGATGGAGTTAACTTCTATCCTGACCGAAAGATTGTACAGAGTCTTATCCAACCGCAGATTATTGTAACTGCAAACGATAAATCTTGGGATTCAAGCCGAAGCAACGCTTTTCTTACCAACATGGTGTGGTGGGTAAGCGTTGATAATACTTGGAAGAAGATTACGGAAGTAGATGCATGGAAGGACTTGTATGAACTTGACACTAGCGGAACTACGTCACGTGGCACGCTCAAAGTGAAAAAGAACGTCGGAGCTAATGACAGATGTCAGCTCTATTTTGAGGCAGACCTCATTGATTACCGAAAGAACGCTCTGGTGCATATCAAGACGAAGCCTGTAACCATGACTACATCCACCAATACGGGCGATACATGGGGTATCGGCATCGGTGTTGAATCAAACATCAGATATAATCCAGTATTGGATAAGTTGAGCCTATACGACTTTATGGTTGCCAACAGATTGAAGACGGCTTCCGATGCTGAACGTAAGAAGTGCTTTGATGGAAATGAGTATCTTCGTACCATCCCGATTGATGTGTACAAGGCTAAGACTAAGGTCGTGGAAGGATATGAGCTGGAGATTTATCGTGTTGATAATAACGGCAAACAGACTAAGATTGCCGTATCAACGAAAACTGCACCTAATGAGCTTGTAAGCCTCTCATCTACGGATATGGTTCTTGACTTGCGACAGATAGGCAAGCATGACTACATCATCAAGGTTATCGTTGACAAGACTGCCGTAGCTCAGTTCCAGTTCAATGTCAGCAGGGCTGCACTGTCATTTGAGTTCGACTTCATGAATGTTGGCGGTATTGATTATGGTCAGAAGGAAAGAGTTAATAAGGTGCTAGTACATTACAACAACATCATTATCCCTTATCCGCAGCGAATACTGAAGCTTAACTGGAAGACGATTGCTTATAATGAAGGCAATATGACAGTAGAAAATAAGTGGCAAGAAGGAGAATCATGCTCTTACCTCGTTGAGGAGACTGGACTTGGATATTCTGAGGATTGCATGCTGGAGGATTGCGTTTCGTATGAGAACAAGGAACCGCTCTCTTACGCAGTTGGCTCTGATAATAAATACTTGACCGACAAGGACGGAAATCCATATCTGATTGGTTAGTAGGTTTTAAAATAATGTATAACGATTGTATAACTTAATAAATAATTAATATAATGAAACTAGCAGAAGTATCACAGGTCGATGCAATGTCTTCGGCTGATAGCTTCATCATCGAAGCAGGGGGTAGCGAGAGACGAGTGAATCTCGAAACGCTCAAAGGAGTTCTAGCGTCAGCCGTTACTACTCCACCATCGACTTATACGCTCGAACAGAATAGTAATGTGGCATTTGACGTGTCAAGTAACTGGGCTGCATATATGTACGCATCATACATGAAGGGCTATTTGTTTAAGGTTGTAGCAGGCAAGGTGTATGCTGCGCAGCTCAATGAGTCGTGGGATGCCTTTGCCGACGGTACGGCAATCGATAATATTGCAAAGTACGAGACGATGGTGCATGTCCCTAAATGTCACTTTAAGGGTGAGGGCACTAAAATGACCTTTGGCGGTCTTAACCCAGTGGCAGGCGGTCATACCTTTGATTCTCCAGAGTGGGTAGGTGCATACGAGATGTATGTTGATGCAAGCGGTGTCGGTCATTCAAGACCTAACGTTGCCCCATCACATTCCAGGTCAATGAGTCAATTCTGGGCTTGCGCACAGAAATTGACCTCCAACTTCGGACTTGCCAATTATCAGTTCCAATGCCTTATCAATGCGGTATATCAGGCATATTACGGCAACCTTAACTCGCAGGATGTAATCGGTTCGGGATTCAATCATCAGAGTTGGGAAGCATGCCGTGATGTACCTATGGGCAAGTGTATCTCTCTCGGTAATGGTAGTGGTAAGGTGCTCTATGAAGATGCTACTCTCGGCAAGCAGTATTCCGTTAAGCTCTTCGGTTTTGAGGATTTGTGGGGTAAGCTTTGGGAGTTCCGCCCAGGCATCCGCTTCTACATGGATGGAGACACAAGAAAGGCGGTCGTTTATAGCGGCAACCAAGTAAGCAATATTGCCAGCGGTCGTGAGTTTGTCTGTCTTTCTGCTGCAAATGGCGAGTATGTAACTAAAATGACACTCGGCGAGTTCTGGGATATGATTCCACAAGCAGTTGGCGGCAGTAGCTCTACATATTACGCTGATGGCGCATGGGCTGCTACTGCGGGCGAGCTGCTGCGGGTTGGTGGTTACGCTAATAGCGGTTCTCGGTGTGGCGTTGCGTTCTCGTACTCGAATAACGGGTTCTCGGACTCGGGCACGCACATCGGTGCTCGTCTGGCTTTCTATGGCACGCCAATTCTCGTGGACGGCTCGAAGCTTGTGGCAATGTAAAAAGGCAGCTCGGCTGACGTTTACATCAGCCGACAAGCCTCATTGATAATTTTATAAAATAGTAGTAATAACAGAAAAAACGAAAGATTGAAACCGCAAGGTTGAAATCTCCTTCAATAGGATTTCGTGGATTACACTAAATAAAAAGTCAGCCCATTCCGTGCGTAAGTTTTCTGCAACCACGGAGTGGGCAAAGAAAAAAGGTGATAAATCGTGGAGCTGCTGCAGGTTGGTGGTAACGCTAATAACGGTTCTCAGTGTGGCGTTGCGTACTCGAACTCGAATAACGGGTTCTCGAACTCGAACACGAACATCGGTGCTCGTCTGAATATCTACACAAGACTTCTAATTTAGAATGACGATATATTTTGCTGTTCCCAAGTCGTAAGGCTACGAGTTAGTCAAAGGGCTGAGAGCACACGATTGAACCTGTCTCGATGGAGGGCATTCTTGGAGATGTAAGCCCCGACAGAGCAAAGATAAAAGGCGTTGGGTATGAGTGGTTGGGTATGTCCGACCACAACAGAGTCCCCTCTCGCAAGTAAGCAATGCAGTTGTACGCATATACCGAAAGCCAGTGAGCCGAGAGTGTAGAAAGCCTATAAGGAAAGCGTTTTTTAAAAGATTGATTGAGAAATATAAAGGGATGACGGACGCACACGAACTAGCGTATAAACGCAAGGCGAAGTTAAGGAAGAAGAACAGGAAAGTCAAGGTGAACCTTGTCAGCAACATGACTAACCTCAATATTGCGGTAAGAAGGTCACGCAAGGGAAAGGAAGGCAAGAAGGGCGTTGAAATATTCGACAGAGATTACAACGGCAATCTTCTGAAGCTACAGGAAAGTATCAATGATGGCACTTTCTCGACAAGTAAAGGTCGTGAGGTTTCGAAGCTATGTCCTTGCGGTAAGGTGAGACGATTACTTATACTTCCCTACTATCCAGACCATATAGAGCAGCATGGGCTGATGCAAGTACTCATGCCCTATCTTAATAAATATCTCTATATCGAGAGCGGAGCTAGCGTCAAAGGTCGTGGAATGATATACGCTAAGCGAAGGACGGAGCGTTGGATAGACGAAAATAAGTGGTGTGGTAGGATATACTTCATTAAGCTTGACTTCATCAAGTTCTATCATAATGTGGATCAGTTCGTTATCTATGATGCGTTGTGTGCATTCTTTACAGACAAGGGAATAAGAAGACTGCTGCATGAAGTTATCTTCGCCCTGCCGCAAGGCTTGGGAATCGGTCTATACCCTATTCAGACACTCACCAATTTCTTCATGAGCATCTTGTGCAGAATCGTAAGTGCTCGGTTCGATGTCAAGGTTGAGATATATTGTGATGATATTGTTGTTCTTGGCAAGAATAAGAAGGAAGTATGGAAGGCAGTGAACTTCATCAGGCAATACGCACATGATGTGATGCATCAGCCGTTGCACACCAATATCGGTATGCAGATAATTGATGAGGCACATTTTCTTGATTATGTAGGCTACCGCTTCTATTTCAATCATACTGAATTACGAAAACGCATGAAGGAGAAATTCAAGAAGAAGATGCACAACCTTAAAGACCCGATGCGGAAGTATCGAGTAGCAATGAGCTACAAAGGATGGTTGATGCACTGCGATGGTTTCAATTTATGGAGAAGGATAACTAGGATGGAAAGTTTTGATGATTTCAAGATGCCTACCTTCGAGGAGCGTGATGCTGACGGCAAACGTATCTTCCAAGGACGAAAGGGCAATATCGGTATGATTCTGAATCAGCCCATGACAGTATTGGATGTAGAGTTCGGTGTTAAGTCACAATATGGAAAGAAAGGCTTGGCTAACCTTATCCAGGTACAATGCGGCGGTGTCACATACAAAGTGCGCTCTAACAACTCTTATCTAGAAAAGCAGTTGCGATGGTTCGTTGATAATAAGCATATCCCTCTGAAAGGCTGGAAGTTCATTAATTGGAACATGACGGGCGTAGGTAATCCCGATTACAGAATCGTCCGCCCCGATTGGACTCCAGAGATTGGTTTCTAAAATATTGTATAACTCATTAATAATATAAGAATTATGGAATTAGTAAAGTCTATTTTTGACAATGCTCCTAAGACCGTGGAGTATGAAGGCAAGTATGTACGCATCAACTTTGATGTTGATGTAACGGAAGTAGCTCTTGGCAATGACGTGAATGAAGAGAATGCCGTGAATGACGGCAAAGGCGATAGTAAGGGCAAGGAGAATGCCGTGGCAACACGTTCTGCCTTCGCAGCCTACGTTGTCCGTGTTGCTCATCCTCTGGAGCGTGGCAAGGTTATTGATGCTATTGTGTCTGCTGCTTACCCTAGCGATAAGATGCAGGCTATCATCAACAACCATTTCGTCAACCTTGCTAAAATTGCGGATGGAAAGAAGCTTGACGATGATGAGCTTGCTCACGAGGAGGAGTACAACGCTATGCAGGAATGGCGCAAGAAAGCCAAGAGCGTTGCTAGCGACGTGATGGAATCTTATTTGTCTAACATTTAATCTACGGGGAGGAAATGGGTATGGGTACAGATGTACATCTGTCAGCAAGTATTAAAGTTTCGAGAAGAGCCAAGGACGGCAAGGATGCCGTCTCTTACGAGATACAACTAGATACAGACTCCGTGGTGCTCGACAGCACCACGAAGAAGTTTGTGACGCATGATTTAGGTAATGTGCGTTTCGTCAAGCATGAGGGTGATAAAGTGGTTGATATGACGAATGAAATTATCAATACATACAGATACATCATCCTCTATTACGGATATGAAAATAATATATATAAGGTAATCTCATATTCTGCCAATGAGGGGATGACAGATATTTGGAACACTATGCAGACGAACGTAGGCGATGATGCTGATTGCTATGCGATGAAGTATATCTGGTATGACAAGAATCTGCCAGATAACGATGAAGCTATGTTTGAGAAGATATGGAGCAAGTTGGACGGCGTTCCACCTAAAGAACTCGGCATTAAGATTCTTGCAACTAAGATGTTCACGGTTAGTCGTAACGGTGATAGTGTCAAATCATCTGATGTGGTGTTTGGCATTGGAACTAAGACGCAACAACCCACAGCTTGGATTACCAATTTCGGAGGACTGACGCTTGTCGAGGGTAAATACGTGTGGACTTGCACAAAGACTACACTGACGAATGGAACATCATACTATACAGGCGCATATTGCCTTGGCGAGTGCTATGACTTTGCGCAGGTTGAGGAATTGTACGCACTGAGTGACAGCTCTACCCAAGCACCTGAATCAGGTTGGAATACGTCATATAAAGTAGTCAAGGGCAAGTATCTGTGGAGTTGCGTAAAGGTGACTTATAATGATGCTAATATCAGCTATCTCAACAAAAAATGCGTGAGCTACTTCCCCAACGATGGAACGAACGGAACAAAGTTCACACCGAAGGGTACTGCCTACGCTCATTACTCTAAGGCAAGTGAGCTGCCAAGCCCATCGGTAACAACAGTCAACCGCAAGTATCTTGTCGATATAGATGATAAGTCAACACCGCCAAGGAATACCCCTTGCGTATGCTACTACAAGAACACGAAAACGTTCATGTCAGACGTTGCGGCAGAGGGAGATGCTTATAATATCGGTGGCACACTCTGGGTGCATGATGGAAAGATGTGGCATGACTTCGGAAGCGTGCAGGGACCAAAAGGTGACGACGGTCAAGATGCTCTGAATATTGATTTTTCAACGGATAGATTACTATTCCAATGGGAAAATTCTGATTTCGTCGAAAAAGCTGCAAATGTTTCTCTTGTCGCAAGACAAGGAAATGCGGTTATTGACTCATCAAAATATAGTGTTAAGATAATCTCTACCAAGAATTATCGTTCCGAAAGTGCTACAATCGCAACGGCTGGTAACGCATACAATCTTATTTTCAAGGCAGATGGTATTACTATGATGGAATACGTCTATAACAAGAATGTTGATGGTGGTACAACGATCAGTTATCCTGCCAGCAGTTGCGCTATCAAGTTGGCGGTCACATACAATGGTATCACATATACTAGGACGATATTCATAGATGTGTCATTTACCAAGACGTATGGAGATTTGCAATGGAATGCAGAGCAGCTATCATCTACATTCGGGAAACTTACTGCTGGATATAATGGTACGCTTGCGCAGATGGAGTCAAAAGTCACCCAGAATGCGAACAATATTGCTTCAAAGGTATCTCAGACCTACTACGATGAGAATAACAAAAAAATCGATGAGAGATTTTCTGTAATAGAGCAAAGCGTTGATAATATCAAGCTCGAAGTATCAGCTACAAATGATAGTCTGAAGGCTACAGGAATCAATATCACCGATAAGACCATAAAAATGACTGCCAACAATTTCACCCTCTATAATAACAACAATGAGGAGGTATTTAGTGCAGATGAAAACGGAAATGGCGTATTCAAAGGAAAAGTAACTGCAACAAGCGGTTATATCGGAGGTCTTGAAATCTATGATGATACATACCAGCTCGGAGGACAGACCTTCAACTATAAAGGTCTTGTTTATAATATAGAGGAGAAAGAATATGTTCCCGAGCACACGGTTAACGTAAGAGATAGAGGATTCCATGTAGGCTTTGGTAATAGTAAGATGGGTGGGTATCTCAGTGCAGGTCTAAATGGTAACGGTGGTACAACGACTGTAGGCGGACAGACAGAGATGTCGTATTATAACATCCTGGATGTTTTTCTCTCAACAGAAAATTCCGTTACTGGGCAATCTGCTAACGCTGCTACTTTCATCGCTGCAAGCAAAGGCTTAAAGTCTACGGCACTTGCAGTTGGTGCTTATGGAGGTAGGGAGAACTATGCGGTTGATGCTGGTAGTGGAGATATACGAGTACAGGATGGTGCGTTTATCGGTGCTTTCTGTGGTAACGTCAATAATGGCAATAAGGGCAATAATGTTACAGATAACTATACATTGCAACCAACAGATAGCATCATCGTATGCAACAATACTAAGAAGATTAAGATAACATTTCCTAGGGAAGGCATAAAGGCAGGTCAGATGTTCATCGTTATTGCAGGCACAAGCAGTAGGATAAATTTTGGTGGCGAAACTGGAATTGCTACTTCTATTCTGTGCCAAGGTGAGCTGTATTGCGGCACTAAGGGGCAATGGAACTTCATCCTTTTCGACGGCAAAACTTGGCATATCCGCATGGTATGGAACTAACTAATATGGCGGTTACTCTATGTGTGTAGCCGCCAATTCTCCACTATCTTTCATATTGTTACTTTTTGTAAAGTTTAACACAAAAATTTCCGAAAAGACATTATCTTTACGAATAAAAGCGTAATTTTGCAGCATCTAAGATAATTAATTTAAAAATCAACGAATTATGACTAAGGAAGATGAAGCCGAAGTCCAACGGCTATTACAAAATGTGGACGTTACAGAGTTGATGGATATGCTTATGAAGCATGGCAATCGGTATAGCAGGAGAATCCTTAAGTTCTTCCGCTGGTTCTGTAAGTATGTACCTTTCGTTATTATGTGCTTCCATGCTTACGGCATGTGGGACTTCTCCCAGAATCCTCGTGAGATGTTCATCCCTCACAACGAGAATATGCCTTGCTACATATTCATTTATTTTATGATATATATCCTGCCGATGGTGATTATATTAGGTAGCAGATTCTTCTTCCTTTGCTGGAGATATAGAATACCTTTCTTTTATTTCTTCGGCGTTAATGCTGCTCACATCGTGGAATGGAACTGGTACACAACTAAAGATATGGTTGATTCCTGCTTTACTGTTATGGTAGTTACGGCATTGTTTTATTTGTATGGCTTTGCTGAAATGTTTGTCAGCAAGACGAAGATAGGCAGAAAGATTTGCTCATAAAGGCACTTTTTACGAAAAAATCACAAAAACTTGATTTATATGGGAAAGATTTTAAGTTATAAGCTGCTCGGCACAGCTTTGAAGTCATTGAGCGATGCTTGCTTTAAGGCAGACGAACAGCAGAGAAATGGCGAGAAGGTCACCGCTTGCGGAATGAGCGATGAAGATTTGGATAGACTATGTGACATCATCCCCGATATGCTCAACCCTATGCTGAGTACCGAGGAGGTCAAGGAAAAACTTCACGTGTCTGATGCTACCCTTAACAGAATGGTGGCTAGGGGCGATTTGCCCAATGGCGAGTGTAAGAAGCGTGGGCACACCCGATATTGGAAGAAGTGGGATATTCTGCACTTCATTAAGAGTAAGAGAGGTAAGTGATTGCCTCTCTTTTTTATTGTTTTCATATTTTCAAGAAGTCTTCTACATCAATGTACTCAATTCCGAAATTCTCCGCACATTGTTTGTCGGAGTCTGAGAAGTCACCTTCTTTTCCACTAGCATCACCTATCATCAGCAGCTCACTCTTTTTCCAAGAAGAATACGACTCAAGCATTCCTGTATTTGGCTTTCTCATGCAAATCTCTGCATTTGATGGGCAATACATGGAGTTGACAAAGATGTTGCGTCCAGTATGATGGCGAAGATATTTTTGCATAAAGCTTTCAATAGCCTTAATCTTTCCGATAAATTCCTGTTCATCAACGAATTGAGGTATGCCACCTTGGTTTGAGACTATTTCCACATAGTAAAGAGTAGGGAATGCTTCTACTATCTTATCCAAAACCTCTTTGCGGATTTTGAAATCTGTTACATCTGTAGGAAAGGTGTTTCCTGAAATAGTCTTGATTATAGTATCGTCTAAATCAATAAATAGTACTTTTTTCTTGATTGAATATCCTTTTTCTATCATATTTTTGCTTATCCTTTATATTAATGTCATTACCTAAAAAAATGAAGTTTATAAAACACAGTTGTTTTGGTGTGTCTCACCTTTTTAACAATGCAAAGATACGACAAAACGGATATTCTTGCAAATAAATTAATGCAAATTTTGAATCGTTATCTGTTTTTAAAGAAATCATTAATAATTCTCGCAATAGCTTCTTGTTTGATGATGATAGGGGCATCACCTTGATATTCTATCACTTGGCAACCGCATTCCTTCCAAAATAGAGTGCTATTTATGCGTTCTCCATCTACCAAGATCCAATCCGGATGATGTTCAAACGAATGCATCTTAGTTAGCGGAACGAGAATGAATAATTTATTCTCCATCTTGTTTACGAGTAACGACAAGTCATTATCATCAAATGTAATGATAACTCGATTTTCATTCTCAGATAGAACGTTAAAATCCTCATTAAAACGTTCATAAAGGTAATTTTTGATTTTCGAACAACTCATATTCTTGTAATTTTATAGGAGGGCAGATGGAAAAATCCAAGGTCTGCCCGCCAAGTTAAACTTATAAGGAAATCTTCTATAATATCGACTGACAAAGCCATCCCATAAGATAGCATGGTTCTTCGCCTTGCATATCTATTCCCAGATGGTTGCATATATGTGCTACTACATGAAACATTTCATGTGTGAGACTATTTATATACTCACCTTCAGAAGTAGACTTGCAAATGAGCACAACACTTGTTTTCTTTGAAACATTTGTGTATGTCAATCCTTTGTTTGAAGAATCGGTTGAAATGTGGTCGTATGCATCCAATAATGGTTGCCCCTTACAATCAATGGAACTTAGTAAGTCCATAGCTTCGTCAACCTCTTCTTGATTAGCTACATGACATACAATCACATTCCAATCGTATTTCTCCAAGTAAATTTCTTGTTTAATCATAATACATCATCCCATGGAATGCCGATACCATTATGGTTGCAATCGGCATAAAATCTATTAAAAATAAATCCGTCCGCTTGGTCTGGGTCATCCACCATATCCTTAATGAATTGAGCCAAAGCAGCTTCGTCCTTTAAAGAGGACTTAAAGAAATCGGCTCTAGCCATGTTTGCGACATAGACGAAATCGTAATTGTCGGCATTCTCTAACTTTACGTTGTTGACTTTAAGAAGTTCCTCGACTGTATCTTTTTCTGTCGGTTCAACTTTTTCGAGCTTACCAGTCGTTGCGTTTGTCTTGCGCATTAAGGTAATAGCCCAATCACACATCTTTTTATTGAAGTGCCAGCCATTGTAGCGAAGGTATGCAATCATCCCTTCAGGCTTCATATCGTATGCGTCAAGTGGTATTTTGTATCTTCCCATAATAAAAGCTTTTAAAGGAGGTGGAGATTTCTCCCCACCTCAAAGTGTAATACTAATAGCGATAACCGCCACCTCTGCGACCACCATGTCTTTCACCATAGCGGTCATCATCGTCATCATCCCAATTGTCTCGGTAATCCGGCATTGGGCTTCTGTGACCCATTCGTCCATACTTGTCATCCCCCATTTCATCAATGCAGTGCATGAGTTTACCACCATACTTAAGCATCTTCTCTACAAGTTCCGACATTTCATTTACCTTGTTTTCGGTAATTTCTATCATGTATCCCATAATGATTTACTTTTTTGTATTAACTTTTTCCAAAGCCACTGACAACATAGACTTAATATCGGTCAAAGTTCCCTCCATTCCGCTAACCTCGCTTTTGAGGTTATTGATGTCTTCTTCCTGTTGTCTGTCTTTGGCTATTTGTGGATTCAATACGGCACGCATCTTTGCGCACTCTTCCATAACCTTTTTGTGGTATGGCTCGCTTTCCACAATTTCCTTAGAATGCCGATACATAGCTTCAACTTCCGCATCCATAGCTTCACGGCTTTCAGAAACCACGAGGTTTTCCGAATTTGCAATTTGCATATTGGATGGGAGTTGTTTGAACTCCATTTGTTCATTAGGCAATTTTACGACAACATCAACGGTAGTCTCCATTGGTTGTGGGTTGAATTGCCCAGGAGTATATGTCGGGAACTTAGGTTGTGGGTTACTGACCGACACAACCTGTCCGATTTTAAGACTTGGGTTTTCACCCTTGTCAAGCACATAGAATATGCTGTTAGGTCGAAGTCCTTGAAACATAGCTTTGTAATGTTAATTGTTAAACAATACCCGTCATTAGCTGAAGGGTGTTAGTATCTCGCTCGAACCAAAACTGATAAACTCCAGTTCCTGCAATGTCGGCTACCGTCAAAGGATTGCCGTTGAACTTAGTTACAGCTTGGGTTACGCCATTGGTCTCGAAAAGGATTGGCAGCGTATTTGTCGTACCTGTCGGAATGGCTTGATGTAGGTTCACAAAGATAGTTCCCCTATAGTTAGCATTCACGAAGGCGTGGTTTCTGAACGAGAAAATGACATTTTCGGTGTTCACCACCACGCCTGTAGATGCGATAGCTGCCGAGCCGTTACGATTAACCCATGCAAAAGGTCTCATCCATAACATAGCAGCCTCCTTTCCTAATTAACCCCAAAAGCTTGCATTGTTGACACCATTCAGACCATATAAGCCTGTTTGCCAAGCAACGCAATTTGGAACAGCAGTAAATGGACTGTAGCTGGTTGTAACAGTTGATGGAAGCTTACACTTGATACCATCTACCTCTTTTTGCAAGCCAGCCAACATAGCGTTGACAGGTGCTATAGCTTGACCTACAATCTGCGAAGTCATGGCAGAAGACTTATAAGTTCCATTCTCTTCACGAAGATGGTCTATCTTGTCCTGCATATCTCTGAGTTCTGCTTGGCGTTGGCCATTAACTACGGTCTGAGTACTATCTTTAATAGCATTCAAAATGTCGCATGTCTGACCCTTGGTTTCGAAAGCAACATTAGAAAAGCCTCGTTCCTGACTTACGGCTACATTGTTGATGGCATTCTGCAAAGTGCCAGTCTGCTGGCACATAGCCAACTTGACGTTTCCGTCCATAGCCGTAATATTGTTATTTACACGGCAGCAGCAATCAGCGAGTTGTGATGCAATCTGCATGTTACCTTGCTGAAGAGCGTTGATGGTTTGCATTCCGCTCATGCCTACTTGGTTGCCCACGTTCTGAACTTGGGTTGTCAAGGCAGAGATTGCTTGTTGAATCTGTCCTTCAGTACAATTGAGCTGAGTAGCGAGATTACTGAGTGCATTACGATTGCCACCGATAGCATCCATAAGCAAGGAACGACCATAGTCATTGTTGATTTCATTGGCAAGACCTGCGCCATTACCACGACCACCAAAGCCGAAACCATTACCGCCCCAACCACAGAAGCAAAGGATAAAGAGCAGCCAAATGAACCAAGAACCATCGCCATTGCCGAATCCGTTATTACCCTTCATCGCAAGAAGAACGTTTGGGTCAACGCCTCTCTGTTGGAGCAAAGGAGCTATCAAGCTCATCATTCCTCCATTGTTACCTGAACCCTCTGGATTAAAAACATAAGTTTTTGATGTCTCCATAAGAATAATCTTTTTGTGTTAAACCTTAATTAAACTAACTCTATGTAACGTTACGGCTGCAAAGTTACGAATAATAAGCAAAAGGTTTAACAACTCTATCAAACTTTCTTTTAATCGTTAATAATCAATAAGTTAAAGTGATAGGGGGTAATATCATACTTTCGAATGCATGAAAATCAAAGGCTTGTTTGCAAATTCCGTTTGCAGAAAACGAAAAATGCAAACGGAACTGCAAACGGAAATTAAGCACACACAAACTTGAAACCAAATTTTTCAGTATAGTATTCCTCTTTAGGGTGTCTTTTTGTCTCGGAGTCATAGCAGAGAATAAACGGCTCACCCTTAGAGTAGAAATAGTTATAAGATTTTCGCAAATACATCTTCGCATTCAAAGCCTTTGGGGAGAGTTTTCTTATTCTTAACCTTGTTTCTTGAGGCTTACCCGACAACACTCTAAGTTCGTCCATTTTGTATTGCATGTGAAGTTTTCTTCCTTTACTTGCATATCTTTCTTTATTCCAATAGTTTCTTAGAGACTTGTTTCGCTCTTTACGAATTCTATTTATCGTTTCTACATTGTGTTTTAAACCAAGCTTACTGACTTGTCCTAATATTGTAGATTGAGGAATATTCAACACTTCGGAAATTTCCCTTGCTGTCATCGTTTGGTACATGACGGAAATTTGGCTGATGGTTTCTTTACTCAACTTGTTGTCTATTTTTGTGCCACCTAAAATAGTGATATATTTATATAAGGTGTGTAGTGTAACACCAGCAGCCTTGGCTACTTTCTTTCGTGGGTAGTCATTGATGTGGACTTTAATATAGTCTATCTGTTCTTTTGTTAATCTTCTTGGCATTCTTCATCCTCCTCAAAAGAAAATCCATATTTGTTCTTATAGTATTCTTCATTCATCCTATGAGTATTCCGGTCATAACCTATGGTGTATGGCTCACCTTCGAAAGCGAAATATCCATGCTTTGTTATGAGATTGTACTTGGCATGATATGCTTTTATAGGCATATCCGCAAATTTGAATCTTGTCTGTTGCGGAATGCAGGATATAACTCTGAATTTCTCCATCTGCATGGTTCTTTGCCAGCTTTTTACCCTTTTACTTATTGTTGCTTTCTCATACGCTTTCTTTAAATTTGCCAAACTATTCCTTTTAAGTCTTTCGATAGTTTCATTCGAATGAGTAAGCTTTAGTCTTTTTGCCGCCTTTCCTACTGTAGACGGATGACACCCTACAATCTCGGCAATCTCTTTGACTGAATGGTTGGTGTAAAGCTTTGCAATTTGTTCATCACGCTTCTTGTTGGGTTTCGGAACAGGTCTTTTATGTTCGATTTTACAATTGCAATCATGTAGAATCTTATACAAGAATTTCACGCTGACACCCATTCTTTGTGCCAACTTGTATCTTGGTCGTTCATTTATGTGCGCCTTAATGATGTCTATTGTATCTTGTTCTATTATCTTCATTTTTATTCAGTTTTTTATGGTGTGACTCACCTGTATTTGCAAAGGTAATGAGATTTTATTGATAGAGCAAATAATTTAATGTGTTATAACTTTGTTTAAGGAAATATTTAATTATTTGCACAAAAATTAATTGTGTAGTTTTCTGACTCGGCTATTTTCACATTATTATATATAAATAGCTATCTTTGCAACAAAAAACATAAGGAAATGACAGCGGAAACTATTCAATTAATACAGACGGGAATTAATCTTCTTTGCGCATCGGGAGTTATCTCCACGTTGCTGTACTATAATAGTAGAAAACGAAAGGAGGCGGCACTCGCATCACAGGAAGAGAATAAGACTATTTCATCATATGCCGATGAGTGGAAGGCTCTCTATGAACGTTCCAACGAGTCGGTCGTTAATCTTAATAGTAAAGTAGATGTATTGTATGAGGAAATCAATCAGTATCGTATTACCATACGCAATCTTAGGGATGAGAAGAACGATTTGAAGCTTGCCTTGCATGAGGCACAATGGAACAGATGCATCAAGGATGGATGCCAACTTAGAACCCCACCAAGAAAACGAGATTCTTTAGAAGCATTTGTTGAAAAAGAAGAGAGTGCTATATATCGTGACAGGGAGGATTAAAATATGATTAAGTATCTGAAATTACTTATACAAGTTAATAGCGGACATTCAAGCAAGGCATTCTTCTTAGTGTCCGTGACCTTGATAGGTTTCTTGATGCTCTTAGTTGTATGCTTCATCTTAGTGTGGGAAGTGGTGACTTATGGGACGATCAAGACCGATTTGATGGGGTTAAGTGCATTTGTTGGTAGTGTGGCTAGTTTGTTCGTCACGGCTGGCATTACCAAGACTATAGGGGAACGTGGCGAACATCAAAGCGAAAAAGATAAATAGACTATGGCAGACTCAAGTATTTTAAAACCATTCATTCTCTCATTCGAGGGTGGATATTCTAACAAAAAGAGTGACAGGGGAGGCGCAACGATGAAAGGTGTGACCCTAGAGACGTTCCGTAAAGTTTATGGTGCTAGTAAGACCGCATCGGACTTGAAGAAGATAACCGATGAACAATGGCATCACATATTCAAGAAATACTATTGGGATGCTTGTAAAGCTGACCAAATCAACAACCAGTCGGTGGCTAATCTCTTGGTTGACTTTGCTTATAATAGTGGAGTAAGCAGAGCCGTACAAAAGATTCAGACTATCGTAGGAACAAAAGCTGATGGTATCATGGGTAACATGACCTTGGCTGCTATCAATTCATACAAACAAGGCCAATGGTCGTTGTTCGATAAGTTGAAGGTGTCACGAATTGCCTTTCTCAATGCGTTTGTGAACAATGACCCAAAGCAAAGTGTGAACCTGCATGGATGGCTTCGAAGAGTTGGAAATATACAATACGGAAAGCTCGTATGTAACAACGGAAAGATAATCACTTGGTAATCTTACGAGATACAGGCTCAACTAAGGCATTAGTAAGACCATCATCCTTAATTGGGTGGTGGTTTTTCTTCACTTTTGAAATTTTGAAAGAGAGAGAGTGGGCAGAAAAATTGTTCCTATTGGTTTTATTTGTACCTTTGCACACAAAAAGGAGGTTGATATGGAGCTTAGATTTGATTGGTGGCGTTGGCTCGTTACCATATTGGTAGGTTTCTTCATCATGCTTATGATGTACGGATGCCGGACGACAAGATATGTAGATGTAGAAAAAGTGGTGCGAGACACTACGACTTATGCCCATTGGGACTCAATTGTCAACGAAAGGGTCAAGCTTATTCGGGATAGCTTGCTGTCTTATCATTGGGAGCAGACCGAAAAGCAGGTTAAGGATTCCACTTACATCAAGGATGATGTCAAGACAAGGGTAGATGAGAGTGGTAAGGTGCTAGGTAAGGATTCTACTCATATAGAGATTAGATACAGGGACAGCAAGGAACTATCCAAGGTTCGTGATAGCCTTATTCATTATAAGGAGATAGCAGAGCGAGCGAGTATATATAAGGCTCAGAGGGATAGCCTAAACAGAGAATTGAGTATTGCCCAGACCAAAAAGGAATATATTGAGAAAGACTTGGAGGGATGGGACTTGTTCTATTGGAAATTCGGTATGATTTCCTTTTGGGTCGTTTCCTTGATGCTGGTTACGATGATTTTCTTTCTCACAGTAAAATATAAGAAAAAGTTATTTTATTAGGTTGGTTTTTAGTTATTAAGGTTTTAGATTGGTTTAAGGTAACAACTTATGGAGCAGCTGCCAGTGATGGTGGTTGCTCTCTTTTTTTTGTCTTGAAAATGCCTTAGAGTGTAAAATGTTAAAATTGCAAGCGACTTAATGTATTTGCGGTTTTATATATGTAACTAAAATTGTGTTGTGTGTTAAAAATGTGCAATTAGAATAGAATAACACATTAAAACCCTTGCAGTTTGAAAATAAATTAGTATCTTTGCAGCGTGCTTTGTTGGTACTGACACGCTTACAAGAATCAATAAGATTTTCCGTGGCGAAAGCCACATCACGATAATCCTTACCTAGATTTCGGTGTCAGACGAATGAAGGGTAAGGATTTCTTTTATCCTTATTAGAATAAAAAGTGTTATAATTATGAGGAATAGAACATTGAACATACCAATTGCAAGATTGTCTAAAGCCTTGGAGAATGAAGAGGCTTTTGAGGTGTTCTGTGCCAGCGTAATTATAAAAGAGCATTTTGAATTTTCAACTTTACATACTAAAGGAAAGCCGATTAAGGCTTTAATGAAATGTCTTCATTGCAAGTACAACACTGCAAAGAGAGTTTTCGATGCGATGTTGAAATCTAAGGCTGTTTCATATTGCGAAAAGAATGGTGTGCTTTTTTGCAAGCCATTCCGTAACAACATGAAATCTTGCTATCATGGTTACAAGGCAACAAGCGAAGACAATGTATATAAGTTGAAATATGACAAAGACCAGCCACATACTTTAAGGGAGATAAAGAAAATGCTCCGACTCGTTCTTCTAAAAAACGATGTACTTGTTCGTCAAAGGGCTACTTATAAGACTTCACATAAAAATTCCGTAGAGATACCGGAGAAGGAACAGGTACAGACCCATCGCATGTTTGGAAAGCGAATTGGACGTTCTAAGTCAACCGTTTCAAGGTACATCAAGCAAATGGTGAATGATGGTGTAGTAAGAGAGAGTAAATTAGTATCTGAATGTGTTATTCCCCATTTAAATGATGTTACTGCGAAACAATGGTATGCAAAAAATCCAAAGAAAGGTCGTTTCTTTGCGTGGCGCAATGTAAAGACTGGAGAATGGTCTGGTTGGCAAACTCTCGGAAAGGTTTATACGATGAATGATGCTAAAGAAGAGCGTAAGTTTATGCACTTGCTTTGGAATCATGTACATCGTGTAACTACTAAGTTTACAAAGAAAGGAATAGGAGAAAATGACTTAATAGAAGGTAATGAGTATCTTACAAATTATATGGGTAAAAAACAAAAAATGTAAGTATTTCCCTTTTGCAACACATATATTACTTCACTTCACTATATCCTAGCGTATATGTGAGCAAGTAATAGATTATAGTGATATACATAGTATATCGCTATAACATAGTAGATGGTTGCTTGTAGGGAAGAAAACAAACAAAAGAAAGAAGCTATGGGAGAAAGAAGACAAACAGAGGGCGATGAGCACAGAATCGTTGCAAAGCCAACTTATGAAGAGTTTGCAATGTATTGCTCGATGGCAGGTTTTATGAAAGACAATCTAAAGTGGCTTTATGGTCGCTTCGATGATGTCGGATGGTTGCTACCAAGCGGTAAAGTCCCTAAGAAATGGGAGGATTTGGTCAAGAAATGGAATTCCTTGAAGAACCCAAGCCAGACTTACCGCAAGCATGGTTTCAAGTTCAAGACCAAGGAAGAGAAGATGCACGACTGCTACGAAGTGTGGACAGATGGTTCTGCGGTACTTAGGACTGATACCAAGCGAAGAAAGTATACTGGTGGTGCTGCCTATGTGATTTTACACGAAGGCAAGGTGTATAAGCAGGGAAACTACGGAACTATAGACACGACAATTAGCCGTATGGAGCTTTTGGCAATCATTTGTGGTGTCGGTCATTGTCCACAGGGTGCGGCTGTGACGGTTCATAGTGATAGCCAATATGCACTTAAGACTTTGAGCGGTGTTTATTCTGCACACAAGAACTTAGACTTGATGGAGAAGTTTAGAAAGCATTCCGCTCATATAGCACACATCACTTGGCGCAAGGTGAAGAGTCACACAGGAGTTGAGTACAATGAGCTTTGCGACCGATTGGCGAACGAAGGTAGAATAGCTGCCGAGATAAAGGCAGGTTTAAGAGTAAATTCAAAAGCTTAGAGGAATGAAGATACGGACATTTCAACTTTGTGCTGGGTATGACTCTCAACTGATGGCTTTAGAGCGGTTGAAAAAGAAACATTCTGATTTCGATTACGAGTGCATCGGTTGGTCGGAGATAGAGCCAAGTGCAATAGCTTTGCATAACGCTTGCTTTCCTCATCTATCCGGCAAGAACTTTGGTGACATGACAAAGATAGATTGGAGCAAGGTTGAAGACTTTGACTTGCTGACATATTCAACACCTTGCCAGTCTGTTTCGCAAGCCGGAAAGCAGGAAGGAATAGAGGAGGGAAGTAATACCCGTTCCTCTATCCTTTGGTTCACAAGAAACACCATTATTACCAGGAGACCGAAATACCTCTTAATGGAGAATGTAGAGGCTTTGGTTCAAACAAAGTTTATCGGGTTCTTCAACAAGTGGCGCAAGGAGTTGGAATCCTACGGATATGTTAACTATGCTAAGGTGGTAAATGCAGCCGACTGCGGTGTTCCTCAGAACAGAAAGCGTGTCTTCATGCTCTCTATACGAAACGATGGTGATAAGATAGATTATCATTTTCCGAGAAAGATAAAGCTGGAGAAACACTTAGTTGATGTCTTGGAGGAAAATGTGGACGAGAAGTACTTTTTGAGCGATGCCCTGCTATGTAAAGAGAAGTTTGTGTCAAATGAAAGGAAAGAGCCTATGAGTGCAGCTATAAGAACTCGTTCTGAGGGGAAGTGGATAAAAGGCGAAATGCATAGTCCAAAGGTCGAGCTTGGAAAGAATATAGCCAATACCATTACATCTGCGAGCAAGGACTCCTTGGTTGTGCTTGGAGAGACAAGGTTGCGCATTAGGCGTTTGACTCCGAGAGAACTCTTCCGCTTAATGAACGTTGACGAAGAATACATAGACAAGATGCTTGAAAGTGGAGTGTCGAAGTCAAGTCTTCAAAAGGCTGCTGGAAATTCGATTGTCGTAGCTTGCATGGAGAGAATATTCAAGGAACTTTGGTTTTCTGAGAGTAATGTTAAGGTCGCTGATGATGGTCAGCTATGTCTATTTTAAATATTGACGATATGATGTTTTTAAATAGTAACGAGAAAAAGGAGAAAGCAAATGCTATCTCATACAAGATAGATGAGTACATCTGGGGACGAAAGGATTTTGTTACTGATTGCCCCTATGATGAGAAAGGCAGATATACCAATGCCATTAATAAAGTTGGTGATTTGGGCTGCAACACTTGCGAATGGCAGGTGAGGCATAACCCAAGAACGCAAGTAGTTATGTGCTCCCATCCAAAGGAGGAGAATAGCGAGGTTAAGAAACTGTTTAAGGATTAAAGATTATGTATAAAGAAAAGTTAAAGAAAGATTACGAGAATGCTTGTAATGCTTACTTGAAGGCATTCTGTGAGAAGCATGAGTTTTATGGATTGGATAATCCGGAGACATATTGGATAGGAGACCAAGTTGGAGAAATAGCCAATTGCGGTGATTTTACCTTCGATATGGCTACTATTGTAACTGATATAGACAAGGATGCTCCAGAGGAAGAGTTGTTGAAATGGTATGATTATACTATTGAAGCTAGTGAGTTCAATTTGCCTGTTCCAAACTTCGACCATTGGCTTATGGGGTGTCCTATAACACCAAGTAAATGGTTCGAGAATATGCGAGCAAAGCGTAAGGAGTTTGAGGATTTATTAAAACAAGAAAACGAAAGGTTGAAAAATGGATAGAAGTAATCTTTTTAATCATTTGTTGAGGCTATTTGATGAAGGTCTCAGTATGAATACTACCGAGCTTGAATTCGGTACACTTGAAGTAACGGCAGAGAATCGAAGCCAAGGCAAGCAAATCACATTCTTTGCAAAGGGCATGGAGGATGCAAAGCAGAAAGCTACGGAATGGCAGGTTGGTCAGATGCTCTTGAATTGTGATGACTTTGAAGAGATAGTAATGTTCTTGGCTCAAAGAAAGAAACTTAAAGCGGAAATGAAGTATGGATAAGAATTTTAGAAGTTGCTTTTGTTGTATCCATTTCTTGGGATTACTAAATACTAGCGCAGGTAATGTTTTAAAATGCAAGAAAGGAAGCACTACGAAAGTACAAGGGAAGAGACTGACAGAAATCGCTGCAAGATGCAAAAATTACAAAGCGTGAGGCACACGTTAAAAACTGAATTTGATTAATATGGTTACAAAAACTTTCAAGTGTTTGAACGCATAAAATGCAAAAATCTACTAAATGAATGGTTGTATTAATGCTTAAAGATTAAAATACTTTAAACACGTATATAAATACATTAAATAACTTGCATATTTCGAGATTTGTTTGTATCTTTGCAATGTAATTAAGAGACAAATTTAAATGGTGAGACACACCACAAAAACTGGAGATAATGACAAAGAAAGAAATTTTAAAACAATGGCTTGATGAACCGAAAGTGAAATATTGTGGCAAATCAAATTTCACGTTAGGTTATGGTGATGGCTGGGATTGGGTTAAAGATACCCTACGACCAGCTATCACGAAGAATGCGATGTTCCTTAGATTCTTGGAGCATGGTTTCCGTGAGATAGAGGGATTTCTGAAATCGAAGACCGGAAAGCCAAGCGAAGAGGATTGCACCTTGTATTCTGTTGGTTACAAAGATGGGGTCAAGGATGCCATGATTGCAATTAAGAATAGATTTGAAAAATTAAAATCCTAGTTCCGGAAGCCTTTGATTAGGCTACAGCGGTTATCCATTCAATCGTCTGGAGCGGATTAGCCTCAGCCCCGAATGGAATTGGGAGCTACGTTAGGGATGAATACATAGGCACGTCAGGATGTCCGTCCAAGTTCTGACCTCTGCGGTCGATGATTAAAAGCGAGGAAACTTGCGGTGTTGTCGGCAAGAAACCATCCTATAACATTGGCGATGGGCGCACAACCACCTTTCGAGGTGAGATTTATTTATTAATTTAAATTAATTTTTATGATTTACGTAAGGAACAAGGAAGGTAAGGCATTGATGCCAAGCGAGCGTGGAGCGAGGATAGGTTATCTTCTTCGCCATGGTAAGGCTCATGTTGTCAGCCGTGTTCCGTTTATCGTTCAGTTGGATTATGAGAGCACCACCTATACGCAGGAAGTGAGCCTTGGCATTGATGCTGGCTCAAAGCACATAGGCGTTTCGGCTAGTTCCGAGAAGAAGGAGCTGCTTGCAGCGCAGGTTGAGTTAAGAAGTGATGTTGTGAACTTGCTTTCTGCTCGCAGGGAGTTGAGACGGACAAGGCGAAACCGCAAGACACGTTACCGCAAGGTTCGTTTTGATAACCGCAAGAAGAAAGATGGTTGGCTTGCACCCAGTATTGAGCAAAAGGTTGAGAGCCACTTGAAGGTTATCCGCTTGGTTCATAAGTTACTTCCAATTACGAAGACCACTATTGAGGTTGCTCAGTTCGATGCTCAGAAAATCAAGAATACCGACATCAAGGGTGAGGAGTATCAGCAGGGCGAACAGATGGGCTTTTGGAATGTTAGGGAGTACGTCTTGGCAAGGGATGGGCACAAGTGCATTCACTGCAAGGGTAAGAGCAAAGACCCTATCTTGAATGTTCACCATTTGGAGAGCCGCAAGACTGGTAGCAATTCCCCAAGCAATCTCGTAACGCTTTGCGAGACCTGCCACAAGGCTTACCATCGTGGAGAGTTCGACTTGAAAGTCAAGCGTGGCACTACTTTGCGTGATGCTGCGGTGATGAACATTATGCGTTGGGCGGTCTATGAGCGAGCGAAGGCAGAGTTTGGGAATGTTCACTTGACTTATGGTTACATAACTAAGCACACTCGCATAGAGAATGGTATTGCTAAGAGCCATGCAGCCGATGCTTTCTGTATTGCCAAGAACGTAAATGCAATGCGGTTGGAATTCTTCTTCATGTGCCGTTGTGTTCCCCGTCATACGAGAGCCTTGCATGTAGCGAATCCAAAGAAAGGTGGCATCCGCAGAAGCACGATAGCCTCTCATAAGATAGGTAAGTCTCGCTTCCAGCGTTTCGACATGGTGCGGTGGATGGGCGAGGAATGCTTTATCTTTGGCAGCACGCATGGTAATGTTGTTTTGCGTAAAATTGATGGTGTAAAGGTGCATGAAACGCAAGCTGTGAACATCAAGACGATAAAGTTTTTGAGGAGATTGAGAAATAATATTTTAGTTAAAGAAATAGTTTTTATAAGTTGAATTATTATGGATTTAGGAAAGGCGATTAAGACAATGAGGGTAAGCAAGGGCTTGACCCAACGACAACTTGGTAAGGCTATCGGTTGTAGCGAGACAAATATGTTGTTTATGGAGACCGGAAGAACGTTTCCACGTAAGGGTAAGATTGATGCAATATGCAAGGTATTGGAGATTCCGATGTCATATTTGTTGATGTTCTCTATTACACCGGATGATATTCCGGAAGATAAGCAGAGTTTGTATACAAGCATCGTTGAGCCGATGCGTAACGAATTTATTAGGGAGTTGTTGCGATGAAGAAAGGCTATTATTTTGTGGCTAAGTATGTCAAGAATGGCATAACACGAATATGTACAGGTACACAAGAGACGATTGAAGGCTATTTTGATTTCGTCAGTGCTAGTAATTTTATAGCAAAGGAACATAATGTTGATTTCGAAGACGTAATTGTAACTTTTTGGTCTGAGATTAATTCAATAATGTTAGATAAATATAGGAAAACATTAGGAGAGCAGAAAAATGGTTGAATTCGAGTACGAAGGAAATATCATTTGGAAAAATTACGACTTTCATTTTATGCCTTGTGTAGGAGATAAAGTTGTGATTAACAATCTGACATACAAGATTAAGTCTCGTGTGTTCAAGTGTGATGGGAAGATAGTTAAAGTGGTTTTAAAAAAGGTAGATAATGAAATTACGAATAGTTAAACATGTTTGTGCCGATGGAGTAGAAAGAGGTATATTGGAGTACCGCAACCATTGGTGGGAGAAGTGGAAGCCATTGCATCAGGAAGGCAAGCTGGCTTATGTCTCATATATGGGAACGAAACCATATAAGTCATTGCAGGAAGAGTGCTTTGATGTACTAGGATTGAATGAAGAACAGATAAAGGTGCGTGAACAGATGTTCCGTTATATCTTGGATGCAGAAGAGGTATATGTTGGTGCTAGAATAGGCAACGAATATCATATCGGCTATGATGTTGATAATGATGAGAGTCTTGAAACGCTTAGAAATTTGGAGGAATAGTTATGTTCGGAAAGATTTTTTCGGTTAAGACCGATATTGTATATCGTAGAGAAGAGAGTTTGAATCTCTTCGATGGCAAGAAGAAACTTGATAAGGTGGTGTCTGGTCGGGTAATCAGAGAACAAATCAAGTTGTTTGGTTTCACCATCAGGACAAAGTATTTTTATCAGATTTGCTGCCCACAAGTCAATATGAATGATACCCATGAGGTTTGCACATTGAATAAGGTCGAGGATTTGGTTAGAACAGAGTGCTATAACAAGGTTGTTGAATATTCAAACAGAAAGCATCATGCCTAGTGTAAATTGTTTCAGAAGAGTCTTGTTGAATGTAGGTGGCAAGAAGATAGTCATAAGTGTTCCGAATGGAATGACCGAAACCGAAGTGAATAAGATTATGGTCGTTACTAGGGCTTATCTTCAGCAGTATGTATATGTCGAAATGGTCTTAGCAGAGTGCTTTATGCAGAAAATCGAAAAGAGTATTCTGAAGAAGAAATGCGTTAGGTTTGAAGTTAAGAAGAAGTGGGTAGACTGCAAGAAGAACCTTCGAAAGGTGGTTAAGTATTATGACGCTTATGTTCCTAATGCAGATTTTAATGAAGAATTCGCAATGACGTTCTATGACAAGATTAGTGGAGACTTGTATAAGTTGCGAGATAAGCTTGCTTTAAGATTACAGAACTTAGGGATTGGAGAAAAATCGGGAGTTTATGCGAATGCAATCATCCTGTACAATCTGACAAACCTTTGTTTGGGAACTTATGAGAATATCATCCGTAAGTTGTATGAAGATTTGCATGTTAACTTAATGCAAGCGTTCAAGGACTTTGCCCCTATATTGGCCTTTGAAAACTCTTATGACTTCATGGCATTGGTGATGGATAAGGATTTCAAGAGATTGGCTGACCATTTGATGACTAAAGAAATTCTTTCTTATTTCGATAAGGTAAGAAAAGGTGTCTTTGATGAACAGACTTTGAATGAGGCGGCTATCAATGCAACGGAAGACCTGAAGGACGATGAGAAGGATTTACAGCGAACTTATATAGGAATTAGTGACTTTATGAAGAGTGACTATCCTTTGGAGAGTGTGACATCTAAGAAAGCAAGCTGATGAAGATTGAACCAAGTGAGTTCTTGCCGATAGGTAATGAGTTTCAGAAAATCTTCGGTGTAAGCTTTGGAAAGTTCATTGATATGCGGTTTCTTTTGGCAAGAAAAGAGCTGGTCTTCAACTTGCTGAAGTTCACAGACTGGCTTGAAGAACGTTATCCGGATGAGTGTTCCATTGATGGAGTGAGTTACAATGCGGTTGTCGGGCGAAAGTTTGGCAAGCGAGGTGTTAAAATGATTAAGAAGTTGATAGGATGAAGTACATGGGTAGTAAGGCTAGAATCGTGCATGAGATATTGCCGATTATGCTGGACAAAGAACATGATACGTTTGTTGACGCTTTCTGTGGTGGATGTAGTGTTATTGAAAATGTGCCGGACACGTATCGCAGGATTGCCAACGATAAGAATAGGTATCTTATCGAAATGTGGAAGTATCTTCAGAATGATGGGTTTGTCTTCAACCATATTAGCAAGACGTTGTATAACTTTGCACGAGACTGTTATCATGGAAAGAATAATTACTTCACAGAAGCAGGTGTCGGACTAATTGGCTTTATGGCGAGCTTTAATGGTCGTTTCTTTGATGGTGGCTATAGCGGACATAATGTGGTCGGCAAGAACGGAAAGGTAAGAGATTACATAAGGGAGCAGATAGAAAACACAATGCGTGATGTGCCTCTTCTCAAAGGTGTTGAGTTCTATAGCGGCAGTTATGATGAACTTGTGATACCGGATAGGAGTATAGTGTATTGCGATTTGCCTTACAAAGCTACGAAAAAGTATGATGTATCAAAGAATTTCGATTACGAAAGATTCTATATATGGTGCATGGAAATGGCTAGAAGAGGTCATAAGGTCTTTATCAGCGAGTACCAGATGCCCCAAGAGTTCAGATGTGTTTGGGAAAAGGAAGTAACCAATTCCCTTAACCCGAATATCACAAAGAGACCAGTCGAAAGGTTGTTTACAATTGATTAGAAAGAAGAAATGAAAGAAACTTATTGCTTGGAAGATACGCTTTACAACACAAAGCGTTACTTCACTTTGGAAAATGGTGTAGTATCAGGAACGGAACTTGCGCAGGAAGACTTTAATGTGTTCCTCGACCTTGCAAGTTGTCTTGGTTATAATGTAGTGAAACTATGACAAGGCGAGTAAACAAGGATTGTCCGTTCACAGCAGAAGAACTGGATGGGTTCAGAGCTGCTTTGTATAGTGTGAATACATCGTTTCACTGCTGTAATGCAGCTCCGGTAGATTGGGCGGCAGGTTGGCAGCGGAATGATATAAGAAAGTCAAGGTAGGATTGCCATAATCTACCAAATTTCCACGTATCAAAGCCGTGTGATGCCTTGCGTGGGGGCAGGATGGTAAACTTAGGAGTCGCACGGCTTTATTTGGAAGTTTCCATATCTACAAATAGCCTATCGCTAATGGTTGTTCCCTTGGGCAGGGAAATAGTTAATACCGCATCGTAAGATGTGAACACTTAAAATTGCCGATAGCCATTGGCAAATGCCCATCAGTCAGCGACAGAAACCCTTGGGCAAGGTTGGGAATGGTGCACAGTCTTCAAATTCGCATCTGTCGCTGACAAACGGATGAGTGGCATTGGCAACTGAAAGCAATGCGACCCTCGCAAACTTGGAGCGGATTTCTTGATTAAACATTCCGTGTACTGGGTCACTGGGGAGGTATTGCCACCAAGAAGGGTTTGAATCCCTTCTCATCCACTAATTTTAAAAGGTTAAATTATGAATGAATTTTGTAAGGATTTAATTTCAAAAGGCGTTCCTAGATGGGTAGTAGAGGATGCCTATAAATTTACAATTGAGCCTTTGAAATCAACAGAAGGCTTGGTAGGAATTGATAAGGAAAATAGTGAGCTATATAGAAATGTCATTATCGCAGCCTACATTGAGGGTGCTAGTGCTACATTGTTAAAAGTGCAAAGATATTATGGCGGTGAGGAACATAGTTAGACAATGGAACGAGGCAACTGAAGGATATTCGTACCGCTTCAAAGGTGGAGATATTTTCCTCCGGTTGGTTAAGGCTGAAGAATGTTACGAATTGCGTAACCCTATAGGCTATGGTGTTCAAGTAGTCAAGTGCAAAGACTTGGATGAAGCAGATGCTAAAGCCAAGGAAGTGCTAGAAGCGTTTTTTGATGACAAAGTTAATATAAAAGCAATCTGATTATGGACTTAGAATTAATGATTGATAAGATAGATTTTAATCAAGGTGCAAGGCAGATAGCCAAACAAGCCTTGGAGTTGGGAATGAAATGCCAAAAGGAATGTGCTTGGCATCCGGTAGAAGAATTGCCTGAGCACAACAGACGCATTGTCGGTTTGACCAAGGTTCGCAAGCGTTTCAAGCATCTGAATTTCATGGGTGAGGAATGGTGGAAGAAGTTTACGGAGTCCAACGCCATCTATAAATGGGCTTATGTTGAGGACTTGATTTAAAATGAAAGATATAAAGCGTATACCTAAAATAGGTGAGGTTATTTCTTTCTTTGATGATGGTAAGGTCTGTTGCTCTAGGTTGTATAAGGCAATCATAAAGGACGTGGTTTTATATGCTTATGCACCGGATTATGTAAAGCAAGCATTCAAGACTAATTCAGAAGTGTGTAGTTGGATCTGGAATGGAACAACTGATTATTTCATTGGTTGTGTTATTAAAGAGTATGATAAGAATGAAATTTGGTTTGCTCGCACAAAAGAAGGTGGTTGGTTTAGTTTAGATATTCAGTCCGATTGGCAAGGTGGAGTACTTGATGTAGATGGAGAATTAAAGAAAGTACTAGATAGTAATCGAAGAAATCCATAATGCTATTTTGTTTTAAATGTTTGCCCCATCACTATATATAATAATGTAGTGGTGGGGATTTTAGTGTTAACGTCAGTGAATTATTAATTTATATTATTATAGTGTGTTAAAAGATAAAAGAAATACATTAAATAATTTGCATGTTTCGGATATTCTTTGTATCTTTGCATCGTAGTTAAGAAACAAGGTTACTAATTAAAAAGGTGAGACACACCATAAAAACTGTAATAAGAAAATGGAAAAGAATAATGCTTATGTAGAGGTGTTATTAAAGATTGCTAGCCTCATGGGTAGAACAAAGGAGTCTATCCAGATGTCGTCTTCTAATACCCATACGAGTATTATGATGTTTGCCGCAAATAATAGCAAGATTATTGGAAATTGGTATTTTGATGCTTCCGATAGCAAGGAGTTGGTGGATGCTACTTTCAATAGTCTGAAGGCTTTGGTTGAGTCTCTTGAGCACAATAAGAGCAATGACGGACAAGCAGCGTAAGTACATAGAAAGTCTTATCAAGAAAGTGTTTCGTAATGCAGATTCGCAGAGCGAAATACTTTCCAGATTGGATAGGGTTAAGATTTCAAGCCAACAAGCTTCAGTAATGATACATGCATTGAAGTTAGAGTGCAACATCGGTCGTTCCGTTCCGGCATATATGTTAATGGCAAATAATCTAAATCCAAAAATGGATGAGTTCTTTAGCATATTAGGTTATGATGAATAACGGATTCGTCAAGAAGAAAAGAAGTTGATATGAAAAAGGTATTTATGATAATTGCCGTTGCCGCCATTTTGGTAGGTTGCAAAGGTAAGGGTACAAGAGTCCAAATCTCGGATTTTGTTGACAAATTCAAGGTCGAGAAATTGTTTGTTGTTGATAGTATAACAGTGTACAGGTTTTATGACCAAGGAAATGCTATCTATTTCACTAACCGGAAAGGTAGGGTATATGCAACCCATTCCGAGTACAATCCGGTTACTCATACATACAATGACGAGGTTAACGAAACTTTATGTGAAGGAGATTGAAAATGAATAAACGAAAATGCAAGAAGTTATTCTACAAGGAGAGTACTAAATGGCTTTTGAAAAGAGGTTGGACTGACGGTTATATAAGTCCTAATACTATAAAATATGTAGTAAGAAAGTTAGAAAAACTCACAAAGTTAAAACTTTTATACTACTTACATAATAAAGTTGAAGAAGATTACTTTATGATAAGGAAGGAGGTGAACAATGACTAAATGGTACTCTGCAAAAGAAGCTCCAAACTACGAAGAATGGATTCTTACAGAATGGTATGATGGAGACGATGGAGGTATTAAGTACGAAGCTGATTATCTTTACTCTTTTGTTTATTGGAAAGATTATGTAAGGAGAAACAACATCACAAAGTGGTGCTATATTAAAGATATAAAAGATTAGGTATATGAAAGTACTTAAGAAGTTTTTTTGTGAGCATATTTTCGATAATCGAAATAAAGGCTTGTAGTGTTAGTCCGAATTTAAAGAGGAGGTTTGATTATGAAATTATCTGAAATAGAATTAGATTTTTTGTATGAGAAATCTGCCGAGTTGTTTAGAGATAAAGTAAAACAACGAGGGGAAGATTATGAACATGATAATAGATGCGCTTGCCCTGAAGCAGTTCGCAGAACTCATCTGCGAACTCTCGCAAGAGAATCTATAGAAGATGTTAAGATTTTAATTGATGAACTACGTAATAATGGTTATGAAGCTTAATAAAATGGTTTTAGATGATAAGAAAATAGATGAAGCCGCAAGAGGAGCAGCAGACTTGTATGAGCAAGATTTGCCTATGATGTCTTATGATGAAGACACAGAGGTTGATGGTCAGCATCATTTTTGTCAAGAGTTTGGCGCAGAATTATTTAAGGATGGTGCTAAGTGGATGCAAGAAGAAATCTTGAAGAAGTTGTGGCATCCTGCTAGCGAAGAGCCTGATAAACATAGAATATGTTTGGTAAGAGTTGTTTATCATCTTAATCATGGGATGCTTCCTGATGAAGAAAGAATAGAACAATCATCTTTTCACGATTTTGGTTGGTATGATTACGATTTCAAATATATTGGAGTTGATTATGATATTGTTAGCTATCTCTATGTTGATGAATTACTCCCGAAGAAAGGAGGCAATCATGATTAAGGAAGTAACAATGTACTCTGTCGTATGTGACAGATGCGGAAAGACTTATGGTGTGGACGATGGCATTGACTGTTGGGTGGACATCTGTACTGCTAGAGAACAAGCAACGGAATCCGAATGGGTAGAAATTGGCGATAAGCATTACTGCCCAGACTGCTATGAGTTTGACGATGAGTTAGATGAGTATGTTCCTAAAAAGAAAGGAGGCGACCTATGAAGATATTCACATTCGATGTTATGCTCAACGGAAGATTCGTCTGCACATTAAAGTATAAATATTGTGCGCTCTTCCCGATAGACTTTGAAGATTTAAAGAAGTTCATTCTCAAAAAGAGACCTACTTTGAAAGGTAAGGATTTTAGAATAGCGTTTTGATTATGAAAGAGATTAAAGTTGGAGAAAAGATTACTATTACTCTTAAAGCTGTCGAACATAAAGGTTACAGCTGTAAAGGATGTTTCTTTGAGTTATGTTATGGATGTCCTTTTCCGTGTTTTGGTACAGAGCGCTCAGACCACAAAAATGTAATCTTTAAAGAAGTAAAGGAGTAAAGTGTATGAGCTACGAATCAAGAAGCAGATGTAAGGAAAGACAGATTACACCTTGTGGAATTTGTCCCTTAATATTCAAGTGTCCTTATGATGAAGATAAGGATAAGTATAATAATCATAAAAAGTAAAGCGTATGTTGTACGAACCAAAACAGGGAAGTAAGGCTTATGAATACATTAAGAGTATTCTCGATGCAGAATTTGAAGAGCATCAAGCCTACATGAAAAGAGTTGAAGAAGCCGTAGGCTTCGAATTTGAAAAATATCAGGGCTATCAGCCTAACAGAACCCTCACAAGAGTGTATGAGATTACTGCTATATGGGTTCCTTCTGACCGTTTCGATACGCTAGACAAGAAGGTATGGAAGAAGGTAGATAGTGTAAGATTAGAGGATGGCTATTATGTTGCTATTGCGCCTAATAAGCGAAGCAAGCAAGGTAAGGCAATAGCCTCCGTTCTTCTCTCCTATAAATCAGTTGCTAACCATTTCAAGGTAATGAGTGAACTGAATATAGAAGTCTCTCAAGCTAGCCGTTTCTCTATTACTCAGCTCCTCCGTCACAAAGACCGCATTTTCGTTTACTTTGATGACAGCATCCGAGCCGAGAAGCAGAACTCTGATTTCAAGGAAATCACGATAGGTGAGTATGAGGATTTCATTAATAGCAAATATTAAAGCGTATGAAACAGAAGTTTATTATTGGCGATATTGTTGAGTATGACAACAAAGTAATGGTTGTCAAAGAGCCAAGAGACGGATGCCATTTTGACTTATCTTGCCCTAAAGAATGGTTGGTGTACTGCTTTGTTGGTGTTGAGGATATAAAGCCAGTTGTACTCACTACAAATATTCTTAGAAAGAATCGGTGGTTTCCGCTTGATGAACGTTTTGTCACTTTCATAAAGGGAGATATTAAAATAACTACGCAAGCTGGTATTAGTATGTTACGTTTTAGAGAAGCGGAACCGATTTATCTTGAATATGTCCATGAACTTCAACATTTTCTCTTTGGTTTGGGTATTAAAAACGAAATGGAGGTGTAGGTATGTTGGTAGCATTATCAATAATATTCATAGCTATAGGCATAGCATTTATGTATGTAGCCATAAAAATTTGCAGAGATTTATGGTTTGCTTATGAATGGCTGCTTGTTTTTGCTATAGGCTTGTGTTTTGTTTTGGCGGCTATAAAACAATTAATGCAATTATAAGTATGTATATATCATCAAGAAAAATAGATTGGTTCTTCCCCTTGCCAACAATAGTAAGAAATCCAAATCCAGATTGGGGAATAGCTTTCCTTTGGAGAGTTTACTGGTTTTGTAACGATTAACGCCTTCGGGCATAAATAGAAGTAATATGAATGCAACAGAAGCAAAGAAGACGCTATTTGAGATTAGAAATAATCTTATTGACGATAAGCAGAAGCATGCTATTTGGTTAGCAATCAAAGCTGTTGATTATTGCGTAAGATTAAAGAAAGGATATAAATAGATAGTAATATGAAAGCAAGTGAGTTGATAGGGCATTTGCAATCTTACATTAGCTTCGTAGGCAAAGATTGTGAAATGCTTGTATTTGACAAAGCAGAAGGTGTTTCTTGTGATATTAACGAGACTACCAGTGATGGCGATTATGTGTTTCTGCACATTTCATCTGATAAATACACAACGAAGACACCAGAGTAACCAACCATCCCTTATGGGATATAAATATAATGAATATGACATTAAATGAAGCAATAGAACATTGCAAAAAGGTAGCTAAAGAGCAAGAAAATTGTAATAATGGTTGTTCTTTAGAACATAGACAATTGGCTATTTGGCTTAGTGATTTGAAAGCTATTACAGAAAATAGCTATGAAGAATTTAAGTGTGCAATAGACACATATGCATACAATTATACTCTAACAGCACTTCAAGGAAGATTAGCTGCAAATCCTTCAATTTCATCAATTGAACTTGCTAAATTAGTAGCTGATGATGTAAAGTATTTGCTTGAAGAATTAGCATTAAATTACAGATATTTTGTACCTAAAAAATTATAAAATAGGAGCATTAGAAGACTATATTAATAAAGTAGAAAAACAGCTTCTCCTCGGTAACAGAGAGAGGGTAAAAAGAAGAAAATATGGCATACATGGAATTTGGAAAGTGTGATATTTGTGGAAAAGAATCTGCTTTATCACGTACATATTTTAAATACAGAATAGGTAGTTGTGAGTGTTGTGGAAGCAAATTGCGTGATGGCTCAAATTTGCATTTTGAGGTTGTGCATCATTGCAACAAATGTGTTCCTCATTTACCTACAGTTATTCATCCTTTATTTAAGGCTTTAGATGGTAAAGTTTACAGAGCAAATATTACTAACGTTTTACCATTTGAAATTGAAGGTGAATACATTATTGAAGAACCAGTAATTAAGGAGGATAAGCAATGAGCAAAATGAACGTCAAGGAGTCTCTTTTAGAAGTTGTTAAAAGCAATAACTTAGAGATAATAAAAATTGATTTATTTAACGATTTTGAGTTGTTTGTAAGAGAAGGCACTAGGGAACGTAATGAGTATTGCAAGACTTATGCAACATTAGACGATTTGGATTTTGATATAGAGGCGTTCTTGCTTAATGATGAAGTACGTGGAATTGTATACTGCCAAGATAAAGACACAAAAGAACCTGTGTGGATTGAACCTTGGAGTGATGAATGCTATTCATGGTGGCAGGTTAGCAGAGTCCCAAAGTTCTACAAACGAAATACTTTAAATGAAGTAAAGTTATTATTAATCAGTGCTAGAAACAGGTTCCGTAGTGCTATTGATGGTGTTATGATACCTTCGGATGAGAGATACAGAGAAAAGTCAAAAGCATTTGAGGAACTTGAAAAAGCACTTGAAGAGTTGGAGAACGAAACTATGTGGGTAAGCAAGCCCGATAAGGAGGACAAGGTATGAATTACAAAAAGATACTAACGAGATACATTCAAGGAAGGCTGTCAGAATTGTCTAATGTTGACGCTTATGAACCAAACAAGTTGGCATTAACTAACATGTTGTGGTTTCTTGGCAAGGCAACCAGTAATGAAGTGATTGTGGCAAAGCTTAAAATCATGGATGGTGCTGATATAAAAAGAAAGAAATATCTTAGTAGGTATGATGGTAACGAATCATTATACGAGGATGATTATTCCAAGGCGGTAGGCACTATCGGAAAGGATTGCTTGACGTATTTACAGGAATGCTTGACGTATTTACAAAACGCCAAAAATGAGGTGCAAGATGAAAACAAGGCAAGCCAAGAAGATTTTGAAGAGCCGGAATGATTATTGGTGGTCAAGAAGATATTGGTATAAGTTAGAATTTGACCAATTGCGTTTTAAAGACCACCGCATCACAAAGGCGATAAGATTAACAAAAAAGTAGTAGTGTATGAATATAGAATTTTTATATCTTAGTATGAGCTTTATCTACATCCTGCTTGTTTGTTTGGATGGAGAAGATGTAAAGCCAAAATGGAAGCAATGGTTAGCTGATAAACTAGGTATCAAACCAAAGATAGAGGTTAGATATATAAAGCCACAAGTTATTAAGCTTCATTCAAGTGTTACAATGTCAAACTTTGAAATGCAATACTATTGCCGTGACAAATCTGGCATGGAGCAATTGAAGAGAAGAGCAATAGAATGTGTGTATGATGGCATTCTTAGGGAAATGAAGGCAAATGGATTGGTTTCCATTTCGCAATATAAAGACATCTATACAAATAGCACAATTTATGAGGGGACATGTAGTATTTATAAAAACAAGTAGTATATGAAGATAAGACAAGCTAAGAAAATCTTGAATATGATGGCGAAAGGAACGGACACACGTTACTTCGATTCAAAATATACATTCAAGAAAGAGAGTAGATTCATTCCTAGATTAAAGAATCTCTATCAGAAAGCAACTATCAGATGGAATAAGGTAAATATGCCGAGTGCCAACGTTAGTTTGTTTCGTTCAATTTTGAGAACTTCAAAGGAATGCAGTCGTTGTAAACATTTCAATGGTATGCTTGCAGGAAGATGTACTAAACTACATAAGTATGTTGAAAGCAGCGATTGGTGTCATGGAACGTTTTTCCATAGAAAGTGAGGTTGACATGAAAATAAGACAAGCTAAGAAGATAATGAAGCAAGTCTATAAGACTAGATATTGGGCTTATAGGCAAGGCTATTATTGTGGCAAGAAAGATGCTGGAAAGCTAGCCGGAGACCATCGTTTGTTAAAGGCTATGCGTCTTACACAGAAGTGGGAAATCCGCAAGATGCGAAATAAAATATTGAAGAAGAATCCGTTCAAACCGAGAGACCTTCGACGTAGTGCTTTAAAATTAATGAGCTATGGATGTAGCAATGCTTAATCGTAAAATTCTCGGTGTAGATTTTGAATATAAAAACTTCTAAAATGAAAAAGAGATATGGAAATTAAAGATAACAAATTAGTCCTTGATATTCCTAAAGGAATGGAAGTGGACGTTGAAAAAAGTGACTTGAAAGCTGGTATTATTAAGCTTAGAAAGAGGGTAATCGGCTATATGGATGCCATATCAGCTTTAGCAGACAAAGATATTCGTCCAGCATGTATTCAAGTTTCATATATGAATGTGGATAAGCTAATTGCATTATCTAGGTTAATGATTATAGCTAAGTACTATAATAGAGATTGGAAACCGGATTGGAAATCTAATGAATGTAAGTATAATATTATGCGAACCAGCGAATATGGTATTACTTCAAGTAGTAATTATAACGAAGGAGCTATTTACTTCAAGAACAAAGAAGATGCCCAAGCCGTTATTGATAATCCGAATTTCAGAAGCACTCTTGATGCAATCTATAAGGACTAAGGCTTATGATGGAAATGTTCTTTAAAAATGTAAAGTTCCGTGAAGTCCAGCATTTGGCTTTCTCGGATGAATACATAACCGCATACGTATCGGTGAATAATGTTCCGAAGATACATATGAGTGTTAATACACCTCGTGACGAATATGGGTTTGCGAAAGGCAAACCAAAGCGTTACTTTAGAGTAGGGTTAGGAAAATGGCTCACTGAACGAGCGTTTGTTAAAAAATATTTTAGTGAAGAATAAATGAATATAAAAAGTCAGATATGGAAACTGAGATTAATGTAGCGGAAATTCTAAAGGATAAGCCGCAAGGAGTTAAGTTGTATTCCTCAATATGTGGAGCAGTAGAGCTTAAAGAAGTTCTTGATGTACGTAAAAAGAAATCTATTGTGGTTAAAGAACTCAATTCAAGTAACCAACATAGATTTTGGTACGATGGCAAATTCTTTAAAGCAGGTCAATGTGTATTACAACCTTCTAAGGAAATGGCAGACTGGTCTAAGTTCTCGTGGAAGAGGGGTGATGTGTTGGTTTGTAAAGATGTTAACTCACATATTATCTTTGATAAGTTTAACGATGATACATATACAACTTTCACAGGTAAGCTGAACTATCAAGCAACTAAAGCTGGATATTCTTATGTTCATACACGTAATATTGCTATGACACAAGACTTCGATATTGAGAAAGATGATGCTGCTCAGACCTACATCAATACTATAGAGGAAAGACTGAGAGGCAAACTCAATCGTGAGACTCTGGAAGTAGAGAAGCCGAAGAAGAAACCAGTATTTGAGTTGGGCAACCTTTACGTCTTCAACGAGGAAGACGAGGACGGAGAGCAGACAATCATCGGCAAACTCATCGGCAAGAACGAGAGTGAGGACACGCTGACATTCGGCAACCAGTATGAAATTGAGAACGAGAAGTTCGTTACCGACCAAGCCTTCGACCTGCGTATCAGCATACATGAGGAATTGCGAGAAGCTACAGAGGGCGAAGCCATCACGTTTCAAGAGGCTTACACTATCTGGGAGAAGAGCAAGGAGCAGCCAGTCTTCAAGCCTTTCGACAAGGTGTTGTGCAGAGACGATATAGGTAAAGAATGGAACATTGACCTTTTCGAAAGTACGGTGACTCATAATAGCAAATATAACTATAAATGTATGGCTAACATCTGGAAATTCTGCATTCCTTATGCTGGTAACGAGAATTTATTAGGTACAACTAAAGATGTGGAGGTATGATAGACGAAAAGAAAATAGAAGAAGCTGCTTTTGAGGAATACCCTCTTAACAGCGATGGAAATATTATAGGAAGAAATGGCTTCAAAGAAGGTGTTAAGTGGGCTGTCAACGAGTCTTTGAAGGATTTATGGCATCCTGCTAGCGTAGAGCCGAAGTGTCATAGTTACATCATATTTAAAACCACAAACAATAATGGATTTGGAACAGAATACATAGATTGTAGTTGGGAAATACTAGTTAGATGTCTGCAAATTACTCAATGGCTTTATGCAGAAGACTTACTTCCAAAGGAAGGAGGTGAGTGCCAATGACCGATGCAGAATTTAACAAGTTTGTGCTTATACTAGAGAACGAGGCGTTTCGGTTTTCAAGAAGCCAAAACGAATTTAAGGAACATCGAGTAGTGATAGAGCAATCCTTCAAAATAGGAGGATTGTTCATCCTTAGAGAACTGAAAAAGTACTTTAATCAAAAGAAGTAAGCGTATGAAAAAAGTTTCTTTGACTGATGATGAGCTGGAATTACTTATTATCGGGTTGCATTGTGTAGATAGGTCTAATTATAACAACTATGGACGATATTACGATTCTTATGATAAAGTGTCGCAAATAAAGGAAGAACTTAGGATTAAACTTAAGAGGGCGTTGTATAATTATTAGTTTTGAATAGTAGCTTAAATATATTAAGATATGGAATTAAAGATAAAAACGCATCATGCTTTACCTTGCCGTACAGAGGTATTCACTATTAACGGAAAGAATGCCGAACAAAATGATTTTGGTGATATGTATGACCATCATAGACAAGATGCAGAGCCTTATGCTTGTGCCGATATGCACTTTGACCCAAAGCCTCCAACAGAGGAAGTTCTAAACCGCTATAATATAACGGAAAAAGAATATTATGACATTTGCAACGAATTGGAATATGAGTTGTGCGTTGGTCGTTGCGGTTGGTGTGTTTGATAGTATTAAAAAATAAATAATATAAGAAATGACAAAGGAAGAAATATTGGAAATAGCATCTGATTTTGAGGATGAAGATGAGTTCGTAAAGTGTGATAGACTGCCGTTCTCTGAAGAATTGTGGCTTTTACATCAGCTAGTGTATATCGGCTTGTCTTGTACCTATACAGGTCGTGGTTATATAATTGAGAAACTTAAAGATTAGTAAAATGGAAGCAAATGATTATTTGAAAGCCATGCAAGCTATGGACGAATTGGATAGACTTGTAACTAGTGTTTATCCGGATAAGTTTAAGTTGGTCTGCAAGAAGTATGGAATAGATGAATGCGAGGCGATGAATATGTATTCGTACTTGCAAAAGATGCATAAAGGTCAGTCTTGGTTAGTTAGATACAAACCATTGGAATATCTAGAGCGTGTATTAACTCTAGCCAAAGAAGCTTATGCGTCTTACATGAACAACGGCTTGATTCTAAGTATGGTCAATTTTGGTGATAAGTACACAAGAATACTTGTAATCTTTGAGAAAGATGGCGTGAGAAGCCAACAGGAATTTGACCTTAGAGAGCAAAGAACATATGTAGATATAGCGGACTTTATTGGAAATGGTTACTCCATCGTATCTGTTATTCGTCAGTCTGATAATGTTGATAGCGAAAGCTTCGTTGGAGAGAAGGATGAGAGAAGTCATAGTATTCCTATTTACGATGGCGATGTAATGCTTTGTTACGTGAACAAACCGGAATTTTGGAGTTTAGATTGGCGTAACAGCGGACTTTATATTTGTGAGAGTGGCTCATATCATAGATTGCTATACACCCCTAATAAGGGGTACGTAAGACATGGAGAGCCAGATGTAGATGAAGACTTCACCCTTGATATTGGGGAAAAATCCTTCAGTAGTTATGTTATGACTTTAGACCAGTCTTGGTATAAGTTGGGTAATGTTCATGCAGGTATAGGCTTTTTGAAGGAGAAGGAATAGAAGTGTTAAAGGAGAGGAATGTCATTTCCCCTCCTTTGCCTTAATCTCCAGCTCGATAGGCTTGCCACAATGAGGGCAGATGATAGCCGGAGATTGCGGAATGGATGGCTGCTCTGGTTGTAGCTCCTTTGGTGTCTCCTTGTAGAATAGCCTCCAAATTGGCACATCTAGGATTTCGGCAATACGTACCAATGTATCAAACGATGGGTTCGCTTTATTATTAATAATGTATGATACCGATGTTTGAGCCATACCAAGAGCCTCTTGTAAGGTCTTTGACATGATGCCTTTTTCTTTCATTACCTCTTTAATATATAGAGGCACATTGCTTTTCTTGTAATTCATATACGATACTATCTAATGTTTTTGAGTGCAAAGATACGCAATTAGACGATATAAATGTATTAAATTCTGTAAAAATACGACCACTTATTATAAATAAGCGTTAAATATTAGATTAAATCGTAAGTTTTAGGCAAAAACATTTGGAAGATATAAGATAAAATCGTATCTTTGCAATGTCTTTAAGAGATAAAGGCTTTAAAGTTTAACTATTAATTGCTGTTATGCAGTCGAGTCGGCACTCGTAAAACGGTTTGAGGATATGACTACTTCAATTAAGAACAAGATGAGAAAGGTAATGCAGTTGGCACATAGAGCCTATCAGTTGAAATCAAGTTCAATGTCTTGGGTTGAGTGCTTGAAACAGGCTTGGCAGGTCGTAAAGCTTGAGGCAGCGATGAAGACCAAGGTGGTAGAGTTCTTCTTTATGAAGATGAATGGTGAGGTAAGACAAGCCTTTGGTACGCTCATCCAGAGTCACATTGACTATACTCCAAATGGTACAGGTCATGTAGCAGCAAGAGATTGCATCCGCTATTGGGATGAAGAAAAGGGCGCATGGAGACAATTCAAGGCTTACAACTTTTTGCGAGTTGCATAAAGATATATACACGTTCTAAGGTGTTTGGCGAGGCTTTAATAGGGGTGAGCCTTTAATCACCCCTTTAGTTTAGGACTTTTAAATTAAAATCGAATATGTTACATTCTGAGATTGTTAGTGAGTTGAAGAACATTGGTGTACAAGTAAAACCATATAATGTTCAAGATGGCTTTATGGATATGTTCGTAAATGGTGAGGTTTACGATATGTTTGTGAAGTTTGTAAAAGAGAACAACTTAGAAGTGATATATGATAACATTCATCATTGGGATATTTTCACATGGTGTGATGCTACAATTTGGTTTTAATCACAAATAGAGTATAAGATATGGAGACAATTGCTAAGTGTTTGAAAGAAGTGTTCTACAAAGGGCATCATATTACCAAGGTGGAGGACGTATTTGGTCAGGTTGCCGTTCGCATTGATAATGTTGTTGAACCGGACTATGCTAGCATAGCAGAGGCGAAACGTGTAATCAATGGTAAAGCCCCAAAGTGGTTTAATGATGGTTATATGTGGGACGAAGCCAGCAAGAAAGTTGTAAAAGACCCTAACGCTTTCCGATGGGAGGAGTAAGAAAACATAAGGTAAAGAACTTAAAACAATTGGTTATGGAAAAGTTTATTGATGGCAGTTATGTATTCGAGAAAACAAATGAGTTTCCGGATGGCTACGAAATTTGGGCGATTGGTCGAAGAAATTTCGAACACAAAGGCTACGTACCATTGTGTGAGGTTGATGAGAACTACAACGTCAAAAGAGATACCTTGAAGGCTTTGAAAGTCAAGGATGAAGCATTTGCTTTGGCTTTGCTCTATGAAGCCGTTAAACGAGGTGTCAACAAGAAGAAGTATAACAAAATGTTAAGTGCATAAGAACATGGATGAGAATTTCTTGAATGTGCTCTATATCGAGCACACAGACAAAATAGGCGTTTTAAAGAACGATAAGAACGAAAGGGTATCAATTATCCTTGGGACGGACAAAACGCTTGTAGAACGCAAGAGAGACTGCAAAACGTACCTTCTTGTACCTTTGACAAAGAACCACACATTTGTCTGCAAGGGTAATAGCATTGATGTGGATGGTAAGCGTTTCAAGAGTAAAATCTTCTTCCGTAAGGATGGTGCTCAGTGGATTGAGATTGACAAAGAAACGTTATCTAAGGTAGCGTAACAAATATGGAGGTTAAAGCTATGAAAGTATATGTAGTAATTTCTTCGTACCAACATGGGTTGGGTGAAGCAGTGGAGGTTGACGCAGAAGTCTTCTCTACCATAGATAAGGCAAGAAAAGCGATAAGACACAAAGGGATGAACACTTTGGAGAATTACAAGCGAGTTCTGAATTGCGATGATTATCTATGCAATATCTCAGATTCTTTCTTCCATATCTCAGACAGCGAAGGAGAAACGTGGGATAATTTCGACATCGTAGAACAAGAATTAAAATAATAAAGCTATGAAGATTGATGTTATCAAAAATATTTTGGAAGATGCGAAGGAGTGTGGTTGCCTAGCGACAATTACACTTGCAAATTGGCAGGTATCGCATGTAAACTTCAGTAAGCAAATAAAGACGTTTACTGCTACAGATGATGTAATCTTGGACGAAGAGGGACATCTTGTGATAATACTTGGTACGGATGGAAGTAGAGATTACATTGATAGCGATTCCATCATTCGCATATTTAGCAAAGAAGGTTTATAACAATTAATTAGATAAGAATATGGATGCAGGTCATGTGAATGTTATTTTGGACGAAGCCGAGAGCAAAGGTCTTAGAGGAACTATCAACTTGATAGGTGGAGCGAAGATAAGTTTCGACTTCAATAGTGTTGGTGGTGAAACTTCTTTCAATTGCAACACAAAGAACAGAACACTTACGATAGGGAGTGGAAATACTGTAGTATTCACACGTAAATACATAGATTGCAACTCTATCCAGTATATTGAGATAGTTGAGCGTTAAAACTAATAATAGGAGACAAGAATATGGATGTAAATAACGCAGGTCAGCACGATGGATGTGCTAAAACCGGATTGGGACAGAATTAGAAAGAAAAGGCGGAAGAGGATTTAACCTCTTACCGTCTTTAGAATGCAAGCTATTTCAAGATTATTTTAAGAAAACATGAAAATAAATTAGAGTTTTCTTGCATTTTTCAAAGGTTTTTGCTACCTTTGCAGATGTAAACAATAAAACAATGAGCTTATGAAAGTATTATCAATTCGCCAGCCGTATGCTTGGTTAATCGCTATCGGCTGCAAGACCATTGAAAACAGAACCTGGAATAGAAAGTTCCGTGGTCGTTTCCTTATTCATGCTAGCCAAGCCAAACCCGAAAAACTTGACGGATGGCAGGAGAGCGCAATGAAGAAATATTGCCAAGAGCATGGTATTGTTATTCCGGACTTCAAAGACTTGCCAACGTCAGCCATTATCGGCAGTGTAGAGTTGGATGATATTCAATTCCATGAGGCTTATCCGGATGCATTTGCTGAAGATTTCCAATATCATTGGTTCTTGAAGAATGCTAAATTGTTCGATGAGCCGATTAGAAACGTCAAAGGCAAGTTATTCCTCTGGGATTATGAGTATAATGAAGCCGAAATGTAAAATAACAATACTTTTGTAATAAAAATACAAGTTATTGAAAATTAGCGCAAAAATCTTTGTTGTTCTAAGGGTTAGATAAGAGGTAAATGTAAAAATAAAGAAAGCCTCAACCTCTAACGAGATTGGGGCTTTTACAGTTGTCCTAGTGTGTCTCACCATTATTATTTCGTTCAATCAAAGGTAAGATACCTTTCTCCTTTAGGAACTCATAGAGAAAGAAACGCCCTTTTTGAGTCCATTTCGTGTTGTATTTGATGGTTTGTTTTCCATCATTGTGCGTAATGGTCACTGGCTCGCTATTCACATATCCCTTATCCAAATATTGGCGGTACAAGACCCATTGGTCAGAAACCTTGTGCTGGATACCATGCTCATGCAACAATTTGTTGAATGCTTGCGGACTCATTCCGTAATCCTGCGCCATTGATGTAATCACGCTTGTGCTCTTGTTTTTCATCATCACATCGAAGTAAGTAGTCTTAGGCTTCATCGTTGTAATCTGTGCGCTTAGTCCTACAATCTCCTGCGATGCCTTGGCAAGTTCCTCCTTCTGCTGTTTGTTCTCCAAGGTCAGTACTTGGTTCTTCTCGAACTGGTCAGCCCAAGCTCTTGCTGCTATAGCCGGATTAGTGAAATCGGGCAAAGATGGAACACTCTGCATTCTTACTTTTTTCTCAACCTCAATGAAGTACTTGCGAATCATCCTGCCTGTCTCATTGTTCTCAATCATACACAACTCCTTAGCCATATCCAAAGATAAGGCATACTCTGTAATAGTAGTAGCACCATTTTCTCGTTTAATAACTTTATTAAATGAGCAAAAGTCTTGATTTTCAACGAATCCGTACTTTTCAATACGGTTTCGAATCCAATTAGCAAACTGCTGCTTACTACCCAACTTATGGTGCAGCTCTCTTGCATTGACGGCTTGATTACCATCACGTTCTTCTACCTTGATGAGTTCAAAGCCTTCAACCTTGATTTTCTCACTTTGATTTACGAATGCTCCCAGCATGGGTGCATCATTCAAATTCTTTTCTAAATAATCTTTCATTTCTTAATTTGTTGATAATTTATATTTGGCTGTGGTGGAAACGAAAAGCCCCATCCGCTAAAGTCACGAGTGCGGACAGGGCTTGTGTCATTCATCCACTATTGTAGAGCGATGGACGGAATGACAATACTCCACGCTTGGAGCAAATGAAAATATTTAATTTTAAATTTTAAAAATATAATCTATATCCGCATTAGCCGTGCTCGTGACTTCACAACCTTGTTATTTTCGGCTGCAAAGTTAATGCTTTTCTTGTTAACTTGCAAACGCTTTAGTGTTTTATTTAAAACGTTAACGTTTGTTTTGCTATGGAGGACTTCTGTCATTACCAGCACGACCAATTCTTATGGCACATTTCTGCACATTACTTCTTGTTTCCATTGCTCACGGAATTAATTGTTAAACATCAAAGATAATGTGCAGTTGTTCAGGTGTGCCTCACCTTATATATCTTATGCCACCAAAGATAGCATTTCTTTTGATTGCATCTGAACCGTACATGAAATTCTACGAAAATCTATGATTTAGGCATATTTCACTTCTTGCTTCAACCTATCACTACTTTTTAGGTGGTAAACCACGGTCATCCATAGTCGGATAGTCCACAAGCGTAAATTCGGCAGTACGGCTACCTATTTTATTTCTTTTGTCTTATCCTGCAACTAACATTCGTTGTCCTTCTAGCAATATGTTCACAGCAGCATTTATATCTCTATCATGGTGAGTTCCACAATTCGGACAAGTCCATTCTCTATCACTTAACCTCAAATCTCGTTTCTTATAACCACAAATTGAGCAAGTTTTTGAACTTGGAAAATATCTATCAACAAAAACAACTTGTTTGTTATTTACAGTTGTTTTATTAACCAAAGTATCTCTAAACTTATAGAAACCTACCTCTTGAATCGCTTTTGCAAGATGATGATTCCTTAACATCCCTTGCACATTCAAGTCTTCCATAAAGATGGTATCAAATTTTGCCAATAGTTCATTTGTTACATAATGGATATAAGCATCTTTCTTATTCGTAATTCGTTCAAATAACTTTGCAATACGAAATTGTGCTTTCTTCCTATTGTTAGAACCTTTAACTTTCTTCGATAATTGCCTTTGGAGTTTCTTTACTTGTTTCTCTTCCTTCTTGAAAAAATGTTTGTTTTCAAACACCTTTCCATCAGATGTGATAACAAAATCCTTAACTCCAAGGTCAATGCCAACTTGTTCATTTGTGTGTTCAAATCTCTTTAGTTCAGTATCTTCCATTTCAATAAGAATAGATAAGAAGAAATTACCACTCTTGGTTTTCGATAAGGTAGCACTCCTTATGTTCTTATTATACTTCTGTAGTCTTCTAAAATACAAATCTGAACAACGGAATTTGATGTTCTTTAATGCTGTAGTTAAACTGATATGTCTCGTTTCAAATGTATTGCGTTTTGAAATTGCATCGTATGGAAACAATGCAGATTGCTTATCTTTCTTTGATTTGAATTTTGGGAAACCATTATGCTGTTTGAAGAACTTTTGGTAAGCACCATCCATTTGTCTGATTGCTTGTTTCATTACCTTTGTATTTTGTTCTTTTAACCAAGCATATTGTTCATCCTTCAACAATGTTCCATGAAACCACTTTGACAAGTCAGTTACCTTTAGGTTCGTCTTATCTGCTTTGTAAGCTTTTTGTTTTTGAGCAAGGCATTGATTATAGACAAAACGATAGCATCCAAGCACCTTATTAAGTGTTTGTTCTTGTGTTTTGTTTGGATATAATCTTATTTTTACTGCTCTAAACATTTTAAAACTAATTTTAATTGTTAAACAAAAAGGTTATTGGCAACGTACCAGTGGGAGTTTAGATTTCTGTCGTGTCCCGCTCACGACCTGCTGCCAAGTAACCTATATATCTTACGCTACCATAGATAACGTCTCTTTGTCAATCTGAACCCACTGGCAAGCATACTTGCGGAAAAAGATGTCCGAATCGAACCGCTTGCCATCCACAATGATGTGGCTACCTTTGCATTCGAACTTATGGTTTCGGTTTAGTGGTATCAAAAGGTACGTATTACCCTCTTTCTTGTCGTACACAAGCGTCAAGTCTGTGCCGATAACTTGTGATACCACCTTGCGCTCATCTGAGCTTAAAACGCCAATCTTGCCATCATGCTCAACGTAAAGAGCATCCTTTAAATTCTTATCCATATCTCTTAAATATTTAATGTTCAAAGTCCGGTGCAGTTTAGCGTGTGCCTCACGAAATCTATTACAAGTCACACTCGTATGAGTATTGCTTTTTCAGCTTGTTCAATGCATTCTCGGTAACGTAGTAGATGTTATCGAAATACTCGCTTTTCTTGATGCTCCGGCTTTCCTTCAGCTCTACCTTGTGATTGAATGTCACTTCGTAGCGGTTAGCGATGCTTGTAATCAAGAAATCGACCTCACGCTTATGTCTGTCCAGCTCGGTCTCTTTATACTCACCACGCTTGATAAATGCGTCCTTGTTCGTCTCTTCGATGGTTGCAGCCATATTGCCTTGCATCACGATAATCTTTGCGCTCATATCTAGTTTCTTTTTAATCGTTAATAATCTTGTTATGCAACTCGAATCAAGTTATAGTTCTTGAATTGTCTCCACTCTCCCTTGACCTCATCCCAATACTTGGTGCAGTCCTTGCAAGCGTAACCCTTGCCGTTTGGAGTGTAGTCAATGTGACTCTCCATCAAAGTGCCGAAAGCCTGACGAATCTCACCATTCATCTTCTGAAAGTAGAACTCAACGACCTGCTTCTTCATGCGAGCCTTCAGCTTGATTACCTGCCAAGCTTGCTTCAAGCATTCTGCCCAACTCATGTAAGCACCCTTAAGCTGAAATGCTCTGTGAGCCATATTCATCACTTCTCTCATCATATTCTTAAATGTAGTAGCCATAATCTTTCAATTTTAAACGTTAAACTTAAATTACTTACTTTGCAAGTCCGATGCTCTCACGCAAGAAGCTCTTGGCCTCATCGTTGTTCATATTGAGCTTAGTTGTTATCATATTCAACATTCTATCAACGTCCTTTTGGGTGTTTATCCTGTTGCTTACGAACTCTATCATAACGAACTTCTGAATCAAGTTTCTTCTTATCATTGAAGTAGTCATATTGCTATACCGTTTTACGAGTGCCGACTCGGAGGTGCAACCTCAGCTAAATTAATAATGTTATTGTGACCTTTCTTTCTTAATCACGATGCAAAGGTAACATATTTACGTTACACTGCCAAATATTTTAGAAAGAAAATGTAACGTATTTAGGTTAATTAACAAATATTCATTTGTAACGTACTATTCTTTAAACTACGTTAATACTTTTACGTATATATGCTACATTTCAAAGATTATTCTTATCTTTGCAAGAAAATAACAATGTAACGTATTACGTATTATGAGATTTAAAGATGTTCTTAATAAATATGGTGTAACGCAACAAGACCTAGCAGACCGGATGGGTATGAATAGAGTTTCGGTTTCTCGTTTACTTAGCGAGAAAAACGACTTGCGTATATCAACTATCGAAAAAATAGCAAACGCTATAGGCTGTCCTGTAGCAGAATTGTTTGATAAGCAGAACAAAGAAGATGCTATTAGTGATTTCATCGCCCTAATAAAACAAGGTGGTGAGTTGTATTCCGCATCGTCCATCGCTGAGGCTAGGGTCGTGTTAGATAAGTTGGAAAACAAAAAGGAGGGGAAATAGCATTCCTCTCCTTTGCCTAGAAATTCAACGAAGGCATGTTGTTGTTTCCGAAAAGTAACCTGAATGTTTCCTTTCCCTTTGGCGTGATTAGGGTTCTTGTGCCAGTCGCCTTGTCATTTCCCCAATCCTTCATCTTGAACAGGTCATCGTTATATTGCGAGTATGGCTTGATATGGTTCTGCTTGTCACGGTAGATGTATTTTTTCGCAATCAGTATCTTTATGAATTGGTTCTGTTTCAATCCAATCTCCTTTGCCGTGTCTCTGAAGTTCGTAAGTAAGCCTTTATCAACCAAGTTATCAAAGTATTCTGCCTTTGGCTGCATTTCCTCGTTCTTTTCCTCAATGGCTTTCTTCTCTTCCTGCTCCTTTATCCAACGCTTCGCTCTCTCAATTGGGTCTTCAATCTGATAAGAAGGTATCATGCCTTGTGCTACACAATGAAAGACCTTGCGGTATATCTCGAATACTGGGCGTACTTTGCGGGCAATAAAATACTCCAAGCAAGCAGAAGTGAGATAATAATTAATCTTATTGCTACCGCCCCAATCTTGCTTGCCATTTTGGGCAAGTGAGTTATCAGAATCTTGCTCCGCATCATTGAGGAGCGAGTTTTCCGCATTATTGCGGATAACGATAAAGTCCACATTCTCAATGAAATTGGTCTTCAAGGCACGCACAGCATTATCCTTTCGCTCGTAAGCGAGCTGCCAGACATCATCAAGATTTACCGGATATTCCTTGCTCTGCTTATCTAACTCCAAAACACTACGAAAGTATCGCTCCAAATCTGATGAAGTACTTTCTTTTGTCAAAACAATCCCATTTTCCATTGTCTCTTTCTTTTCAGTTTTTAACGTGTGTCTCACGCTCTAAAAATTAAGCTGTTATTCCTAATAATGTGGAAATCGGATGCAAAGATACGACTTTTTAGTGTAACTTGCAAGTATATTAATGTAATAAAGATTATTATAACAAAATATAACAGATAGTATAATGATAGTTAAATATGAAGATGAATAATGGCGGTTTCATATAAAAGATGTACTTTTGCATATTAGTATTCAGTATTGTCCATCGCTGAGGCTAAGGATGTGCTGGACAAGCTGGAAAGTGTTAAGTAACGTGGGGTGTTCCCCGCAAAGTTCAATAATTAAAAGTATGGGATTATGAAGAAGGTCTTATATTTTATTTCTTTTGTTGTGCTCTTGTTGACTAGTTGTACATCAAAGGAAAACAAAGCAGATGCCCTTATCAAGGCAAGAGGGTTTGAGTGCGCCAATGTAGAGAAGTTAGAGGAATTTCAATGCAATCCTGCTTCTGCCGAAATGGTTATGGTTGCTTATAACAGTTTGTGGCGCAACGACTCGCTGTCTAGGAATATGTATTTGTCTAGTAGTAATATCAATTATGTTTATAATGAGATACAAAGACAAGAGCAAAATGCAAAAAATCTGTTGGAAAAAGCTGATGAGATTGGCATGATTAATAATCATACAGAATTATGTGGTTATTATGTTGTTATCTCTCCCGATAAGATTAATGGTGCGTATATAGACAAAAATAGAAAATGTACAAGATATGAAGTATTCTTCGATAAAGATGTTGAACGTATCATAGGAATACATCCAATTCGCAAATAAACGAATTAACAGGTTTGGTGTTGTAAAATTAGTATATTGACAATTTAAATAAATGTGATTATGAAGAAGAAAATATTGTTTGGTTTGTTGCTTTTCATACTTTTTGTAGCGACAAGCTGCAATAACCCTCGTGACATAAAGGAAATGCTTCAAGAAAAAGGATATAAAAGCATATCTGTTACTAAAGTAGATAGTTTGAAATGGTTTGATGATAAGATTTCTGATAAGGAATATCAATTTTACAAGGTTGAGATGAAGATTGATTCTATAATCAAGTCTATTCCTGATAAATTCGATTATGCCTATGAAGAGAAAGTAGATAGAGATATTCAACCATTGGCAGCAGCTTGCTATTCTCTTATACAAGATGTAACATCTACGAAAACAAGGGAGTTTTGTGATAATGATGGAAAAGAACCTAAACATGTAGGAATGCTTTTTCATGTTAAGATGGTTGTCCTAGGGAAAAAGGATGATTATGTGGTAAGAACAGACAAGAACGTTACGAAAATCTTATATATAGAACCTGCCGAAAGACCAGATTATAATATCTTGTTTAGAAATGGTTTGTTTGGTACATTGCAAGCCCTATAATATAATAAGGTGTAATCATAAAAATAAGTTTCTAAAAGAAAATAAAGTTTAAAAGAATAAAGAAATACACTAAATAATTTGCGTGTTTCAGAATTTATGCTTACCTTTGCAAACGAAATCAGAAATGGTTTAGCCGTGAAGTCGTGAGCATGGTTACTGGGATAAGAAGAAATTTAGAAGTCTTCGGACTTTTCTATACTTTTAGCCTCGTTCGCTACTCACGACAATAAGCGGACGGGGCTTTTGTTTTGCCCCAAAGGTAAGAGGCATACCTGTAAAACTGCCGTGTTTAATTTTAAAAGTAAAGAAAAGTATGAAGACAATTAGTTTTAAGTTGGTTGGTGTTAGTCCATTGATGTTGAATAATCCGAGAACAGTTTCTCCTTTCGATGCTTACTCAAAGCAGATTTCCGGTTTGACTGCCAAGCGAAAAAAGACGGAAGAAGACCAATTGGAGATATGCCGATTGATGTTCTTGGCATCCTTGTATCAGAATTCAAAGGGTGAATATATTATTCCTAGTTCGCACATTATGCAAGCCGTTAAATGTGCCGCCAAAGAGATTCGACTCGGTGCAAAGGTTGAGCGTTCTTTTGGTGTTATGGATGATGGTTTGTTGAAGTTCAAGGATGCGGACAAAACCCCTGAGCAACTTTATGAGCTTGGTATTTATGTAGATTGCCGTGCAGTTGGTATTCGAGGCGCAAAGGTTCTTGCTACTCGTGCGATATTCCCAGAGTGGAGTACAGAATGCACTTGTTGGTATGATGAAAGTCAATTAGACCGAGACCAAATTGTTAAGTTGTTCGAGGTTGCTGGTCTTAGATACCACTTAGGTACATTCCGAGCTATGTATGGAAAGTTTGAAGCAAAGGTGATAAAATAAGTTGGTTATCCCCACATGGTGTTAGTAGAAGTTCGATTCTTCTATGGGGAGCTTGTTTTTTATAATATAAAGTTTAGTACAGTCAAGTAAAGTAAAGTTCAGATTAGTAGAGTAGTGTTCAGTACACTGAAGTTAAGTAAAGTAGTGTTAAGTAAATGGTTTCTCTGTATGGTATTCATCAAGGTTCGATTCCTTGGCAGAGAACAATGTTAAAATAAAAATTATGGAAAGTGTAAAGGAATTAACAAATGAAGTGCTAGGAGCATTCGAAGAAGAGTTAGTAGCAAGCTTTGATGAAGACCAACTTATTTCTCATAAATGGCTCAAAGAGAAGTTTGGGTTGCCTAAATTGTCTTTTGAGGACTATGGAAAGGATGTAGATGCTTATATAGAGGCTATCCAATTGCAGCAATTCACGTATATGGCAATGGTTGATAAATTGCGTGAGGATTTGTTGAAAAATAAGCAATGTTACCTTCGTAATGTTTGGGGTAATGGCTATGTGATTGTTCCTAGCAACGAGCAAGCCAGTTATGGCTACGACCAAATGATGGGCGACATCAAGAAGGCATTAAAGCAAGGTGCTGACATCATAAACAATGTACGACCTTTGCCTATGGAAGAACAATCTAAGTATTACGATACATTGGCGAAACTTGCAAAGGTTCGTGATGTATTTGCTAATTTTAAATAAAGGGCAGTTTAGTTAAGTGTTGTCCAGTACAGCGCAGTATAGTCTTGTGCAGCAATGTCCAGTCTAGAACAGCACAGCATAGTATAGAACAGATTAGTGTAGTAAAGTTTAGCGAGCCATCCTTCGGGGTGGCTCTTTTTGTTAATTGTGGTTAATATAACAAAAATGTTACCTAAAATTTTGGTTATATAACAAAAAAGTTATATCTTTGCAATGTCTTAAGGACAAAAGAGTTCTTGTAAAAATGAAGAAAAGCGAATTGATTAAGAGACTGAGAGAAGCGGGATGCTTCCTGTCTCGACAAGGTTCGGGACAGGAAAAATGGACTAATCCAAAAACGGGAAAGTCTCAATTCGTGCCAAGACACGCTAGAGAGGTCGCCACAGGCACCGCTCATAGTATTCTAAGAGAATTGGTTGGGGAGTAATCCCCACCTTTCTCTCTTCATTGCTTAAAGGACTCTTTTTTTTGTTAAGAAGATAAATGAATGTATATATATGAAGAAGATTAAAGTTATTGTAGAACAAGCCAAGGATGGGTCTTTTTGGTGTCATACCGAAGATGGAATAGGTAAGGTTGGCTTAAACTCTTGTGGAGAAACTGTTGCCGCTGCGAAGCAAGATTTAATGGATTGTTTGGCGTTGGCAAAAGTGGATGCAAAAGAGAATGGAGAAGTGTTTCCTGACGTTGAATTTGAATACAAGTATGACTTGCAATCTTTCTTTAATTATTTCTCCTTTCTCAATGTGTCGGAGATTGCAAAACGAGCAGGTGTCAATCCTTCATTGATGCGTCAGTATAGTAAAGGCATAAAACAAGCTGGCGAGAAAACTTATGAACGTTTGGCACATTGTATGAATGAAATAAAAAAAGATTTGGTAGCCGCTACCTTTTAGGCGTGTGGCTTCATTGTTGCAATAGATAAAGAACTCAGAGCCTTCTGCATGTGAATGTGGAAGGCTTTTTTAGTATCTATACCTTAATCTTTGCACTTAAACCATTAGTGAAATAGCACACCTTTATTCTTTCGTTATTCCTTTGAATATTAGCTAATTTTGCCAAGAAAAACGAATAAAGATGGCACAGCTAGAATTTAATATCAAAGCGAATTTCGACCAAATCAAGCAAGCCAAGCAAGAGCTTGAAAGATTGCGTGGTGAGTTACAGAAAACAACAAAGGCAACAGATAGGGCTGTGGTTCAAGACCTTACGGACAAATATGCAGAGCAAAAGCAAAAGGTGACAGAGCTTAGTTCTGCAATGTCTCGCTATGCTTTGGTAACGAGCAGCGATTATGCAAAGAAAATGCAATCTTTGACACGGGAAGTATATGCTTTTGAATTGCAAGCCGACTCGTCCAGACGAAAGATAGAGAAGCTTTCAAATGAGATAGCGAAAATGGAAAGCAAAATGCGCAGAGGTGGCCTTGATGTAGGAACAAGCGCAATTCTTTCTGATAATATATCATCCGGCTATGCCTCGTTGAAAGACGAAAAGGCTAGACTGGAGAATCTTACAGGATTAGGCAAGCAAGCGAGACAAGAGTTACAGAATATGCAAACGGAATATGCTAAGTATTCGGGTTCTGTATCTCCAGCTAAGGATATGACCAATCAAATGACAAATGCATTTGCCCAAATGATTGCTGAAATGAAGCAAGCTCCTACAGTCGGTGAAGGTATTTCCTCATTGTTTGGTCGTTTGAATGGTGACGCAAGACAACTAGCTATGAGTTTAGTTGGTGGTCTGGGCTTTGAACAATTGGCTGAGCGCATCTTTAACGTTCGCTCTCAATTCCAACAATTGGAGATTTCTTTTACAACAATGTTGGGTAGTGAGCAAAAGGCTGGTGCGCTTATGGATGAACTTATCCAAACTGCTGCTCGCACACCTTTCAACATGCCAGACGTTACTGAAGGCGCAAAACAACTTTTAGCATATGGAATTCAAGCCAATGAAGTAAATGACACCTTGGTACATTTGGGTGACATTGCTTCCGGTTTGAATATTCCTTTAGGTCAGCTCGTTTACCTTTACGGAACGACCGTTTCGCAAGGAAGAATGTTTACAGTGGACTTGCGTCAGTTCATGGGTAGAGGTGTCCCATTAGCAGAAGAATTGGGTAAAATCTTACACCAAAACACAACTGAGGTTCAAGAGTCTGTTTCTAAGGGAAAAGTCACATCAGACATCTTCAAGGAGGCTATCGCTAATATGACGCAAGCTGGCGGTCGTTTCGGAGGTTTGATGAGCAAGCAAGCCGAAACCCTTCAAGGTCGTTGGTCGAACATAGAAGATACGATAGACCAAGCAATCAACTCTATAGGACAAAAGACACAAGGAATCTTTGGAACAGGTCTTGACTTAATATCTTCTCTGATAGAGAATTGGGAAACATTGGTTAAAGTTATTGGTTCTGCGGCAGTTATGGTCGGAACTTACAAAGCTGGCTTGATGGCAGCGGCAAGCATTCAGAAGGTTCAGAATGCTATGACAATGGCATCAATCACAGAGGAACTTGATTCTAAGTTAGGAGAGGCAAGAGACCAAGAAAACAACTTCCGTTCCTTAAATGGCAAAGACACCAAGCAGTATCGGGCAAATAGATACAAGGCTTTAGGTGATGCTATTGCCGATACGTCAAACATTGGTGATGATAAGACAGAGGAAATCGTCTCAAAGCAAATTGAGATGGCGAGAAACGAGGGTCTTATCACCGAACAGATGGCTCAACAACTTCAAACAAAGCGAGATTTATTGGTTGCCCAGCAAAAGGCTGCTGATAATGAGCGCATGGAGTATGAGAACGCAAAGCGGACAAAAGAAATAGAAGAGGAAGCCGCACGACAAAAGAGAGCCGATGCGGAAATGGCTGCTGAAATTAACGCAAAGGCTGCAAAGAAAGCCGCTATAGACGAGGCTAATAATACTCCTTTGGGTAAGGCTATTCTTAACACAAATGCTATAGAGGAAAAGAAAAAACAGGCAGAAGCAAGCATCGAATTAGCCAAAGAAGAGGCAAGGGAACAACATGGAATTGTAGAGGAAATCGGTGCTCAAATCAAGAAGCAAGAAGAACTTGTAGCCGCAAAAAAGGAGCAGGTAAAGTCTTCATACCAAGATGTGACTGATTTGGGCGGTTATGATGATGGCTTTGGTGATGATTTGAAATTACGAGACCAAGCAGTAAATCAATATGTGGATGAGCAGCAAAAGTTGAACGACCTCAAACAGAAGAGTTACGAGGCTTCTCAAAAGGCATATCTCGCAGACCAAAAAGTATTGGGTATGCAAGAAGACCTTAAAGGTGTAACCCAAGAGCTTAATCAAGCTATAGAGGAGGAAAACCGAATCTATGGAGAAACTGGAGCTAGTGCGGACGAGATAAACAAGCTGGTGAATGAGGGTGTTGCAGCAAAAGATAGCGAAACGGCTGCGGTTAATGCGAATACTGCTGCTAAACAAGGGAACACGTCAACTGAAAATGCCAACTCAACGGCACGAAACGTTAATACCGGAGCAACCACAAGACAATCTGCATCAAATGCGGCAAACACAACCACAGAGAATGTTAATTCTGCGGCTACAGGAGCGAATACGACTTCTCAAAATGTGAATACAAGTGCGAAGCAACGCAATTCCTTTGTTACAAGCATGATGTCAGTTGGTACAAAGGCTGCGACCTTGGCTCAGTCGGCTTTTTCGTGGGCAACTAATGCGTTGACAACGAGCTTGCGTAGTCTTTGGGCTACTATGGTTTCTAATCCATTGACTTCTGTCATTACTTTAGTGAGCACAGCTATTTCTGTATTCTCTATGTTTGGTGACGAAACTGAAGATGTTGCGACAAAGGCAACAAATATGGGAAATAAAGCATCCGAGGCAAGTGCAAAGGTTCGTGCATTGTTTGCTATCTTAGGGGATGGAAAGGATGCGGAAAGTCATAAAGACACGATAGATGCACTGAAAAGCGCATACGAAGAGTATGGCGTAAAGCTCGATGAAACAATTATGAAATCCGAAAACGAAGCTTCAAAGGTACAAGAGCTGATGAAGCATAAGGAAGATTTGATAGGTGTTATCGAAGAGCAAACTATTGCAATGGAACATCAAAATGCCGTGCAGCAAGCGTATGAGAGCTACGATTCTGCGAGAAATGATGCAAAGGCTGATTTTATAAAAGCAACAGATGGTATTTTGGATTCTACACAGGCAGGTCTTGCTAGTACATTGTTTAAGCAGTCTGATTTAGATTTAATGACTCAATATCAAGAGCAACTATATAAGTTGGATATTGGAACAAAGGAATACCAATCTACGGTTGCAAAGGTAAAAGATTTAAAAGAAAAGATGATGGTTACTTTGAATAACTATTATAGTGGTCTCGGTCTTACTGATGAGCAGACTCAAAAATTACAAGGTAGTACCGAACATCTGATGTGGGATTACGAGAAGGCAAATGAAACCTTGCGTGATAAAATTGCTACAGAAAACAAAGCAAAAGTTTCTGCTGAGAATGCTAGTAAAGAGGTAAGAATGCTTTCAGATAGTACAAAGGAGAATGCCGAACGTAACAGGTTGGCGAAAAAGTCATTTAAGGAAATGGCTGTTGAAATGGATGAAATCCGAAAGATTTGCGAGAGAACTTATCATATGAAAATCAAAGTTGATTATGATGATAAATCATTGCCAGCTTGGATTAAGAATATGTCTCAGAGCCAAAGGGCAGGAAGCGCAAGAGCTAGATTGGCTTGGTTGAAAACCCATAAGCCAGGAGATACAACAAAGAAGTTTGGTGGAACTAATAAGGATTATTGGACAATTTATAATGAAAACCGAGGACTTCAATACAAGGGGGAAAAGGTAGAGAGTACACCAACCGAGACTGAGGCTCAGAGAAAGAAACGCCTCGCTGCTGAAGCTAAGAAAAAACGAGAAGCGGAACGTGCGGCAACTAAGGCTGAGCGTGAAGCAAACCAGAAGGAAACGATGGCTGGTAATAAGCGCAAGGCTGAGGAGGACTATTCCAAGTCCATTTCATCCTATTCGGAGAAAGCTATCCAAGACATGACCAAGAACCGCATTAATGCAATGAATGAGGGTTATAGCAAGGAATTGGCTCAGATAACAGAGAATGCCGACAAGGAGAAAAAAGCGGTAGAAGATGGTATAGACAAATTGGTTGAGGCTAGGAAAAAGCGTGACCAAGCTGTTTGGGTTAATTCCGGCAAAGGTCGTAAGGCTAATATGTGGAAACAGAGCAAAACCGATGAAGAGTATAAGAATGAGGTTTTGGATGAAACCATGAAGGATAGCAAGGGTAATCCGGTTAAGGTAAATGGCATGGAGATGACCATAGGCATGAACGTTGCTAATCAGATGAATGCAATTCGGGATAAGGCTGTAAAGCAGAATGAGGATGTGCTTGCTAAAGAAGCGCAAAGCATGTACGATTATCTGAAGACTTATGGTACATTCCAAGAACAGAAGTTAGCTATTGCTGCCGATTATGCTAAGAGGATTAGCGAGGTTGAAAACTCTACGGATTCGGACTCAAACAAGCAATGGAAGATAAAGTCTTTGAAAGAAGAGCAGAAGAAAGAAACGGATTCGGTTGAGACTAGTGCTATTATGCAGAAGATAGACTGGTATCAAGTCTTCGGAAATGTTGGTGGCATTATGAAAGATGCGCTTGTTCCTTTATTGGCAGATCTGGACAAGTTCGTAGGTACGGATAAGTTCCAAAATTTGGGTGCAGACCAGCAGAAGAGTATAGTTGATGCTATGCAGAATATCCGTAATTCGATTGGCAATACAAGTGATTTGGGTTGGAAAGACCTTGCAAGGGACGTTGTAGCTTATCAGGAGGCTCTGAAGAATGCGAAAATTGCCCAAGAGGAATATACTGAAACAGAAACCAAGCTTACACCTCGCATTAAGGATTTGCAAAATCAGATAGCGAATGCGAAAAAGTCGGGCAATGTCGCAGAGCAAGCTAGATTGCAAAATGATTTGAATAAAGTACAAGGTCAGTTAGCGGAGTCCGGTAAGAAGATTGTTACGGCTAACACAAAAGTCCGTACTAGTGGTCAGAAGTTGGCTCAAACGACACAGAATGTGACGCAACCGATTTCTGCTATCCATGAGTTCCTTTCTACTTCTGGACTATCCGATTTGGCATCTCTTTGGGATAGTTTCGACCAACTTAAAGGTGGAATTGACGGATTGAAAGCTTTGAATGAAGCTAAGAAAGCGGCTGATGGTCTGAAGGATATGGGCAAGGAAGCCGCAGACGCAGCCGCAGACGCTGGCAAGAAAGCTGGTGATGCGCTAAGTGAAGGATTGTCAAAAGCTGGATTAATAGGTCAAATCGTATCTGCCATCTTGAAGATACTTGATGTTTTGAAAGATGGTATTGGAACATTGATTAGTAGCTTAATTGATACAGTTCTGAATGCGGTCAACGGCATATTAAAGAATATTCTAAGTGGCGATTTTATAACTCAGATTGGAGGGTCTTTGGTAAGCGGCATTGGTAATATTCTCAATACAATATCGTTTGGTGGATTCAATAGTTTGTTTGGAGTTGGTGGAAACGCAAAAGAAGTAAACCGGACTATAGATAAATTGACGGATAGAAATGAAATCTTGACGGATGCTATAGACAAGTTACGAGACTCCATAGACAAGAATAGTGGTATTAAAGCTGTAGAGGATGCTAAAAGAGCCGAAAACCTTCAAAAGGAGAAAGAACAAAATTTAAAGAGTATCATGGAGGCGCAAATGGGTTATCATGGCTCCCATCACAGTTTTAACGCTTATTTTCGAGGATTTTCGCAAGAGCAAATCAAAAAGGTGTCCGATGCAATAGGCAGACAATGGAATGGTAATCTTAACGACTTGCAATCTGCTGATGAAGCAGCTGCCATTTTGCAGAATCCAGATGTTGTTGAGGCTATCAAGAATACAGGTAAGGGTGGCTATGGAGATAGAGTTCTTGAAAAGTTGAAAGACTATGCGGCTGAGGCAGGAACATTAGAGGATATTGCTGATGACCTTGCAGAAAGTTTGACACAAATATCTTTCGATAGTTTGAAGAGCGAGTTCATAGATACTTTGATGGATATGAATTCCTCTGCTCAGGACTTCTCTGATAATTTCTCCAAGATGCTTATGCAAGCCGTTCTGAAAGCTAAGGTAGATGATTTGTTGGGTAATGATATGCAAGCATTCTATGATGAGTGGACGGAACGAGCTAAGGCAAATGGCGGTAAATTATCTAAGACGGATATAAATGCCTTGAAGGAAAAGTATGATGAAATGGTTCAAGAAGGACTGAAGATTAGAGATGAAGTAGCCGAAATTACGGGTTACAAGCAATCTTACGAGCAGTCCGCTTCTTCCGGTTCTTTTGAATCAATGAGTCAAGACACAGGCGATGAATTGAATGGTCGTTTTACAGCGGTGCAGATCGCTACGGAGGGAACGTATGAGGAAACAAAACTCATAAATAACAAGTTGGATGCTATTGCTGCTCGTGATGGTGGTACAGAGGGTAGCTTGTTGACGGCTAGCGTGAATACTATTATGGGTAATGTAGGCAATATTTGGTTAGCCGTTGATGAGGGAAGAACTATTCTTGCCCAAAGTCTGATGTACTTGCAGTCGATTGATGAGCGACAAGAGCGATGGCATAAGCCTATGTTGCAAGCATTCAATGATATACACGAATTGAAAGATAAAATGAGTAGATTGTAAACTTAATATGTGCCATGTTAAAGTAAGAGGGGAATGCGTGATGCACTCTCCTCTTTTTTTATGGTGATAGTTTTTGTTTTTCACAATATAGATAAGTGTTGTTAAACTGAGTGCTAATTTTTGGTAGAGTGGAATATAATAGTTATCTTTGTAGTCGAATTTCAAACTTATAAGGATATGAAGATATTAGAACCGAAATATGAAATCCTATCCCAAGGCGAGGGTATGGATGGAGTTTACAAGCAGATAGAGTTGTGCGGTCGCACTTGCTATGCGTCAAGTATGAAGATAGACAAAGACAGCGCAAAGCCTTTCGTTGAGCGTATGGTAAGCAGCAACCATCTTGCCATGTGCGAGCATGGAACAATCTATCTCCATGTTGCTTACGATAATGACTTCTTTGTACCTGAATCTTTGTTGGTCAAGCACTATCGTGAGAACAAGTATTCCAAGGTGATGCAGATAGGTAACGATTACTATATTACGACCAACTACAGAGTGATAGTTGAGAATGAATGGTTTGACGACTTGGACTATATCTGCGAGCCTACGGAATGGCATGAGAAACGAATAACCGTCCGCTTTACTACTCAGATTGCGGTAAGTAGAGAAGCTAACAGGCATCGTGTTGATTCCGTAGCGGAACAAAGCACCCGATATTGCAACTATAGTAAAGATAAGTTCGGAGGCGAGATTGCTATCAACAAGCCAAAGTGGGTTAGTGATGATAGTTCAGCTAATCCATCCTCTTATGATGGTGGAACATTTGTAGACCTTGCAAAGAACATCGGTAGTTATGAGCATTGGAGTCCGGTAGAAAAATGGTGGTTTGCCAATAGAGTATGTGAAATGATGTATTTGTCTTTGGTTAAGGATGATGGTTTGAAGCCACAAGATGCGAGAACTATTCTTCCTCTTGATACCAATACGGAGCTGATTCATACCGCATTCGTGAGTGATTGGCTTCATTTCTTCGATTTGCGTTCAAAGGGAACTACCGGAAAGCCTCATCCAGATATTGAGGTCTTGGCAACCCCATTGATGAATGAGTTCAAGGAACGAGGTTTGATTTAATCGCTTATGAAGAAGAAAGCCAAGCAAATAGCCAAGGTGATGAGCAATGACTCTTTCGAGGTTGTTGCTCAGATGATTGTTGATGAGGCTAAAGGTATACGCTATGAGGTGTATGCCGATGGTTCTAGCAAGAAAGATAAGTGCGGTTGCGGTTGGCTTGTGCTTCATAAGGGAGCGATTATCAAAAGTGGGAAATATACATTTATCACAGCTAAAGTGAACGATTCGGTGAGAGCCGAAATAAGGGCGGTCATTCAGGCATTGAGTGATTGCCCTCCTTTGTGTTCTGTAGATGTATATGTGGATTGCCAAGTAGCTATAGAGAGAATACAGGCTTGCAAATTAGGAGATTTGCAGCCTATATATAATAAGGTAGCGAAAGACAAGGCGATAAGATACCATTGGGTAAAAGCTCATAGAGGTAATATGTATAACGAAATGGTGGATTCTTTGGCTTTTTCTGCTACAGAAAGTTAATTTTGTACCCAAGTATATAATAAGCGTTAAAAGATAAAAGAAAAACATTAAAAAACTTGCATGTTTCAAAACTTATTTGTATCTTTGCATCGTAATTAAGAAACAAGGTTGCTAATTTTAAAAAGGTGAGACACACCGTAAAAACTGTGATTCGTTATGAATACTAGATTGAGTAAGAAAGAGACAATGGTTTATGGCAACATCGGAGTGATGGCTGACGTAATTGGAGGTAACAAGTACTTCACTTTTGCAGATTTGTATGATTTCGATTTGGATAATACCAAGGATGAGTTGAAAGAGATATTAAACTCTTTGACAGAGAAAGGTTATTTGAAGAGTTTTAATGATTTCGATAAAACTTATCGAGTTTTGAAGTAAGAGCACAAAGGGGATTCAAAATCCCCTTATAATATAAATTAAGAACGTGAGACACACGTAAAACTGTATTGAAAAAATGAAAAAGGTATTCACGATTGAAAATGCATTAACGCTTTTGTTTGTTCTTGAAATAGTATCATTAATATTTTTTCTTGGATAGGGCTTATGCAGATTAAGTTTGGTAAGATAAAGTTTACTGCGGCTAAGTCTGAAAAAGGATGCCGTTTTGATGCTTGCTACAAAGGTGAGCATGTGACTTTTGAGAGTGAAGATATGTCTTTGTATGATGATGTCTTTTCTGCTAATAATAGAAGAGCTAAGGCTGCAAAGAGGGTGATTTACGAGAATATAAAGCACAAGTATTATGAATGTCATAGAGATTAGCGACTTTAACGCTGCTGATGAATTTGTTGTTGAGGCAATGATGCATGATGGCAAATTCAAGGTAATAGGCAAGGTTATCACGGATAATAATCTTCTGAATGATGATGATTTGGAAACCATCTGGGATTATGCCAACTGGGAGACGAACTGCTATGAAAAGATGGTTGTCTCTAATGGAGTGTACAAAGGCTTGAAAGCATTCAGCGATGGGCGTTTGTTCTATGTTATCACAGATGATGAGACTGGAGTGGTAAACGACAATATCATGGTACGTAAGCATTACGATGTCAACAATGGCTATTATATTAAGTCTTCAAGGTTGCACAAGGAGCTATCCAAGGATTTGTGGTGCTTCGGTAGCCGTGAGACTATTGAGAACGAATATAAGTCTAACCTATTTATTTGTGGTAAGTGATGGCAAAAAAGATTAATCATGTTAAGCCTTCATTTATTGAAGGCGGTGAAGTCTGGCATGATATTGATAAGTTCCCGATGCTAGACCATACAATTCTAGTAGAGTTGCAGGTAAAAGGCTCAGACGGATTGATTTACCGGACGCAAGATGTATGTGTTGAGCGTGCGGATAGGTTCGTACCTACGATGTCTTTTGTTCCTAAGCGTTGGGCGTATGCAATAGACTTAGCTCAATGCAGGCAACTTGAAGGATAAAAACAAAATACAAATTAAGAATAAGCATATGGAAGAATCAAGAGGTGTTTACACATTACCCGTCTTGTATAATGAACAAAGTGGTAGAAATGAAGGTGTATGTGTCAGAAGTGAACTTGGAGTAGTTGTTGCAATTGACAATGAAGATGAGTTTAAAGGTGTTTTTTCAAAGGATGGTGAGGTTGATGTATTCAAGCAGCTACTATCACAAGAAGTGTATCGTTTCAACACAGAACACCATGCATTCCCAACTGAGCCTTTGATTTCTTACAAGATGGATGGCGACATTATCTTTGATTTCGTTGAAGTAACAATCGGAAAGATGTATGGCGGTTATGTTTATATCGTGCATTACAACTTTGCAAGCACGGCATCATAATAAACAAGTTTGATTATGACAGTAGTAAGAGAAAGATTAAAAATTGCGGCTCAGATTGAGGTGCTGGAAGATATTGCTATTGATTATAGGGGAAAGACTATAGATAACATCATCCAACAGCTAGAAGCGAGGTTGACTGCGTTGAAGTAAGTTCAAGTTTGAAGTTAAAAGTCAATGAGTGGTGGACGTTTTGATTATGCTCAGTATCGGATTGCTGACATATATACAAAGATAGAAGATTATGTTGATGGTCATCCATTGGATGAGGAAGACGAAAGATGCTTTCTCGAAGACCGATGGTTAGAAGAGGATGAAGACAAGTATGTTAGAAAACATCATCATACGATGCCTAACAGATATGGCTTATCTAAAGAGACTATCAAGGAATTCAAAAAGGGTATTGAACTTCTGAAGAAAGCTCAGGTTTATGCCCAAAGAATTGATTGGCTTCTTTCCGGTGATGATGGAGAAGATAATTTCCATCTACGTTTGAAAGAGGATTTGGCAAATTTAAAAAGTAAGAAAGGATAGATTATGAGTTGGAATTATCGCTTAGATACACCTATGATGCAATTAGCTGAAGAGGTGAACATGAAATATGATACTGATGCAGGTAAGATGCTTCTTTGCACTTATCTCTTCATGGTATCAAGTGAAGAGATCAAGGACAAACAAGCTTTCTTTGATTGGGTAGAAGAGCTGAATAAGTCCTGTAAGTGCGATGCGGTAAGGGAGTACGTGAAAATCAACGGCAAAGCCGATTGGCTGCATGGTGGATTCAGTAAGCCGATTTACCGACACTATAAGGGCAATTTCTATGAGTACCTTGGTGAGGTTACTGATAGCGAGACTTCTGAAGCTAAGGTTGCGTATCAAGCAGTGTGCGGACAGCATGAAGTTTGGGTGCGACCAAAGGAAATGTTCTTTGGTAATGTTGAGGTAGATGGTAAGCCAGTTCCTCGATTTGAGAAGGTAGATTTAAAAGACTTAGAGAAACAAACCGAGAAGAGCAATGGACAGAGAAAAGATTAAGAGCTTGTTAGGTCAAGCAATCTTGCGAGTTAATGAAGTCGTACCGGATTTCGAAGACTTGGATAAGGTTCTTCCTTTGCTTAAACAAGCATATGATGAAGCGGATAAGTCTGATTGGATTTCGGTTAAGGAGCGTTTGCCGGAGTTCGGTGAAGAAGTTCTTGTCACTAATGAAGAGGATAAGGATATGTGGTTTTGTCATCGAAGTAACGACCCGTCAGTAAAAACCGCAGAGTATGAGTTTTGTAATTACATCGGGATACCAGTAACGCATTGGCAAGAAATTAAAGAGTTGGATAATGGCAAATAGGCATACGGTAAAACCAAAGGTAGTTCCTTTTGAGATAGCCAAGCTTCTGAAGGAGGTTGGCTACGATGAGAAGATAGCCGAATTTTGGGCTTACGCCAGCCCTTGGACAGCAAAGGGTGGTATTCGTAAGGGTGGAAAATATAGTGAGCATTACGGCAGTTATATTGCTTACTCCAATTCCGAGTGGGAGAAATCCAATATTGAGTTTTCTGCTGCATTAAAGTTGAGTAGTAAGCATCCGGCAATATCCGCTCCAAGCTATGATATGGTGCTTGATTGGCTTTTAGAGCATTTCGGTTATTATATTTGTGTCGCAAATGTCTCGAAAGGAAAGTTCTGTTGGCAAACTACATCATGGTGTGTAGAGGAAGGCTTGTGTCATACGGATAGCAAGGAATATTCAAGCAGATACGATGCGATGGATGCGGCATTCAAGAGTATCTTAAAGGCTCGTATTGAGAATAAAGAAAGTAGACTTTTAAAGGAATTACAAAATGGAAAGACTTTATGATACCTTTGTACACTCAATACTAACGAAGGTTGAAGCTCGTTTATGTAATGAACTCGCATGTGTTTACAACGATATTACAAACAAGATTGTTGAGAAGAAAGGTAAACTTTCCAACGAAGACGTAATAGAGTTTCAGAAAAAGCTACAGGAGGTGTACGACACGGATGCTGATATTCGTGAACAGATTATTGGTATTAAAGACTCCAAGAAGTGCATCTTAACTAAAGAAGCATGTGAAGAGTTAATAAAGAGACTTAGCGTGATTAATATAAAAGAAGATGAACAAGCAAAGAATGATAGAGTGGGTAGCCACTTGTGATACAGGTATCTCTTCAATGACTATGTGGAGTGCATTGATGGGTGTAAAGCGAAAGAAAGATTTGAATATTCCTAAAGACAATAGTGACTTCCGTAGATGCTATGACATGGTAGAATACGGACACGTAACCTTGGATGAGCTACAAGCTGTGAAGGAGCAGTATCCTTGGTTTGCACCAGTCGTTGACAATTGGAAGGAATTGTCTCTTTTGTTTGAAGAAGAGCTTGACAAACGTTTGTATATGCGAATCCGTCAGCTTTGCAAAGAGTCAGACGCTATCCGGTATGAGGTAAGGGGAGGACTTTATTATGAAAGGTTTTTTTGGTATAATGTTTAATTAATAAAAGATAGAAAGAATGAATAAAGACAAATTAAAGGTCAGCTTTGAGATTGACCGTTACAAGGTAATTGGTATGATCTCACGTAATTGTGAGAATGCCGAAGAGTACAACGAGATTATGGATATTCTTGAAGGCAAGAATGAGTTTGTGCGTGATGCGAATGGTAACGAGGAGCTTGCAAGCCGCATTTGCAATTATGCTTTGGACTCTATCTTGGTTGAGAATCCAGACTTGGCTCTTCGTAAGCGTTTGGATAAGGAACAGAAAGGCGAGGATGCTCCTGATGGAAATTCCAATGTCATCGAAATCAAGGGTGATGACGCAAAGAAGTTTATAGAAACTCTCTGTGGTATTCTTCGCAAGGATAAGTGATGCAAAAATCATCAAAAGAATTTAAATAAACACTAAAACATTTGCAAGTTTGAGAAAAAATGCTTATCTTTGCATCATGTTTGAAACAGATGGCCTTAAATGAGGTCGCTTCTACCATAATAAGTCAAGACTTAGGAGTTTACGGCAGGGGTTCCATGTTACCCAGCCCAGCTAGACTATAACAAGGAAACTCTAATTAGGGTGAGAATCCCTAGATGCTGCATTAGACAAGTGGTTAAGTCGCCAGCTTTTCACGCTGGTATTCAAAGGTTCGAATCCTTTATGCAGTACTAAATTGCCCTATGGTGTAATGGCAACACTACAGGTTTTGGTTCTGTCATTAGTGGTTCGAATCCACTTGGGGCAACGAGGTGGAATCGGTATATGTTCCATAAATGGTGCGATATTCAAGCGGTTAAAGAAGATTGACTGTAAATCAATTCCCATTGCGGGTTCGGTGAGTTCGAATCTCCCTTGCACCACAAGTACTTTTGTCGTATTATGAGGAATGTAGCTCAGTAGTAGAGCACTTGGCTTGGTAATCAAGGGGGCGTTGGTGCAAATCCAACCATTCCTTTACGCTTTCGTAGCTCAGTGGCAGAGCATAGGATTTTTAATCCTAGGGTCGAAGGTTCGAATCCTTCCGTTGGCACAATGATACACAAGGAGAGAGCTGATGTTTGTTCTATTGGAATCTCGGACATCTGTCAACGGGTAACGTAGGAAACAGATGGAGTGAATAAAGTTGTGAATAAGCTTATGAACTAGGGAAGCAAGCGGAACGGCTCTCTTTTTTTGTGTTTCATTTGATGGTTTAACAAAAAATTGAAGAATATGAAAAGTCCGTTAAGAATGGCAGTCGCTTTAGAAAAGAACAACAAGGTATATCCGAAAGATGTACGGAAGTTCTTGATGGGATTGTACGCCACGCTGCATTTGACAGATAACGCAACGGCTAAAGATATGGAAAAGGTGGTTTATTATGCTTTTCGGAATGGCTATCTGCTAGGTGTTAAGTCTGAAGGTGGTGATGACCAAAAAGCGTATGACAGACTGCCGGATTTGGGAGTAGAAGAAGATATTGGTGATGATTTAAGAAGATAGTTGATAAAATTGGTAATTAGTTAGTAAAGTTTTTAGGCTTTGGTGTGTGAACATCGAAGCCTTTTTTATATATAATAAGGTATATAAAGAGGGTAATTGTTAATAAAGTGCATATATCAGTTACTGTAAGTTAAATATATAAAGAAAAACATTAAAAAGCTTGCATGTTTCAAAACTTATTTGTATCTTTGCATCGTCAATCAAGATAAGTTGGTTGATTTGCCGAGTGACAAGTTTCACTCAATAAGGTGAGAGCGACACCAAGGGGTAAGACCCGAAACAACTAGCACAATTGATTATGTCTAAGCAGACTGGTTTTTCATTCGCAAGTTCAAAGAAGTCATTAATTGAGACTATTGACGAAATAAAGAAGTCAAAGATGCCTCGCAACGAAAAGATTGTTGCATTGAAGGCTTGCGGTCTTCGTGAGAAAGAAATCTCCGATATGTTGAAGGTCTATGTACCTAGCGGCTCTACTTCAACGAGATTTGTTTATACATTCGGTGTTGAGATTGAATGTGTTCATGCCGAGCGCAATGCCTTGATAGAGGCAGGTCGTCAGAATGGTGTTGATATTCATTCTGAGGGTTATAACCACACCGATAACAAGAGCTATTTCAAGATTGTTAGTGATTCTTCTGTTGGTGGTGATGTTGACCCTAACGAGGTTGTTAGTCCGGTATTGAATGGCAATACAAATGGTATGGCAACTTTGAAGAAGGCTATTAAGTCTTTGGATGCTGTAGGTGCAGGAGTTAATTCTACTTGTGGTCTTCACGTTCATATTGGAGCAGCAAAGTTGACAGGTGAGCAGTATGTTAACGTTTTCAAGAATTATCAGAAACTTGAAAGATTGATTGATAGTTTCATGGCTCCTTCAAGAAGAGGTAATTGCCGTTGGGCATCCAGCTTGCTTGACAAGGATTTCTCTAATTGCCACGGCAATTACGATATTAGACGTAATGTATTTCATGGAGATAGATATTACAAGGTCAATGCAGAGAGCTATGCACGTCACAAGACTATCGAATTTCGCCAGCATCAAGGTTCAACCAATTATAAGAAGATTGAAATGTGGGTTAAGTTCTGTGCAAAGCTTGTCGGTTGGTCTCGCAACAATGTCTTCACTAGTGAGGTTATGAATATCGAAGATATACCTTTCTTGAATAAAGAAGAGAAGGCTTTCTTCCAGAGCCGTAAGGATGCATTTGCAGCCAATAATAATTAATTAATGTAGTCCTAGGGCTTTTACCCTAGGACACAAATAAACCAAAGTATTACTAAGAAAAAAATGAAAGGGTAAAGATATGTGTGTTGTTATTGTATGTCCGAAAGGTGTTGCTTTGCCATCCGTAGATGAGCTGAAGGCTGCGTATATGAGAAATCCAGATGGTTGTGGTTTCGTGAGTGAGTCTGACCATTACAAGAGCTTGCATTTCTCTACATTTATCCGTAGATTGATGAAGCGAGATATAAATGAGAATGTAATCATACATTTTAGATTTGCTACTCATGGTTCAGTCAGTGTCAAGAATTGCCATCCATTCTATAAGGCAGGTTATTGGTTCGCACATAATGGAGTGCTCCCGATTTGCTCCGAGCATGATAAAACGGATAGTCAGATTTGCTTTGAGCATTTCATTTATCCTACTATCAAGAAATATGGTTGGGGGTCTAATGAACATATGAAAGAAATGAATAAATGGACAGCTCATGGTTCTAAGTTTGCAATGTTGCATAATGGTGAGATTGTGAAGTCCGGTAAATTCATAGAGCGTGATGGACGGTTTTATTCTAATTTGAATCATTTGGGTTATATGCGAAATGTTATAAACTTTTAGATGATTAATGTTTAGGTTCTTTTTATTCGACAAGCGTCAGATGTCCGTGAGGATGTTTGGCGTTTTTTCGTTATATGCGAGTTTAATTTTGCATTACTACTAGTTTACGATTTCATAATAAAATAGCCTTAAATCGCTTGTAAACGCCCTTATTGCTCACTTTTAGGCAAAAGTGAGATACTTGCAAACAGATTAGTGTATTAATTGTTCTTTTCGTATTATCTTTGCACTAGTTTTAACAAATATATCGAAAGAATGAAAGAGAAAATTTTCCAGTTACTAAAACAAGAGTATAAGTCTCTTGGGTTAGGTGATGAAGTTCTTCAGGCACATGCCGAAATGCTTGATAAGATGGGGCTTGTTACTGATGACAACATCGAGACAGTGGTTGCTAGTCAAAAGGATTTTTTGGAGTCCTTGCAAAAGGATAATGACCGCAGAGTTACCGATGCCAAGAAAAAGTTCGAGGAGGCACAGAAGGCTAAAGAAGATGCTGAACGCAAGGCTGCTGAAGAAGAAGCAAAGAAGAAAGCTGATGAAGAAGCCAAGAAAGCCGCTGAAGAAGCCGAAAGGAAACGCTTGGAGGAATTGGCAAAGAAAAACGAAATGCCGGACTATCTCAAAAAATACTTTGAAGAGCAGGCAGCAGAGAAGAAAGCTTCAGAGGAAGCAAGAACCAAGGAACGTGAAGAGTTCAAGAAACTCGTAGAGACCTTGACGCAAAAGAACACCGATCAAACCAAAGTCTACAACGAGCAGATGGAGGCACAAAGCAAGACCATCAAGGAATTGCAAGATACCATTCAAAAGCAAGCTGAGGAGGCTAAGGCTAAGGAAGAGGCCGCTGCTAAGGCAAAGGCAAAAGCAGACCACGATGCGAAGATTTTATCGAAGGCTAAGGAGTTGGGCATTCCCGAAAGTCGTATTAATGAGGGTTTCACTTTGAGCGATGATGCCACAGATGAGACCATCGAAACATACCTCTCTAAGGTAGCGAACAACTACAAGGCGTTGCAACAACCACAATTCGGGGGCAGCTATCGTGCTAGCGAGGGTGAGCCAACAAAGGAGGACGTTGACAATGTAGCCGCATCATTAGTTCAGTCACTTTAAAAATTGAAAAACATGAATCAGGAATTGAAGACTACGAAAAAGCAAATTGTCTTTGGTGAGGATTCCGTCATCATCCAGAAATGGGAAGGCGACATCAAGGGCGGTCGTGCTTTGGATTGGACAGGCGTAAAAGATGAAGTTCTTTACGCAGGTCGTGTTATCGTGACAGATGGTAAGGGAACTTACAAGCCATTGCCTATCGAAACTGGCAATTATAAGGAATTGGGCACTACTAGTGACCCATTGGAACATTACAAGTATGCAGGTGTTCTCTATCGTTCCATTCTGAACGGTGAGCCAGCGGCAATTATGACTGCTGGACAAGTAAACAAGGTAGCAGCTAAGGCTGCAAATGGTGCAGACTATCCGGATGCATTCCTTACAGCTATGCCAAAGATTGCTTTGGTTAGCGATGAGGATGCTAACAAGTTCGATGAGTCTGATGCAACTATGGACAAAGACTAAAAGGAGGAGGATAACAGATGGAAAAATCACTTTATTTTCAGTTGGTCAATAAATACTTCCCACAACTTGTTGCAAGTGTAGTAGAGAAGTTGAACGGCAAGAATCAGACCACATTGACCTATATGTACCGAGACCACTTGACTAATACCTATAGTCAAGACGGACGATGGGCATCAATTACTGCGGAATACACACGAGTTGCTGCTGACGTTGTATCAATGGATGCGGAACTTCCATTGAAGAGCCGTGACAAGGTATCAACCGCTGAGGGTCAAATCCCAAAGGTTGGTATGAAACTCTACATGTCAGAGAAGCAGCTTAAGGATTTGGACAACATGATTGCGCAACGTTTGCCTCAGCCACAGATTTTGCGTAACTTGTTTGCAGACCTTCCTCGTTGTATTCAGGCGGTTTACGAGCGTATTGAAGATATGTTCCTCAGTGAGTTGTCAACAGGTGTAGCTTTGGCTACCCGTTCAGGTGGTACTGGTGTTCGAGTTGATGTTGGCTTTGCCGAGAAGAACAAGTTCGGTCATGGCACTAAGGCTTGGGACGCAGAGGATGCAACCCCACTTGACGACATCCAATTGGTTTACGACAAGGCGATGGAAGACCAAAATACCATCACTACTTGTTATCTTGACGATTACACAATCAAGTTGCTTGGTAAGAACAAGCAGGTTCGTGCTCAGTTTGCCTTCAATCAAGGCATTGCGATTAATAGTGATAGCAATATTCCTATTTTGAGCTTAGAGCAAATTGCTTCTATCTTCAAGAACAAGTGGCAGACTAACTTGGTACGTGTAGCCCGTACGATCAAGACCGAGATTAACGGCAAGAAGGGAACACACAACCCTTGGGCTAAGGGTCACATGACCTTTACTTGCTATGACAATCTTGGTGATTTGTTCTGGACTAACGTAGCCGAAGCTACAAGACCAGTTGCAGGTGTAACTTATCAGTCAGCCGATGAGTATATCTTGGCTAGCCGTTATTCTACCAACGACCCACTCCGTGAGTTCACCAGCTCACAGGCAATGGTTGTTCCTATCTTGAATAACGTTGATGCCATTTACTCTTTGGACTCAACACAAGCAGTAGGTTAGGCTTATGAGAGGTGAGGTAATTAGTCCGTTCCGTGACAAGTTCCATTTTAACACCATCTATGAAGTTGGTGCAATCTTGGACTTTGACGAAGAACGTATGAACTCCCTTATCGAACGTAAGCTTTGCAAGATGTTGGAGGTGCAGGGCAGTAATAGTTCTGCATCTCCAAAAGACGATAAGGAAATTAAAGATGCTCCTAAGAAGGAAGTCTTGAATGATGGAAAAGAAAATCCTGTAAAGGAAGAAGAAAAGAAACCAGAAGAGACACCTAAGAAGGAAGTCTTGAAGGAAAAGAAGGAGAGTAAGCCTAAAAAGGAGAAAACTCCAAAAAAGGATGCTGCCGAGTCGACCGAAGAGACTTCTGAAAAGGAGAATGTAGATGAGGAACTTGATGAAAAAGCAAAGAGCGAGCAGGATGCTGCAAAGAAAATCGCTGAGGCTATGAGTCAGGCTCAGAAATAATGATGTCACATGAAGATAAGAGAATACATTTCACAGAAGTTGCGTGCTTGGAATATTACCGATGCCCAGTTGGAAGATGTTTCGTCAGGTATAGACCTTGACGAAGAATATACGTCTGACAACTCGCAAGTCGTAGGCAAGGCGATGATTTCCGTAATCGAGGAGCTTATGCTTGCCCCATATATGAGCAATGTGAACGAAAATGGATTCTCTGTCTCTTGGGACTACTCTAGGATAGGGCAATACTATATGTGGCTTTGCCGAAAATATGGTGTTGCTCCGGATGATGAAGTGGTGGCAGCTTTAGGGCTTTCCACTATCACGGATAAGTCTGATATTTGGTAAATGTCTAGGTTATGTTATATTCCCCTCACATATTAAAGAAGAAGTTCGTGAATAAGGTTGTCAACAAGTACAACGAGGTCATTAGCTCTTCTGAGGAATGGAAAGAAATGGGGCGTTGTCGGTGCGATGACAACTCTACCGAGCATTTCACTACCGATAATGGTAGCATATATACACCGAAATATCACATTGTTTGTGACAAGTGCCAGATTTCCGAAGGTGATGAAGTCAAGGTTTATTCCGATGATGGAAGCTACCGAGGAGGTGGAAAGGTCTATAATGCCCCTAAGTGCAATTATCTTGGTTATATGAGTATCTATGTCTGATGTTATAAAAGATGAGATAAACGCTTTTTTTGCGCAGGGAGAAAGGGAAGTAGATGAATTCCTTGATAGGTTAGGTAAAACAGCCGTTGAACTTGATAAGGCTAACGGAAACTACCGTAACCGCACAGGTAATCTCAGAAGGTCAAACTATAGTAATGTACATGACCATACCTTAACCCTTGGAAACAAAGCCGAATATGCGTCTGATGTTTCCTCTAGAGGATATGATGTTATAGATTCGGGTATTCAATATATCAAGAAAGAAATCGAGGATATGCAATGATAACAGAAATAGATGCTGGTCATGTAATCTATGATGACTTGGAGTTGATGGGATTGGAACGTAGACTGAAAGGACATCTGAAAAAGGGTGGACTTGATGGGGAAAAGCCTATGGTCGGTGAGAAGATTCCCGATGATGGTTTGATAGTCATTATTCCTAAGCGTATGAGTGCAGACAAGACCTATTTCAATGATTGTACTATAGAGGTAAACATATTGCTCAAAGATATAGAGGGCGAGGCTAATCCTCAATTGAACGAGCTTTTAAAAAAGACTATTGAAACCTTGTCCGACAAGGATGTTGGTAAGGTTGAGGAAGTATGGTATCGTTATTCTATCCGCTCCCACGGCATAGAGCAAGAGAGTAGGTTGAGTTGCCATTACGCAAACATTACTATAGATTTTGAAACATTAAACGTAAGATAAGATGAAACCATTTATTGGAATCAAGAGAATTTGGTATGGTGCTCCTCTTACCGAGGCTAATACACCTGCTAAGTTGGCTACATGGTTGAAAACCGCTTCAGAGGTCTTGAACAGCCATGAGGGAACATGGGGATATTCTCAGGATGACCCTAGTGTTACTGAGTACAAGAACGAGCTGAACGGACAGGTTTACTATCGTGACAAGACTGATGAGGGTGCTAAGACAATTACATTCTCTATTGGTGTATTCTCATGGAAGAACAAGGTAGACTTGCAGGGTGGTAAGATGTACAAGGCAACCGGAGAAGAGACTACAACGGAGGCAGAAGCAGTAGGTTGGTCTTCTAGCCAAGATTTGGCTAATATCAACAAGTGCATCGTTGCTCAGACCAAGACCGGAAACTACATTGTCTTCTCAAATGCAGCTATCGTAGCCAAGGGTGACCAGCAGGACAAGAATATCACTTTGGGTATTTCTGCCGTTGCTATGGAAAGCGAGACCGATGGTGTTGCTGGCGAGTACCAATGGGAAGGCTCTGCGGTAGTAGAACAGGGATAAGACATAGGCAATAAATGATCGAGGGGGATGGTGTTAATGCCGTTCCCCTTTTTTAATATTAAGAACCATGAGTAAGGCAAGTAAATTAGTTGCGGATGCAATTCTTGGAGAGGATACCGTAACGATAATCGTGAATGGAAAGGCTTATTATATTTCACCACCTACAATTATAAAATTGGTCAAGGCGGCTAAATACCTTGATAGTTTTGAGGAGGGCAAGACCTTAGCGGAAGTCTTAGGTATGCTTAAGAATTTGGATGATACTTGCAAGGCGTTGTCTGTATTCATACAAGGCGATGAATCCATTAGTGATGAATTGTCTAAAGGAACGCTTGAAGAGATTGTCTACGGCTTACAAACGGCTTATTCCTTAATCTCTATAAAGGATTTTCAGACGCTATCAATTTTGGCGAAGAGTGCGGCAAGGATGATAGCAAAACCACGACCATAGGTAACGATACACTCTTAGGTCAGATTGCATCTTTTATGGATAGTCTGCATTTATCGTACCAAGAAGTCGTGAAAGAAATACCTTATAGGAACTTATTGTTGATGGCAAAAGACAAACAAAGAGTAGCATATGGTGATGTAATGTATGAGGTAACGGAAGAAGAGTTTGGAATGAACTTCAAAAAAGGATAAGTTTAAAATAATGCAAATAAAGTATTAAAAGCACTAAAACGTTTGCAGGTTAGGGAAATATTATTTATCTTTGCAAGCGCAGAACAAAAAAGGATAAAATGGCGATTTAAGAAATTAATAAGATATTAGAGACACGAAACCCGATGGACTATACCGAAAGGCAGTCCGAGTCACAATTCCTTTGACTTTGCAATCGGTAGTTTCGTGTTTTTGTTTTTAAATAAGATGCAAGACGTAAGGTTAATATTCGAGATATTGGTTTCCATGTTGCTTTGCGTTTGTCTCATATTGCTTGCTGTAAGTAGATATAGGCAAAAGAAAAAGCGTGAAGAACCGGAGCGAAAGGAAATGGATTTGATAGACTTCTTTTCTTTGGGAGGAGTTGCCTATTATTGGAACAAAGGTGGTAAGCAGCAGAAATGCTACACATATGAAGAATTTCTGAAAATCAAGGCTGACTACGTGGAGCTTTGGTTGAATCAGAATAGATATATTTTTAACTCTCAATTAGATTGCGATGATATATAAAGTATTTGTTTTGTTGCCGACAATAGTTGTATCAGATGGTATTGTAGGTATAGCTTGGCTAGGAAAGGTGTTTAGCTGGAGATATGGAAAGAACAAGAAAAAGAGCAAGAATGTGTCCTTAATGATAGGTTATAACACAGGAATGTCTCTTAAGTCGAAAATAGACGATAACGCTGCGGATGATTATTTAAGACGCATTGCCGAAGAAAATAGAATCTAAATCCAAGGGTTAGAGACCCTTTTTACAACCATATTACTTGTGGTTATTTTTATACATCGGTTTTTATTAACGATTGTTTTTTATGGTAGATAAATGTATAAAAACGAGCACAAGTTCCCTTATAGATGGACTAAAAAAGATGCTAAATTCACAAAGGACAAAGGTAAGGTAATGTCCTGCTTTTGTTGCGGAGGAGGCAGTTCCTTTGGATATAAGCTAGCTGGCTATGATGTGGTAGCCTCTAACGAGATAGACCCAAAGGTTATGAAGATGTACTTGAAGAATCACGAAGTCAAGTATTCTTTCAATTGTGATATTCGTGAGTTGATTGCCAATATCAATATGGGGGGGCGTATTATGAAAGAAGAGCTTCATAATTTGGATATACTGGATGCTAGTTTTCCTTGTTCGGTATTCAGTATTGCAGGTGACCGCCAAAAGGCTTGGGGAAAGGAAAAAGTATTCCGAGAAGGTCAGAAGGCGCAAAGGCTTGACGATTTGGCTTTCTACTCAATCGGCCTCGCTAAAGAACTAAAGCCAAAGGTAGTGGTTTTTGAGAATGTTCAAGGTTTATTACAAGGTGAAGCCATCGAGTACGTAAAGGAGATTTATAGACAGATGGATGATGCCGGATATATCTTGCAGCATTGGCTTCTCAATGCACGTAACATGGGTGTTCCTCAAAACAGACCTAGGGTGTTCTTTATTGGGTTACGTAAAGACCTTTGCGAGCCGTTTATGGTTCAAAAGGATTTGTTCGAGCGAGTGCCTAAGATTGATATGGACTTCAACGAGAAAGAAATTGTCTTGGATGAGTTCTCTGACTATAATGGAAGACAGATTCCTAAAGGAATGTTGAAGTATTGGGAGCATAGAAATGAAAAAGACAATTCAATCGGTGATATTGTCAAGCGGATGGATAATCGTCTTTCTATGTTCAATAACATGTTTCTCAAAAAGAACAAGGTATGCAATACCATATCAGCAATGGAGGATAGACTTGTCTATTATGATAATCCAAGTTATCTTTCTGCACATGATACGATTTTAGCATCAACATTTCCGATGGATTATGACTTTAATGGCATGAAACCTTGGTTTGCTTGCGGAATGTGTGTTCCTCCTGTTATGATGGCTAATGTAGCTACAAGAATCTGGGATTGTTGGTTATCAAAGATTAAAAAGGAGGAATGCGCATGATAACAGCAAGTATGACTTCGGGTGAGATGCGTAGAGTACGAAACTTAGATGAAACAAGAATCTATGAGTTTCAGATGCGAAAAGCTAATGAGCTTAAACGTGAAATGAAAAGACAGAAAGTTAGGCAAATAACAAAGACCTTTGAGTTTGCTACACCAAATGCCGATTATTTCATAGTGGTAGGTGTAAAACATGGTGATGTCTTTGCTTCCGGCGTATTCATTTATCTGAAGGAGACTAACGAGTATATTCCTATGAGCAGAAATGAAGGATATAGCGAGGATTGTTTTGCTATGAGCGTTCATTTTATGAAGAGGTTTGCTGAAAGGTTTTTGAAAAAGGATTTACCGATAGCAAAGATATTACAAAAGATATATACATCGTTTACAGGTGCGATTCAGCTTTATGGCGATGACAAGACTAAAAGGGTGGTGTTTGCTATTCCTGAAGGTCTGATACTCACCGAGTATGATCAAGATAAGCATATTATACACTACAAAACCTTTGTAAGCATGGATATGCTAAAGAAGACACAGATGCAAAGTTATGAGAAGATTAGTGCATTTCTTATGGAATCATGTGAGCAAATAGCCAAAGCAAGAAAAATAGGAAATGATGAAAAGCTTGGCGTTGTGTACAGAAGGTTTTATGATGATATTGATTTATTAGATACATCGGAGGCGCAATCTATATATTCAAGTTTCTTTGAAAAAGGAGGTAACAATGAAAGATAAATGTGTTGCTAGATTCCTAGGTGATATAAGACCTGTAAAGGGTTACGAAAGATATTGTGTTAGCAAGCAGGGGCATGTTCTTACTATTGGGAGAACGTCTCAATTAAAGGAAATCGCCCCATGTAAGACACCAAAAGGTTATCTGAAGGTATGGCTTTACAAGAACGGAAAACGCAAAATGTTCTATATCCATCGTTTGGTAGCTCAGGCTTTCTTGGAGAATCCAGATGCGTTGCCGATGGTGAATCATAAGGATTTCGACAAGACGAATAACGATGTAGACAACTTGGAGTATTGCACTGCAAGATACAATATGGTTTATTCGGCTATAGCAAAGAAGACTTCATCTGTATACTTGGGCGTGACGTGGAATAAGAACAACAGAAAATGGCAAGCTCAGTACCAGATAGGTAAGAAGAAAATTTATATCGGATGCTTTGGGACGCAAGAAGAAGCTCACGAAGCTTATGTTAACGCTATTAAAGAGATTTGATATGCTAGAATTAAACAGAATATACAATTCCGACTGTATAGAAGGAATGAAACAAATAGAGAGTGGGGAGGTGGATTTGATTGTTACTGACCCTCCGTATTGCATTGCCTACAAGACTGGGTGGAGAGCTGACGACCATCGTTTCTCTAAGGAAATACTCAATGATGATAATGAGCAATTGATTATTGATTATATGAGCGAATGCTACCGGATTTTAAAGGATGATAGTGCTGCTTATATTTTCTGTAGTGCCAAGACCTTAGACTTTTTTATGCAACAAGCGAGGAATGCAGGGTTTACCATTAAGAATGTGCTCATTTGGCGAAAGAACAACCATACGGCTGGAGATTTAGAGGCGCAATATGGTCAATGTTACGAGCCAATCCTGTACTTGAATAAAGGCAGACGAACCATAAATGGGAAGCGTTTGGAGGATGTATGGGACTTTGATAGAGTTCCATCAGATAAATTGGTACATCAGAACGAGAAACCAATCCCTTTGCTAATGCAATGCATCTTGAAATCATCAAATGAAGGCGACTTGGTGTTTGATGGCTTTATGGGCAGCGCAAGTACGGCTCTTGCTTGTTTGCGTACCAACAGAAAGTTCCTTGGCTTTGAATTGGATAAGGATTATTTCAATGTGGCACAAAGAAGAATTAAGGAAGAAATGTTAAATCAAAAAGATATGTTTGGATATGCTGGAGTTAAATAGAATTTATCAAGGTGATTGTCGAAAGCTTCTAAAGCTATTAGACGATGAATGTATAGACCTAGTATGCTCAGATGTAGCTTATCCGGTACAAGCTAGAGGTGGGCGTAGTAACATGAGCGGATATTGGACAGATTTACAAACAAGAAAAGGTAAGATATTCAAGAGTAACGACATAGATATTTCTGAATATATAAACGAATTATATCGTGTTCTAAAAGATAAGTCACACTGTTATCTTATGTGTAATGATTATAATCTGATGCGCTTTCTTGATGTGATTGGAAAAAGTGATTTTCATTTCACAAAGTGTTTGATATGGGATAAATGCTCTAAGGTGTGTGGAACTTATTATATGAATCAAAAGGAGTATATCATTATGCTTCGTAAAGGAGGTGGTAAACCTATCAATGAGTTTGGTACATCTGATATTCTGAGCGTTCCTATTCCTACAAACAAACGTAAGGATAAGGATGGGTTGATTAATCAGACTGAAAAACCAGTAAAGTTGATGGAGATACTAATCAGAAACTCGACAAATGTTGATGATGTTGTTCTAGACCCATTCATGGGGAGCGGTACAACGGCAAGGGCTTGTGTTAATCTTGATAGAAAGTATATAGGTTTTGAGATAGACCAGCGACAAGTCGATTTTGCCAATAACGAATTAAAGAACATGAGTAGGCAGTTAAGTCTGTTTTGAAACTATGGATATGTGCAAGGTGTTTTGTTGCAATCCCATTGTAAGAAATGGGAATAAAGAAACAACGGATGCTCTTATAAGAGCCATGAGAGACGAAGCCTTAAAACGTGGGTTGGTACGTGATGAATTGATAGGTTTTTGCAACCGATTCTTGAGAGAAGGCGAAATCAAAGCTTGTATAGAGCATTTGCTAGACAATTTTAAACGTTATTTTTGGAGGTATTATTGATATGAGAAGAAGAAAGTTGAACAAGTCTCCAGTGCTAGGCTTCTGCGGATTTGTTATCGGTTACGAGTGCAAGGAAAAGGGAATAAAGCTGATGGAGTGCGATAAGGCGCAAGCAGATGCGATCATAGTTCCTCATCACTTTTCACACAAGGTAACGAAGAATAGTTGCTTGAATCTTTTGGTATTGTACAAAGGCAAGATTAGGGGTGCTATGCAAATAGGGTATGGAATCCGACCGCACATCAAGACTGAAAAGGGCGAAGTGTTAGATTACCATCAAGTGAGGGAATTTGACAGAATGTGGTTGTCTGATGATATGCCAAAGTTTAGCGAGACGATTTGTCTTTCTCTCTTGCACAAGTATATTAGGGCAACACATAAGGAAATCAAGTACCTTATATCTTATGCCGATACGTCCATAGGTAACAAGGGAACTATATATAAAGCTGCAAACTATGAGCATATTGATACCATTAAGGCAGATTTCTATGTATTACCAAGTGGTGAGCGTGTGCATCCGGTAACTATGTGGCATCGGCACAAGACAAGAGTATGGGAGGTTCTAACGGAACTATACCCAGGAATAAAAAAGGCAGAAGGGTTTCAACTTAAATTTCTGAAGAAGTTATGAAGAAAAGAAATAAAAATATTCCTTGTCCTTTGCATCCAGATCCTGAGCATTGGGTTAGAAAAGGAGATACTTGGAAAGCAAAGGTAACTTATGAAAGTGAAGAAGATGCTTGGGAGTTTCTGAATCAGAATTCGAAGTTAAAGGAATCCGGCTGTCATCCTTACTTATGCAAAGTCTGCTCTAAGTGGCATATTGGTAGGTAATATAATTAACGATTATGAAAAAAGAAGATAGGCTTAAAATATATCGCAAATACGATGGGCATTGTGCTTATTGCGGTAAGAGTATAGAGTATAAGGATATGCAGGTTGACCATCTTGTTCCGAAGAATCGAGGTTGTTACTCTCGGTGGAGTGACAAGGAGGGAAGGTTTGTCGTTTTTCATGGCGATGACTGCATGGAGAACTATATGCCATCTTGCAGGTCTTGTAATCTTCGTAAGCGCGATATGAGTTTGGAACAATTTCGCTCAGAGATTACAAGACAGGCTAAAGGATTGCTTAATGGTAAGGCTTCTTTCCAAGTAAAGATTTCGCTCGCTTATGGTTTAATAGAAGAGCACTTTGATAAACAAATAGAGTTCCACTTTGAGAAATTTAAATAGTAAGGAATATGAAGAAGTTTAAGAAGTCGATAGAGATTAGCACAGAGAATATTTCAGACGTTCTTCAAGTGCCTATTGTTACGAGTGTATATAAGACTAAGCTTTTTAAAAACGCATGCATTGATGGTCGTAGCGAGCCTTATGATACTATAGCAGTGATGCATGTTAAAGTTGAAGGTTTTGAGAACGATTTTATTATAGACCAAGGCGATATTCTCGCTCTTGATATTTGTGATACTTGGTATGCTTTTTCAAAAGCAGGTTGGAAGAAACATAAAAACGATGAGGTATGAAGAAAGGATATTACGAATACGACCCTGTTATCTATCCAAGGAGGTTGTGTGTCGCTATTGGTATGAACCAAGAGGACGCTAACAAGTGTTTTGAAGGTAGAAATGGCGGGTTTTTGAGGGTTGATTTCTCTAATACTGACGCAATGACCTTCGATAACGTTAGGGAAAAAGCGAATAAGAAGTTTTGTATATTAATTAATTTTGCAAGCAAGAATACTATGAGGATGGGAGTTTGTTGCCATGAAGCTTCTCACGCCTGCGATGCCATCGAGGGTGCTATTGATATGGAGCACGGAGGCGAGCCTTCTGCCTATCTGATAGGTTGGATTGCGTCTTGCATCAACAAGGCTCGTTTGGGAATTGGCAATTTCGTTGAAATTAAAGATAAGGAAGAAAAGTAGCCCAAAGACAAAATACCCTTGGGTGTTTGCCCCATCACTATATATAATAATGTAGTGGTGGGGGTTTTTATGTTAACGTCAGCAAATTATTTGTTAGCAGTATTATAGTGTGTTAAAAGATAAAAGAAATACATTAAATAATTTGCATGTTTCAAATATTCTTTGTATCTTTGCAATGTAATTAAGAAACAAGGTTACTAATTTGAAAAGGTGAGACACACCACAAAAACTGTAATAAGAAAATGAAAAAGTTTTTTGAAAACTTATCTGAAAAGATTAATGATGCGGCTTTTGAGGCGCAGCTTGATGATTTTACTTGCGAGTTTGATGCTATTAACAAACCTGCTGAAATCGTGGTGTCCGTTAAGAGTAGAAAGGTTATCCATTCAGATGGAAATATTTCTTCTTATCCAAATTACAATGTAGATAAGATTAATATCTATGATGATGACGGAGAAGACGTTTCTTCAAAATATCCTTTGTTCTGCCAAAGAGTTAAGGATTGCGTGCCTTCTTATAAAGATGTAGAGAAAGACTTGATGGAGGCAAATATGAGCGACACTGAGCTTTATTTTGGCTCAGAAGCTAATTATTTGCGTTATAAATATGGCAACTAAACAATTAGGTTATGGAGTACGAAAATAAATTTGTTGGACTTTCATCTGTAACTAGCAACGACCTTAAACTATTAAGGTATGAACTAGAGTATGGATGGAAATTGGCTCTTATGCCAAATGATGTGTGGTACAACTAATTACTTTTAAAATTTCAAATTATGGCATATTATAAAGTTAGTGTAGATGTATCGGATTTATTCGATGATATGCTCGTCCATGCACAGAAGAGCTTTCTTATTGACAAGTTTTGCTCTTTAGCAACAGACCAGCAGATAGAGGTTGTAAGCGAAATGCTGGAGAACCTTAATGGCGACCAAGTAGCTAAAGTTATAGAAGACGCTTTCGATAACTTGCATGAGCAAGGTCAAGAGCAAGTAATCAACTATGTGAACGAATAAGGCTATGATGTCCGATAAACAATATAGAGTTGCTCGCAAGGGTGTTGTTGAGCAACTTAAATTAGCTCAGAGACTTCATTGCAAGCACATGGAGCAGAAGTATAAAGTGGCTTTGGAGAAGTTAGAGAAACGCTTCTTAAAGCCGGATGCCGTGGGCTGCTTCGATTTGGGCGCAAGGGTATCAAATAGTTATTATCATCTTTAAATGGTTAAGGTTATGGGAGCAAAAGTAGAAGTAAAGACAATTCCTTTGCATGGATTGTTCATCTATCGCAAGCAGGTTTGGCGTTCACTTGGTAAGTTGAGAGCAGAAAGCCATTCTACATCGGCACAGAAAGTATATATGAATGAGCATAATACCGAAGTGTATACCGAGAATGCCGATTTTATTGATGGATTGAAAGTCACTCCTTATAATGGGGAGTTACCAAAAATATCAAAATACGCTAATTGTAGTATGAGTCACTACCAATATTGTTTAAACCAAAAGTCGATTTAATTATGGATGCAAAGATTAATATAGCAAAAATTTTGAAGGATAAGCCACAAGGAACCAAGTTGTACTCTTCTGCTTGTGGTAAATGTGAGTTGAAAGAGGCAGACGATAAAAGTTTCAAAGTATCTTTCTATAGTTCGAAGTTTGGCTTTATGAATGGTGGAGAAGGTACTTTTGATAAAAATGGCAACTTGTATGATGATGGAGAGTGTATTATTTTCCCATCAAAGGAAATGCGTAACTGGTATAAATTTGATTGGAAAAAAGGTGATGTTCTTGTAGGGGTAGGACAAAGAGTCATCTTTGAAAAATTCATAGATGAAAATTATACTAAATTTCAAGGTAAATATAGCCTAAGTACTTATGAGGATAGAACATTAGTAATTGATAGAAGTTATTATACTAGTAACTTTAGTAAAATAAATGACAGTGGCAATGTTGAAAATTATTTTGAAGATCTCGAAGAGAAGTTGGGTGGTAAACTCAATCGTCAGACCCTTGAAGTAGAGAAGGCTCTACCAGAGTTCAAGGATGGGGATATAGTTTTTGCTGAGTCTCATATGCTTGGCATAAATACAAGCTCAATGATTGCTATCTTTAGAAAAGAGAAAGAAATTGATAAGTATAAATTTAGTCCAGCTTTATGTGAGTCTAACGAACATGACACATACCTTAGAGAAGGCCCTGTAGTATTATCTCCATCCGATATTAAGATATTTCGCCATGCCACTGACTCAGAAAAGCAGCAGTTATTTGACGCACTCGCAAAGGAAAATAAAGATTGGGATAGCGAGCATAAAATGATTGTGGACTTGAAGCCAAAGGTTGAGCTGAAACCATTCGACAAAGTGTTGGTTAGAGATAATAAAGACCAAAAATGGAAAGCGAGTTTCTTCGGCTATAAAGACGAAAACCACTTTATGTGTGAGAATGGTTGTGCTTGGTTTCACTGCATTCCTTACGAAGGAAACGAGCACTTGTTAGGTACGACTAAAGATGTGGAGGGTTAGGTATGATGGATGATAATATCGCAAATAATATAATATTATCTTCAGGCATATCTCTTAAAGAAGCATTTGATAATGAAGCTCGTGCCTATAAAAGTAATGACCAAGAAATAGAGCGTCTTTGCTATCATAGTGGCAAGGAAAGCCGTAGAACAAGGAGAATGTTAGAACTAAGGAAAAGAAAGGGTAGATTATGATAGACGATAAAGAAATTGATATTGCAGCAAGGGCACAAGTACTTAGCAAGCATTTCAACGAAACTGCATATTTTCAGCTTAGAAGTATTGAAGATTTTACGGATGGTGCTCACTGGGTTATCAATGAGGAGTTTTTGAAGGACTCGGTTCATCCTGCCAGCGAAGTTCCACGTAATGACAACGGAAAGGTTCTTGCGTTCTCAAAAGTGAATAGTAATATTAAGCTCTACGATATGAACGCCATGTTAAATGAAACTGGTTGTGACACATATCAAGAAATGTGGGAAATTATAGTTAGAGCATATACTTTTACTGATTGGGTATTCGTGGAAGACTTACTTGATTTAATCAAGAAAGGAGGCAAACAATGATATATCGTGATATTGATGGTTACTACCTTTATCAAATGTCGCCAAAGTTTCCTGATAATTTTGTAGTCAATACAACAACTTCTCCAAAGGAATATGGTCAGAAACTTTTAAATAGAAAGCGAGGTAGAAAATGAAAGAGTTTAAAGATTTGGTTGTTGGTGATGATGTACTAATTACAAGTAGGTATTACAGACGTATCGCCAAGGTTGATAAAGTGACAAAGACTCAAATTATTGCTAATAACGCTAGATTTAGAAGAGATTCGGGCTGGCAATGTGGTAGCGATAGCTGGGATAGGAAAAGTATATCTGTTCCTACAGAAAAGGAAATATCAGATGTTAAAGAAGAGAATCTTCGTAAGGCTCTCATCTACGCTATCAGTTCTTTTGATTTCAAACGCTTATCAACAGATGAGTTAAAACAAGTGTACAATATTGTAAAAGGCAAAGAAAGTGAAAGAGCTTAAAGTTGGAGAAAAGACCAAATGTGTCGTCACTATTGAAGCTGTTAGATGTGGTACATGCGAGGAATGTTTCTTTTATGATGAATATTATCACTGTGCTAATGAAAAAAAATTCGAATGTTTGGGTAAGTATCGCTCAGATGGAGAGAATGTAATCTTTAAATTGGTAAAGAAGTAAGCGTATGAGTTACGAATCAAGAAGTAGATGTAAGGAAAGACAGATAACACCTTGTGGAATTTGTCCTTTAATGTTTAAGTGTCCTTATGATGAAGATAAGGACAAATATAATAATCTTAAAAAGTAAAGCGTATGGCAGCAAGATATAATTTTAGAAAAACCATTTTACGCAGATTGGAAATCTGTTGGAATGTGCTCACGCATAAGACTTTTATAGCTTATACAACTGATGATATAGGTGATAAATGGAGTCTTATAAATAATATAGAAAGTCTTGAACAATTTGGTCAATGGCTTGTAAGTGGTGGGTATAAGAAGAGCAGTAACTATAAAAAGTAAAGCGTATGAAAACAATAAGATTAGTAGTAGAACTTATTAACGTTCCTGACGAATGTACAGCCGAGAAATTTAGAACAATACTAGAGGATGGTGAATTTCCTTCTTGTATTGCTGATAACTTTGGTATCGTAGCTGCTAATATGGCAGATAAGAATATTGAAGATTTAGACAATTTTCAGTTCACCATTTATCCATTTCCTGAAGATGAAGAGGATGAGTTTTATGAACTTTAGTAATTAACCATCCCTTATGGGATATAAATATAAGTAATATGAAACATATTAAGTTTACAATAGATATAACATTGCCACCAGATGAA